GTAATTACTCCTTCCTCGATATCGAGGAAGGAGTAATGATGTATTCTTTATTTTTTTTTCTTTTAAATCGAAAACATATATTATCTGAGTGATAGTCCGTAGTTAAATTTATTTGGAGAGGTTTATGATATTAGGTGAAAATTTTGCATTAGAGAACAATGTTCTAGTTTGTACAGATTATGGGAGAAATAGGGTTCTTGAGATATTTAAGAGTGACACTTCTCAGTGGGTGATCAGTAAGTATAAGGGCAATATCCGTGGCATAGGTCGTAATGAAGATACTGTTAACATTATGAGACCTACTGATTATGGCAACCCATACTCTATGGTACGGTTACAGGACGCGCCTCGTGATGAAGAATATAGTAGTAAAGAGGAAAGGGAGAAATGTATAGTTAAACACCTTTTAACTACACTGGGTAATCCTGAATTCATTGACAGAGTATACAATAGACTACAAGGTAGACCGCTGCAATGCTGTTGTGCCCCAAGGGGATGCCATGGAGATATACTAGCTTTTATAGCTAATGACTTCCCAGGATTTATGCTTCAGTTTGAAGAATTTATTGAGTTCCTCATTTATCAATCGCGGCATCATAATTTTAGTGTGGTAGATTCAGATTTAAAATATAAGATATGGAATAGCTATACCAGCCTTTCTAACAAATACCCTCTGCTCAGAATTTCTAATACACTGAGGAATCGTTAATGTGTAAATCATGGAAAGTAAAGATAACGGTATCTGGGTTAGGTATAGTCTTATCCGCTTTATTCATTTATGGATATTTCCATTTGGGATATATTTGGTACCAGTGGGATACTGATGTTAGCCACTTGGTTCCAAGATGGTTTAAAGGATTAGTCTTGATCTGGGTTTTGGCAATTATATTTTTCATAGGAGGACGTGTGATGACTGAAGAGTCTAAACCGAGAGTTGTATCGTTAGGAGATACCGGTGTATTCTTGTGTCATTGCTGCAAGGTTAATAAGAGTGCTACATTCTCAGATGTATATCTTCCCCATGTACACCGTAGGGTGATTGTTGGAATATGTGATAGTTGCGATTCCGTTATAACCATTCCAGAGCAGTCCAATCCGGATATTATAGAATATTTAAGTTGTAAAATTAAAACAGGAATATGATAATGATAAGAATAATAGCCGCAATTCTACTCTACATGACAGAAGGTTTTCTGCTTAGTGAGCTATCTTCACACTACAGTCATTTGGATGTCGCTGCAATTCTTTTGATGGGTATGGTTTGGATAAATGAAATACTCATTGTCTGGCCTACTACACCTACTCCGCTGGTACGGCTCTTTAATTGTGATCGTCTGGTATGGCTCTTTAATATCGCAGGCGTTATACTTTTGTATCATTTTTATAATATTGGAGCAGTGACACTTTACACATTACAAATCCATCGTAATCACACTGATGTAATCTTCAGTTTTGCACAGCATCCTGGTTTATATACAGTGATATATACATTTACATTCATGGGCTTTATTATTATGGTGAAAGAAATAACTAAAGAATGGAGACTAACTAAGAGTATTCAAAAATGGTTCTCCTCTTTGTAAGACTTGACATTATGATGATCTGGTTATTTGTCTGGGGTAAGTATGTAATGCCTTCTGCTTTAACTTTCACTGAGACAATGCTAGATCGTTATGTATGTTTTCACGCCTATGCAAGTGAGTTACGCTTTCTTGTAATATTTTCTATAATATTCTACACCTGCGTTTTTACGTATGGGTTAGATAAGTTTTTAACTGGAGTAATAATTGGAAGTAATAAAAGGTAGTATGTATAAGAATGTACAACATGGTACTAATGTTATAGTGACTAATGTTAATGGTAATCAGGTAGCATACCGGGTACTAGGAATAGGAACTATTACCAAAGTACCAGTGCAGTATTTTAAACAAAACTTTAAACAAGAGGGTCAGGTATGAATGAAATAAATTTATTTGATTTAGGTATCAGTGTACGTGTGTTAAGTTACGTTCTCGTCCTTGGCGGCGTATTCATACTCCTCGGCTTGGTATTGATACGTAATGTGCGTACAGAAAAAGAATTAGTGGAACTTCAACAGAGGTTTGATGAATTGGATATAGATCATCAACTAACGATCAAGGAAGTAAATAGCCTGCGAAGTGAAGACCATAGAAAATCGACAATATACGACCGACAGGTTGCATTGTTTACTCGGCAAAATCAACAGCTTCTGGATGATTTAACTAAACAAAGAAGTGTGTTAAATCATAGTGACGAGTATAAAAATGTCTCGTATTCTATACTCTTTAATTTCTTTACGGATATGAAGGAATTACTCTGGGCAGGTGCTCTTGATGTAGCACTTCATCAACCGGATAGATACTTGGATACGGTCACCAAGTTATTCAATTTAAAAGCTCTCTATGAGAATACCGCATTAAAACTTCGTGATGAATTACGAGGTTCTGATATCCCTAAAATTAACATCATTGGAGAAGTGGCAGAAACTGGTGAATTATCAACAGCAGACAAGGAAGCCATGCTGCGAAACCTTTTAATCAGTAAACCAGTGTATGGTAAACTGCATCTGACAAATCCGTCTGACGAGGATTAAGTTATGGAATACTATTACGTAATTGAGGTAAGTATTGCATTAGTTGTGTTCCTTTTAGCTTATGTGATCTACCAATGCTCTATCAAGGTAAGAAGACTTGAGAAAAGAACGGATCACCTCCGTAACCATGTCAATGAGTTAATAAAGCAGAACAACTACTACTCTGACATAGTAGCTAGATTCGACCAGTTTATGAAGGAGACGGATACTGAGATAAGAGAATTAAAGAAACAGGTTTTGCAATTGGATGTAAAATCTTTTCATTTCTTATCTAGGCTTGATGAAATTATTTTACCATTCAAGAATATGTGCGACCGCATAAAGCCTAAAAAATAAACCCTTGGTATCTTACCGCGCCATATGGCGCGGTAAGATACCTTTAGTCATTAAAGCCCTTTTTCTTTTATGAAGTCGGCTAAGTATACATCTAACTTTTCCATTCCAAAACAACTTGCTGCTAAGGATAGAGGGTTAGATATAACTGAAGTTATGTTAATCCCAAACTCTCTAGTCTCAAATTCAGACATTCCATCTACTAAGCATAATACAAATAGATTTGTTGCTTTTGATACATTCCCCCATATACCACCTGAAGGATAAGCACTAGTTAAGTCCTCATCGTAGGCGTATATCGATATGTTTGTGGGCATATCTGGATACTCTTTGAGTACACACAGACCTAATCCAATCTCTAGCTCTGCGGCCAATGTGACTATCCATCCTTCAGTACTAGGTATGAACTTATCTAAGTCAGTACGCATATTTCTTGAGGTACTACCAATGACCTTACTGTCTTCTAACATAATGAAATGAAAGTCGGTTGCTAACCTTCTAGGGTTTGATTTAAATTTATCAAAACTAGATGTGTCAGCTTGAGGTCTTATCGCTTGGGTTATATCTTTAGTCTTTTCTTCTAGCATTAGAGGATAAATGCCATCACCAAACAGATAGACCATATATAAGAGCTTATGCGTTTTCTGCATTATCTGATGCCAGAGTCTACCAGTTATCTCTTTAGGTATCTCATCAAAATGCATCTTCCCTAAATCTAAAAACTCATGTAAGATAGCGTCTAAACCATAGCTGTTCCTTTGCTGCTCACGAGCTCTCATAACTCTGAAGGTAGACATCTGACATAGAAAGTAAAAACTAGCAGGACAATATGCCGTATGCCATCTTTCTGATGGAGACCGTAACATTCTTTCCCCATTCGATTTCTCTTTAAACCCAGCCTGTCTACGCCATTCGAAATATTTATACTCATCTGGAACAGATGGATCACTAAAGACATAAGCAGGATCTATGCCTTCTCTATCTAAAGCTTCAATCATTTTATCCATGTCGGCTTCAATATTCCAACATGCTACAAAGTCTGGCTTATGAGAATGTAGAGTCTTCATTAAACCAATGATTATCTTCGCTGGACTATCATGGATAGTTAAAGTAAGTTCAATGTTTCTATCTTTTACTAGCTTCCCTAACTTGAGATTAATTAACTCTCTTACCCTTTCACATGCAGTATCAGCAAGTTCACCTAACCATTTACGACTCATGGCTATATGAACTATATTCTCCATTGATACTATCCCTGCAAGGATATCTTCCTTAGGGTTATTCATATCCCATTCAAAGTCTAGAATAGCTATAGTGCTTGTGGTGAAAATCTTACCGTACTTATCAACATACTCCTGTTTTAACAGGTCGTTGGAAGTAATATCACTTCCGTATACAAATGGACTTGAATTTACATCAGATAAACCAAAGTCTCTTTTAGGGTTATAGCCGTTAAGTTCTTTAAATATATTCTGCGCTAACATCCGTTGAGTTGATGTTCGCTTAAACAGTTTATCTATATCTTCGTATTCGCGTTTATCTTTATGGATTTGATATTCTGGCTTAGTTATCCAGAATGGTCTTTTATAGTTTTCTACAATTGACAGAGTTCTAATTGATGGTTTGTTTTCTTCATGTATAATCTCTTTGACTATTAATGCATCTTTAGATTTATCATACTTTGATTTTACATACGTTGAGAAAACATATTCTCTTTTAATAGCAGGAGTTATCATAGGTTATCCTTTAAGGAGTCAAACGATAGTCGGTAACCGTGTAATAATATTCAAATAATTTTCAAACATACATTATCTAGATGAGATTACTAAATAGTGATTCTTAAGTAGTCATTCTTTTAATGACAAATTTGTTAGGAGACGGAAATGAACACAGATCGTAGCACGTCCGCAGTTGTTGGTCAGATCGTCAGTCAGATTGATCTGACCTCATCGGTGTCAATCTCAGAGCAAGTCGATGCTCTGATTACGGCACAAAGTCCGGCCAAGCTAATGGGTGGTATGATCATGGAGAGCATCAAACCATCTCCGTCATGGGCAGGAAAGAATGTTCTCTGCCAGGGAGACTGGCCTCTAACAGCCACTCACGCCGTGAGTTGTGTGAGCTACAACCGCGCATTCGGTAATAGGGAATATGGCCCGGATGTAACGTTCTTTAACTCTGAGGAGGAGTTAGAGGAATGGATGGTTGAGACTGCTCAATGGCGGGCAGACGGAGACTGGGAAGTCTCCGTGCACGCAACGGTCTACGAGTGGGATCTCGGCCCCCGCCCACTGGGGACGCGCTACCCGTAGTCTATAAAAAATAACAGCTTCCACAGTGTTATTTTTTTTTTACATTTTATGTTTATTTAATTTGTTAAGGAAATAACATGCCGTCCAAATCATTAAAGCAGCATAAGTATATGGAGTTTGTAGCCTATGGCAAGGAGAATGCCACAGAGGCAGAGAAAGCTATGGCTAAAGAGTTCCTAGATGCCGATAAAGCCGCAGGAAGATACCAACTAGGTTATGCGGGGATTGTGGCTATGATAGTAGAGGAGGATAGTAAGATAGTCCTCCTATGGCATAATAAGGCCGACTGCTGGACATTCCCTACTGGTAAGATTGAGGATGATGAAGCTGACTATGAAGCAGTAGAACGTGAAGGTAAGGAAGAGCTAGGCATAGAAGTTAAAGGTACTAAAATGCTAGGGTCTATAACTATTGAAGTTAAACCCCATGACAACCTTACGTTTCATGTATATAAAGTTACCAGTTATAATGAAGAAGTAAAGAATAAAGAGCCTCATAAACACGCAAGGCTCAAAAAGGTGACTAAGGTAGAGTTGAAAGCTATGGCTAAACAAGACACTGCTTCAGAACTAATTAAACAAGCAATAGAAAAAGGATACCTGTAATGTTAGAGTTTAGCATAGGTAATGAAAGTATTGATCATCAGATAAATTCTAAATTAGGACCACGACTTGAAGAAGCGATTAGAGAACTTAAAACATCATCTGTTGTATCTGAAACAAAGTTAAATGAATCCCCATTAGCCAAGGTCATTAAAGAAGAACTCGGGCTCATTGTGGAATTTGTTGCAGATGAGGGATTAGGTGCATGGGTACTAGTTCCAGATCTAAACCATAATAATGTTTTAATGAATAAATTTCGTAAGCAATACTTCAAAGATGCAGATAGTTTAGCATTGTTAGAAACAGCAGACTTCCTAGAAGGAACAATAGATCTTAGAACTGGTAAAGTGAGTGGTGATTTCGCTAAGGTTAAATCGACTATCGGCCTTGGAAATGAGGTAATAGGTAAAGCTTCAATTTTTACAGTACCTGAAATAACTGGTATCCTGTTACATGAAATTGGACATATCGATACATACCTTGAATTACTTGGTAGATTCATAAAAACCAGTAATCTTCTCGATGATGCAGTCAGCAGACTGCTTAAAGCCACAACAAAAGAACAGCGTACTGTGATTTTATCTGAAGTAGAAAAAGCTACCAAAACTACCATAGATAAGAAAGATGAGATAGCAGAAAAAGCAAGGACTGCAGAAGCTTACGCTGTAGTTATTTTAAGTCAAGCTATCAAACAGTCAAAACAAGAACTGGATGTGAATATCTATGATGCCAGAACATGGGAGCAGTTAGCTGATCAGTTTGCTGCAAGGTATGGTTATGCGGTTCCGTTAGTTACTGGATTAGATAAAATACATAGACTCTACGGGAGTCATCAATACCGCTCACCAGGTTGGAATATTTTTTGTGAAATATTTAAACTATTAGGTTTCATTCTTATGGGTCTGTCTAGTTACGGACTTCAGTGGATAGTAATACTACTGGCAATAGGTAATCCTATAGCCGAAATGTATGACCCTCCTAAAGATAGATTCAGAAAGATTAAGCAACAGCTTAATGATGCCCTTAAAGATAAGGATTTACCAGCTGCTGTGAGACAAAAGCACTTAGATGATTTTAAAATCATCACTGAAGTTATGGATAAAATGTATGATAACGAAACTGTTTATAATTTCATATGGAGCACCTTATTCCCTTGGGGTAGAAAACAGGCTAAGTCAGTTAGAGAGTTTCAGGAAACTGAAGCACTCTTGAATAATGATCTTTTTGCAGCAGCAGCTTTAGTAACCGTATAAGTTAGTTGCGCATGAGGTATATTTTATTTAATTGACTTAATCAATCATTTGAGTGAAAGAAAAAACAAGGGCCTTTAGCTCAGCTGGTTAGAGCTTCCGACTCATAATCGGCAGGTCGTAGGTTCAAGTCCTACAAGGCCCACCAGTATACAACTGGATGTGATGAAATAGGTAGACATTCGAGACTTAAAATCTCGTGGCGCAAGCCGTGCTGGTTCGATTCCAGTCATCCAGACCAATTAGAAGATTACACCCAGAGCACCTTTAAGGTGCTCTGGGTGTAACTCTACCGTCAGTTCATTTTAATTAATAGATTCAAATAATTTTCAAACATACATTATCTAGATGAGATTACTAAATGGTTTTCTTAAGTGGTCATTCTTTTAATGACAAAGTTGATAGAGGATAAGATTATGAGAAACAATAAAATGAAAAAATTAATAAAGTATATGACATCTGCCATGGCAGATGAGTCGGTTAAGGCTGAAGCAGTGGAAGCTGCTAAAGCCGTGGAAACCATGGAAGACCTAACTGGCCAGGCTGTAGCTGGTCTTTTGCTCATCTTGAAGGAGGATGTACAAAAGATTAAAGTTAAGGTATCCGTGAGGGAGGTGGTACGGATAGCTATGAAGATCGCGGCTATCCAGCCCACTTGGACGCCTGACCTCCAACAGAAAGTAGGAGAGGTCTTGAGTGGAGTATTTGATGATTCCCTGGCAGAGCGGTTAGGGAGTTATGCGAACGGAGGTACTAATGTACAAGCAACCCTAATGGGTCTGTACGATAGAATTCTGAAAGACCTGGAAGGAACTATCCCTGATAAGCTCCACGATGGACTGACTGAAGTTAAACCATATCTCATCCCAGCGCTAGTTGCTGCGGATGAGATAATCACAGAGAACCCAAAAGTGTTAGCAATTCTTTTGGAGAAGTTACAGGCTCCAAAGGTTAAGCCTAAATCTAAACAGTCGGGACTATTCTCACGCTCCACCCGAACATCCACCTCAGTAGACATCTTCGGTGATGATGAGGATGGTGAGGATGAGCACACTGTAACTAACAAAGGGAGAGGGAAAAACCCCTATGAGGGTTCAATAAATGGGGCCGGTATCGTATGGGATTTTTACGGTAGACCGGATTAAGTTGAAATGAAATAGATAGCCACAGTGATAAGTCACTGTGGCTATCTACCTTTACTTTCTATTTCTTATTTTTTTTGTTTTGAATCTTATGTTTAAATTCATCTTAGGGGATAGGGTAATGTTGCGACTAAAATTAAGAGTAAGTGATAGGCCAGAAATACATCATTCGGGGTTTATCAATGAGTTTCTCGTTGGGAAAAATACAAAAGAGAGAGTAGAGATTTTAGGTATTGTGATAGGTCTTGGTTTGCCATTAGGATCACACAATCCGGTTGTAAAAGATTATAACGCAGTATGTCAGGAATTTGATATCAAATTCCGTATTGAAATTATTAATTTACTGAACAAACTAAAAGAAGGAAATCTAATATTTCCAAATGAGCCAATTTTAAATATAGCCAGATCCGTCTATGCGTGTAGACTTTCTATGGACAAATATAGTTTAGCTCAGATATTTGTTACTTTTACCCATCTTACTAAAGAGGGTTTACTTGGTACATTTATAAATTATAAAAATACGGAACATGTTACTGATGATTTATTGTTAAATCGGCTGCATGTTCTAAACCTCACTGTATGGGATCTCATTGACCGTGAAGTTGATATCTTCGATACAAATACTTTTCTAAAGGAACTAGATAAAAGTATTGATCGTATCAGTGCAGAACCTAGTGTTAGCCCGGACTTTAGTGTTGATGTCCCATTACCACTTTGGAGGAAAGCTATTACAACGGCTCGTGATTCTTTAGTTAATTTAAAGAATGGACAATTCGATTATATTGATGAGGACTACGCATTGCTACTGGTAATATTCCTGGTAGATGCTTTAAGTAGACAGAATCAGTCTGATACCATCGCCGTTATTGCATATAGTAAAGTCTTTGTAGAAGCGGTATCTAAATTGCAACTGTATGATCATTATGACAATGCTGAAATACAAATAGGCTGTGAAGACCTGAATGTGGCTGGGGATGAGGAACTGGTTTTTTTCTCTGATGGAGTCGAGGGCATCCTAGAAGAAAGAAAACTCGACAACCTAGCAAGAACTATGGTTAACACCATCAAAGAGTTTAAGTCAGACAGTAATGAAATGAAAGAATTACTTGCTAATGAAGAGTTTGTGGGCGTGGAGGATTATAAAGAAGTAGTGCAGAAAATATTAGCATTACTAATGACCCATATAAATAAGTTAGTGCCAGCATTTGCCATACTGATATTAGGGATAATCGCATATCTTTTAAATAGAGAAAAGGCCGAACCAATTGCATCGAAAGCCCAGAAAGCATACGATGATAAAGTAGCTACTATTGAAAAGAAATATAGTCACCCGCCTAGTATGGCTTCGTTAGGCATAAATACTACAGAATCCGCTAAGTCATTATCTGCTATGATTGCAATGTATGGCACTGACCTAGACGTTTATATTTTGTCTGAGAATCCTAAATATAAAGTCAGTGCACTTCAAGATACACTGATGGCACATGTAGAAGCTTCACATGAAATCATAAAAGATTTAAATCTAATGGTAGATGAGTATAAGTCAATCTGTCAGCAGGTTATGTCTCCTGACTCTATCACTCCGATTATATCAAAAATTGAAGAACTCTACCTAAAGGATGATTTTCATCTACTATCCTATACTCTATCGCCACTGTATGATTTTGTGAAGAAGGCAGGTGGACAGACTCCGGCTTCAAGCCCAGCATATGAAAGTGTAACTAAAGTAGTTAATTTTTCATCTGGCCCAGGTGATGCATTCTGGAGAGGACGAGCGCACTATAACAATGATAAACCAGCTCTTAGCATTGGAGCAACCCTACGGCCATATAGTGGCTTGAATGGCAAAGGTACACAAAGACATGGGATACTTGAAGATATTAAACGAATGGGTTCTTTTAATATCAGTAAACTTGATAAAGAAAAAGCATCAGTAGAATCTAACAAGACCGCAGTAGAGCGTATCGTTCGGGATTTGCAAGGTATCTCAACTGCTCTACACCGAACTATCCCTGAAGAAGTACGAAACATGACGGTATGGCCATTGCCGCCACACGATGCACGAATTAAAGCGAATGAATATTTGTGGAAAAATATTGCTAAGTCTAGAGGAATCTTGAGAGCACATGGTTTGGGTAATTTACCCATATTTGATACTGCTGATATTGTCAGTGAACTAATAACTGGGAATACAATGGTATCAAAACTACACGCTATAACGGCAGTAAGTCACTCTGTATTAGATCTTTGGGAAGTGTTTAAAAGAATAACACAAATTAAAAAGACATATGAAAGACATTACAATATTCTCAGATCTGAACAGGAAGCATATCAGAAAGCATTAGACAAATACTACGCCGACGGAGGAGCATAACATGCGATCAATTCTTGAAGAAGATGAATTAGTACCATGCTTTGGTGTGGAAAGTTTACAGAATCCTAACTTAAATCATTTAGAGGTTTTAAGTAAATCTAACTCACTCAATTCTAGTTTCTTTGAAGATATTGAAACTATAAAAGATATCAGTCATTTGATTGGTAATGAAGGCATGTGCATGGTTTTAGCTGAGAAGTTAAATGAAGTTATACCTGGCTTCATTACCGAAGTCAATCCAGTTAACAGTTATACAAGAAAACCTACGGTACTAAACAAACAGTTAGCTTTAGATAAGATAGATGAGTTTTTAAAAACCTCATTTAAACAAGAAAGATATCAGTTTTAATTAGAGTCTGACTACTACAACTATTGATATATCCCTCTCACCCTATGGGTGAGAGGGATATATACTTTTAGGTTGAAGATTTATATAACACGGTTATACCCTCGACAATGTCTAAGGTATTATTAGGCATAACAGCTATTACACTACCTAGGGTAAAAGTCTGTGTATTATCAAGAAGTGTAATAATCGGTGCGTTATTTGGAAGAAAAGAATCAATAGAGAAAGTGATAGCTTGGGAAGGCAATACCGCTTCAATAGCATCCCCTAAGCCTTCTGTGGTTAACGTAGTGAGGGATAACTGACTACCGACTACACTATTAACGGCTAAGGTAGTTTGCGCCTGTAGATCGAGATTCGTCATTCCGTCATTATTCATATAGACGGTTATTTGAACATTGATGATTCCTGGCACTTGAGCCGTTATGCCATTTCCTAAATTTACATTTAGTAAGAATGATTCTCCTGCAGGAGCATACCATATCTTTGTGTTTTCACTTAACTCATTAGCTATTGACGCTATGTCATTTGCCATAAAGCCTAAAATAAAATCAGGAAGAGTTGAAGTATACGCTTTAGTTAAGGTAGCGGTAGCATATGAGTATTTGGCATCTATTAAAGTCACACCTATTGTATAACTGATACCATTGGTATAATTAGAGACTGGTATAGCGATTCCATTTATATCTAGAACTGGATCTCCTAAATAGTGTAACATTTTAGGCTGACCTGAACTATCTAGTATTGGATCCCCTGCATTGTGCAGGATTGTTAAGTTTATATTTCCTAAATTGTCAATTGTAAATACAGGACCTTCTGGACCTTCCTCATAAATGGTTACAGGGTAGGTCGCTGGAACATTAGCTCCATAGCTTAAGGTTTCCCCTGCTGTCAGATTTTCAATCACTGGGCAGTATAAGTTTGGTAGATACTGACCAAAATTTAAAGTGATAGTTTCTTGAGTAGCCCCAATCACTCCAGTAGTCAGATAGTCATGAGGAGTTACATAACTTCCATCAAAGACTGTTGTCAAACTTACATTACTACCGGGTATAAGGTAGAATAGATTAAACGTAGTAGTTAAAGGAACCATGAGCGGCTCAATGACATTATGCGCAGTTACAAAGTTTGTTAAGTTTATTTGATTTAAGACATTGATATCAAAATCTGTATCAATAGCAAAATTGAATATAGCTTGGCTAGACTGAACTGTACTACTAGCATTTAGATATATTGTATTTCCACTAACTGGGTCAGTGTATGATAACTGACATAATACCTCTGACAGATTAGCAGGGATTGAAGTAGTTACTTGTAGATTGAATCCAGTACTTGAAAAAGTAAGTACAGTGCTCATTGTTGCTAGGTTATAAGTCCTAGCTAGGTTCTGATTTACAAATGTTCTATTAGGAACTGTTGGAGCTTGTAGGTAATAAGCTCTAGCAACGAAGACAGAGTTACTGTAATCCATTACGTAGTGGAATGGAGAATTTAAATAAGTGTTAGTGTTTAATGCATTGCATAAATTTAGCCCAGTTAAAGAGTTTATTGCATTAGTTTGGTTATCAGTTAAGACTGATACACTTCCAGATTGTAACTGATAAAGTGCCGACGGTAAGATCGTAGATCGTTCAGATGCATGACTTATAAGTGTGAGTGAATTCAGATTATCTAACGAGTAGTTGGAAGGATTAAATAATACAGATGCGTTTAATGCCAAAGGCGATGCACTGATTCCGTTTGCAGTATCTGGTGGAAGATTTTGAACTGCTAAATACGTTCTAGTACTCACATTGTTATAAAGGATTTCTGCCGCATAGCCTTTAGCTGATAATGCCGATATGATATCGGTAGGACGTATAGGTGCTTGAGCAGCGTTGTACCTATAGATTACCTTATTATACAGTTCCGTGAATGTGAGAGGATTTGCTCCTCCAGTTAAAGCTGTTACTGCTGAAATAAGAATATCATTGATTGATGCAAATGCAGCTACGCCAACATTAGTCTCAATATTTGTTTGATCAAAGTTAGTCCATGTAGCGCTAAAGTTTTGATAAGACACTTGTGTCAGATCTATATCCAGTGCACCTTGTGTCGTAAAGACGTCTAACCTTATATTAGACCCTACCGTACCGTAGCTCTGGTAGATATCAGGTAGTGTTGCAATTAGATTACCGCCGTTTACACTTAACACCATGGTAGGTGTATTAGTATCATAAACAACTGAAGAGAAAGTTGTTGCCATAGGAACCCAATTACCGGTAGTACTTAAGTAATAAGCAGCGGCATAACAGTAGTCGTTAGCTAAAGCTATGGTCTGATAAAATGAACTGACATTACTTATTGTATAAGTGTTTGTAAAACTAGCTACTTGCACGACAGGTAATTGGATTTGTAAGTAATTGGTATTCTGAAAGTTCACCAATGAATACGGGATAGCATTATCAGTGAAATTAATTAATGGGTTTGTTATTGAGGTATCATAGTAGACCTGAATAAGATTACCAGGGAGACAGTTTATAACAACTGGGTAACCTATTTCTAATGTGATATTATTCACACTAATCTGAGTATCTCTTGGAATGATTACAGTTTTTACATTTGATCCTGATGTTAAAAATGCTGCATTATTCAGTAATGTATTATAGGGAATTAGTAACTGTATAGTACATTCACTACCAGTTCCAAACACACCGATGTAGTCATTATCTGACATATGAGTGAACAGGTCATCTATAGTCTGAGATAGGTAAGGATACTGTTTTCTTGTTAACGCATCAGATTTAGCTATGGCTACAGCAGCAGCACACATTCCTGTCTCTAAGGTAAAAATCATGGGGTTAGTGGCATCAACAATGTCAGCTCCTCCCAATGCTAAGGTTAAACCATTTATAGCTATCTGTTCAAAGCTACTCGGGTTCATATAAGCATTGGACATATTAGAAATCATGTACTGTGTCAAAGTAGTGGTATTGGGTGTTGCAACAGTCGGCATAGCTTACTCCTTATTATTTAATGATAGGTGAGTTAGCAAAAGTGCCACTAACTTTGTTTACGGTAGGTATTGTACTACCTGCTAAAGTGGGAGTCGCTCCCATACCGGCCACAGAGGTTAATACCATATTGATAAGTCCTTCAGTGCCACTGACTGATAATCCGCTAGAGCCTGAACCTAAATTCATAGTACCACTAACAATGTTATTTATGACTTGTAAAACGGTATTGTAGTAGTATGTATAGCACCACCACTCTAATTCATACGTGTTAGTATTTATATGCGGATAAAGGTTGTAGTTAAATATATTCTTCATATCAAATGGTATGTTTACCAAGTTTTGATTTACTTTAGTCATGTTTAAAGTAGTTGTCATAGGAGTATTAGGATTATTAGCCTCTGCTGCTGACAACACTTTCATATCAGGATTAAACAGTTCCACAGTTTTATTAAATTCAAACATTAAAATAGGTCTATTTTTTTCAGCACCTACGCAATGAAAGTTAATGCTGACTTTATTGTTTTCATCATTAAAGACAGAGTTTCTATCATAAGCTGATTTAGCCCCATCTGGATTAGTGGTAGGGAAGCAGTACCCTGTAGCATATATATTCTGTACGTATTTTCTATTTCTATCCATTACTAAACGGTAGATGCGGGAACAGTAATCCATTTCATTATTTAATAGGAATACTGGAAATGGAGCTAACGTACCTTTTAAGATGTTGAATCCATAATCTAACCAAGTCCCTATTGATGCGGTAATAAAATCACCATCCATGTTATCAAATTCTGCAGTCAGATCAAACACTCCATTGAACTCCGTACACCCATCCATCATAGTTATCTGTTCACCGTATTTACCTTCTGCACTATTGTAAACGTCCATAACTTTATCAGGGAATGCAGACATTCTCTCTAGGAAGTTAGTAATAGGCAAAAAGGCACACTTGTCATCGATTAAGTTAGATCTAGATAACACCTTACTAATTGAACCAGGGCTAGTACCGGGAGGACCGTTTACAATAGGCGCATATAAGTTTTTTATTTCAGCCTGACCAAATAGGTTAGGTGATAGCATACAACGGATGGCATTCCCCATTGAGTTCTCCCTACAGTCAGCTAAGTAGGATAAATCAGTAACATTCATCACGTTATCGTATGTTAAATTTAGGCCCGGCTTAGTCATGAACACATAACCTTGGTTATCAGTGTTATGAGTTATGGCAGGCATACCTTTCTGTACATTTAGACCATGAAGCATATTGTACGTGGCCGAGCCCATAGGGCCTAAACCAAGTGCCATATTGCTAATATTAAGAAAATCTTCAACACTAATTGTCATTTGTAACCCCAAAGAAGGAAATATTATGGATGTATTAAGTACACCGATGACGGCAGCTGCCGCTTTAGCGGCAGGTCTTCATAATGCACAAAGTAATACGTTAGCGGAGTATACCCGCCCAACAAGACTCGAACCAAGGGCATTGGTTGACAGAAGGTTAATCGATAGATTAACTCCTGAGCAAATGGTAGCACTGGAACAGACCATGTTATCAGTATATGCTGGTTTGTACATGTGTGCCATCTCCCTTACCTGTAAGGTCGGGAATATATCACCTATGCAAGTGCTGGGTCAATTCGGAACTAACCGATCTCTAGTGGAAGCTGCAGGGAATTCAGTATACTGGGCATACGAATCTTTATCTAGCGACCTTATGTCCTTGCCTACAAGTGCAGAACTAACAACGCATCTTTACAGCTCCTTGCCTGAACCATCTATTGGTATGGAAGGACTTGGAAACATTGCTGAGGAAACATTAAAAGTCCATGAACGTAATGGCGTGAACACAGCTACTGGAGGAATAAAAGAAAGTTTTGACTCGGATAAAACGATACACAATATCGTCGATGAGTCTAATCTGGTAGTTGGTAAGATTTTAAATATCCCTATCACTAGCGGCAATACTACTGTAACTATCCAAACTACAGTTACGCTAAGACCTATGTCAGTTCAAGGTCCAGATTTAGTCACTATATTTAAGCACAATAGCAGAGACGTATCATTTAGTGCTAGATGGCACCAAGCGAGATCTGGAGAAATTGCATGGGGTAAAGATTGGTTATGCAATATGGATCTCTTTGAAGAGTACAGAAAGGGACTGTATGCTGATAAAACTGGCATCTTAATGAACTTAAAAAGTACCAGATCCAAAAACATCTGGGCAGCTATTATAAGTGGTAAGGCTTCTCCTAATGCTATATCTGCAATGACATTCATGTCCAAAGAAACAGCCATGAATGTTCAGCAGGAAACTGGTTATAAATTCTCACACTTCAGTGACAGAGAAAAGTTATTTGAAGGAACTTCAATGGCCTGGTTTATCGTCGTGGATACCGTTAGGGAGTCATTCACCATTTATAGTCGTGGTATAGAGGATGAAGTAGATCAAACATTCCATCATATCAAAGGTAATGCCAAAAACCCTAAAGGTGTGGATATTAACGCGGTTATAGATGCCTATAAAGCTGGCAATGTATCCAATATGTTAAATTAAGGAGCTATGATGAATTTTAGTATGCAAGGGTATTTCCAGTCCTTAAAAGCAATCATTGGTAAGTCAGAAATACAAGAACGGTTTGAATTTAATTTAGGCATCATTGAGAATAGAACAATCCCAATGTTTGATGCTGCCGCTGAAACTAATATTGAAAGCGCTACAGATAGACTAGTGTTTAATCAATTCAAAGCAGAGTTTAAGCACAAAGATAAACAAGTAATTGATATTCTGGCTGATACAATGGCTCAGTTAGTTGAAAATCAAGATTCAATTACTAAAACCATTAAGGCTGAATTTAATAAGGATAACCCAAAGTTAATTTCAGATTACTATAAGTTGAATATCTTAAAGTATCTGGAAGCTATTAACTTCCTATCAGAATATGCTACCTCATGGATTTCAGTAGTGGTAGCTGAAACATCAAAAGATCATAAGTTTATAACTCTTCCAGATATATCAGAGTCAAGATCTTTCGTAACTAAGTACGATAACATTTCCCAGATTATTCAAATCTGTACTGTTTTGGATCAGCCATTTGAGGATTTCTTAAAAGAGATCAAATCCTTAGAGGGACACACATACACCGAGTATGATTGGAAGGCTAATCCTGAAGCCACACAAAAGAAAGTGGATGCTTTTAAATCTGGACTCATCCCAGTCGCCTGGGATCCTTTATTCCACTTGGGTATTATGTTAGCTACATGGCAAGCTACTCGTGATGCTAAAGATCTCCATGAATATGAACGTTTACAGTTTATGTTACAGGGAATTCAGGATAAACGGGAGAATGCAACTGATCCAACAGTGATAGCTCAATTAGATAAACAGATTGAGTATCGTTCCAATCAAATCAATATTTTACAGATTAAATTGGAAAAACTAGAAAAAAGGTACGGAGTATGATTAGCGGCGACAAAGAAGAATGCTTTAGAATTCATGAGATCTATAATAGATCTATTAAAGCATTTGATAATACAGGATTCACATCTAATTTCGATTTGATAGATATAATCGATTTAAATAAGCTGGTATCTACGTACCATGTGAAAGTTCCTGGACTTGAAACGAGTATCCTTTATTGGAAATTTCTTGATTCTTGGATTCAGTTTATGAATACAGGAAAATGGGTAATACTCCCAAGAATGTGGTTTGACACTGTGGTAAGTTCCAAATACACAGATCCGTTACAAGAGTATCAAGTAAATACAGAATACAATTCTTATTTACAAAAAAGAAAAGCTATGTGCCAGTCTTTAAACTTATGTCATTTACCAATTAATGATAGTCTGGTTAAATTACACTGGTTAAGAGCTAAAGGCGAAGAGGCTTCTTTCGTATCAGTGCCGCATATAGTTATGCGGATGTATCTATCAGTTAACGATCTAGAAATAGAAGGTGTAAGAAATAGAGCGTATGCGGAACATGCTAGCTCCTTTAATGCAGCTGACCAGTCTATCTGGCCAACTGAAGGTGGAACTAAGATGGAGACTCTAGATAATCAGCTAAAACAACCAATATTAAGACATCAGAAGTTTATTTGAGTATGGTTTATGAGAAAATGTATTATATGTACTTTTAAGTACGTGAATTAATATATTAATTTTTTGCATGTAAAAAAGAAATAAGGAATTCAAAAATGAGAAGTTTAAATTTTGGTCTTTTAAGCGATGATGAAGTAGAAGTAGGAATCCCTGAAGGTGATATTCTGGAAGTGGTACCTGATGAACAGTTGGATGATCATGCGCCTGAAGAAAGTGATGATATCGCAATAGCTGAAATCGGTGAAGTGGCTGAAGGTCTGGAATCTTTGCGTAGCCAGATCGAAAACATGGCAGCTGCTGGTTCGATTAATGCTGACGTATCCAAACTGATTGGTATTTCTGTTGCTCTGGCTGAACGTAATGCGCGTGGTAAAGGAACTTTTAACCAAGCTATCGCTGCCGCCAATGAAGGTGAAGGTAATTTTGGTTTGGAAAGTTTTAATAACAAATCATCAAGCGCAGCTTACGCCTCATATGCCATGTTGGGTATTGGATCTACTATCAGCTCGATAGTAAAAAGAATCATGGAGTTCTGTCGTAAATGGTTCAATAAAGCAGCCACCTGGTGGAACAAAGTACTGTCTGGTGCAGCTTTCGCAAAGCGTAAAGCTCTGAGCGTAGTTGCGGATGCTAAAAAACTCACGGAGAGTGCAACCGGAACTGTTGAGATAGGTCCTACTGAGCATAATTCGTTGTCAGTAGAAGGCGCGTTTAAACCTAAAGATGCAGTGGCGCTCAATTTAGCCGCAATTAAAGGTCTGAAACCAGGTGAACTGAAAGGGAAACTGGAGGACATTTATAACGGTGTAGCTAAAATTAGTTTTGAGACTAAACAGGATGTCAAGAATGCAACAAAAGGATTAATACTGTCTGAAAGTGGCAAAAGACAGGTGCAAGATCTACCTAGAATCGAGTCTTGGTTTAAGAATGCAAAGGAGTACCTCGGATTCGGAGATGCCCCAGATCCCAAATCGAAAGATACTGCTACCAAGAAGTCTCTGAAAAAGAGTAATTTATCAGGTAATCAGGAAGTAGTGTTAGAATTTGAAGGTGTTGAGATTGAAGGCAATGTTTACTTAAAACGCATAACTGCACGTATTGAGGCCCGTGCAAACGGCAAAAATACTGAGACTACTCAGACTGCACCAATTTTAACGAAAAGTGAAATTGAAGCTATAGGTGAAGTATGTATCAATGCTGCGAATGTACTGATTACCGCCAAGAACGAATATCGCGAAGCTATGCAACTGATTGGCGATGTTGAAAGCAAGCTGAAAGTAGTGGCTAAGAAATTAGAAGGTGGTTCAATTGCGGCAGGTCATGAAGATGTTGCAAGACTCGTCACTGGCATTGTTACTAGCGCAGCGTCCACAATTACCGCTCCATATACTGTATCGAAATTGGTTCAAAATATTACACTGACCAGTGTGAATTCGGCATTGAACTATTGCCGTAAAAGTATTAACAAGCATAAAGGTTAGTTAAATGAGATACCGGAGCACCTAGGTGCTCCGGTATCTCAAATATGTTATTATTCAAATAATTTTCAAACATATATCATCTAGATGAGATTACTAAATAGTGATTCTTAAGTAGTCATTCTTTTAATAGCAAATTAGATTGGAGAATGAAATGACTACGAATAATAAAATTATAAACGTCAATGTAGCAATGTTGGCGATAGTAAATGCACAGAAAGAGGTACTGTTATTAAATCACATTAAAGGAAATCTTTGGGGATTTCCTGGAGGTAAAGTGGATCCCGGGGATACATATGCAGATACAGTCATTAGGGAAACACATGAAGAACTAGGGGTAGTCATCGGTAGTCGAAACATTTGTAAGATTTGTGATGTTGTATGTCAGTCCGCATATGACGGCGGTGGTACGTATAACACCCGCATATATGAGTTGCTTACTCCAAATAAGTATAAACTATCTATTGGCGAACCGCATAAACATAATGAGATGAAATATTTCTCATTGTCAGACATTGGTGAGTTAGAAAAGAAAGGTCTATTACGTGTTAGTGCAAAAACAGTAATTGCGGCAGTCGTTAAGGCAGAGCCGTTGTTAATTAAGTAGTAAAGACCAGATAGTGTAGTATTCCAGGAATGATCACTTGATCATTCCTGGATCTATTTTTTTTTTAATCAAAATCATATAGCTCACTAAAGGGGAGAATCTATAATGACATTTTTAACAGTTCCAATGCACGGTACCAACAATACCATCACTCAGTCAGTAGTGAAATCGGTATGCGAAGAGCTAATGTTTTCCACATCAATGGATACAATTAAGAACATTATCTACACACAGAGAGCAGGTAAGAATCAACAAAAACAAAATAATGCAATTCATCAGCCTTTACGGTTAGAATCAGATGAATACATTAAAGTGGAATATGAACTCTCTTTGAATAAAGATCAGATGGATAATGATAAATATATAAGGGACTACTTACCTATCTTTGATAGAAAGGTATTGGGTATCAAGCTTACACCAATGTGTAATAAATCCACAATTGAAATGCAGGTTACATTTAGGTCAAAGAGTTATGATAAGTTAGTCTTATGGCTATATGCGTTTAATAGAGCTAATATAAATGCAGCGCCTGCTCAAATGCATAGCGTCCTCTACAACATTACTATCCCTGATGATATTCAGAGATATCTCTTTACTGTTTATGAGTTATCGGAAAAGGTTGAAGGATATAATGACAGTTACTTAGAGTTCTTATCTAAGGGGTTTGTGGAAGGTTCTGGATACAAAACTAATGCTAATGGTGATGTAAGTAAGTTAGTCGTATCAGTTAGGAACAATGGCACCTTAGGAGGCTTTAGCACACTACCTCCTGACAAACCAACTACTAGCTTATCTCCACCTATTAGTGAGATTACATTTACTTATAGTGTAAATTTTGATCATCCTACGGCAATACTATTAGAGTACCAGAAGGTAATCCATAATCAGTTAGTGCCAATGGATTATCTATACAGGTATGCTGATAGAAGACTGCATGACGACCCAATGAAAGGGAAGCGCACTATAAGTGCCGAGGTCTATGAAGCTACTTTAAATCTCTTTGGTGTTAAAGCTTATCCTGAACGTTTAATTAATGAGACAGATGGATGGCAGCCTAAATGCAGTCAGTCAGGTTATAAGTTAGATAGCATAACACCTATTAGAATTGACACAGAGGCATTAACCGACGTGTTAGATATGACAGATTTAATATCAGGTATGTATCCTGATTGGTTAGTTCAGCTAATGATAAGCTCTAGTACGGACGTGTTAGCTGTTCAGAGATGGTTCTATTTTTTAACCTTATTTGAGGTGAGTGAATCAGATGTTACAGTGCCGCTAGAAATAACCCCTGAAGGCCATTTAAACACCCTTAGAGACATGAATCCACGATGCAGGTACTACCTATGCATCTATAAGAATTACCGGTTTAATACCATCGATTTAGTACCTTATAGAAAGAATCCTCCAGTCCTAAGATTAATCTTGAGCATGTATACTGATAAGATACATTTAAAGACAATAGGTGGTGACAGTTATGTCACAAACGACAGTCTTTTGCAGATGGTCAACGTAATCGCTAAACTATTAATACCTCAGATAGGCGGTGATAATTACTTCTCCAGAACACCGTTGCAAGCTACCCTATCTGCTGACTCTGGCCCTTATACTGTTACAGGAAATAATTATGCCAAAATTCGATGAACCCAAAATAAAAGCTAAACCTTTTAATCCAGGTACACAAGTACTACCACTACCACCAGCTGAACCTAATTCAAAAATAGACTATGATTTCGATACAGCTAGTGTGTATCGGGATTTTCAGTATAGTGGTGGCATAGCCATTGGTATATCAGGGTCTCCTGACAGTGTAACGTATTACTCTCTCATTAGTAGACCTGATGACTTAGTAATGAATGCTGCAGATTTAGATGACGGTACGATAAAACAGTTTAGACGGATTAATAATTTTGAAATTCGAGTAACTGAAAATCCCACACAAACTATCGATGATTCTCAGAACTTAGCCACTGTTCAAGGTACAGCTAATCTGTACCCTGTACTAACTCCAAAGATTGGTGATATATTAGTTAAAGCGATTAATACTGGAAGAGGAAACTGGGGTATATTCCAAGTAGTAGAAGTGCAAAGACTTTCTCAATATGAGGAACCTGCATGGACTATCAACTTCCAGCAAGTAGACTATAGTAATACTGCTAGAGATCCAGAATCTGACAAGTATGTGGTATTTGAATTTGACTTTGAAGTAGAGAATCTTCAAACTGGACAAAATCCACTAATACCTTCAATTACTACTGAAAAAAACCAAAATAAGAAAGAGCTTCTTAACGAGTTAATCCAATTATATTACAACACCTTTTACGATTCTGAGAAAGGTACCTTTATAGTTCCTACTACAGCTTCTGGCACAGTGTACGATCCGCATGTCGTAAAGTTCTGGAATAGTATCATCGATCATAGCAAATACCATATCTTAAAAAGACCACACGAGTACCCGATGGAAAATGTTTATGATAGAAAAGGTTATCTCACTATCTATGACGTTTACTTAGGTCAAACTCCAGGTCTTGTTAATAACGTAATGAAAGTAATGGTAAAGCTCTCTACTTCATTCTTTTCGGCAGAATATCTAAAACAAACCCTTCAAGGTTCGTTAATTGATTATGTAATTAATCCACATACCAGTCATAGCGCTGGAAAGACATCAATGTTTCCTGACGAAGAAATTAAGGGTGAGGTAAAGTGGGTATCACACGGTAAGGAACTGGTATGGGTAGATAGAGTTGATGATGGCCACGATCCACTCATTGCGCCTATAGTTGTTCCATGGACAGGGACTGCAACTGAACCAGTGCATGAACACACAGAACCGCATCCAGAGCATCCAGAAACACATGAGAAGCATAAAGATCATAAGGATAAACATCATAGCACCACGTACGCTTCTATCGGCCCTATGATGGCATATCCATTCACTGAAAATTATGTATTTAGTTCTCAGTTTTATAAAGGTGTTCCTACTAGTCTTTTAGAGGTTTTAGTCACTAACGTAATAAATAAAAGAACAGTACTATTAAAAGATGTTTATGTAGCTCTAGCAGTTCTGAAAAAAGATAAACTGTTAGCTCAGTACTATCAACTTCCTTTTATAATATCTCTGTTACAGGTGGCTAGATGACACAACGTGAAACACTAAAAGTACAAGAGCAGTTAGAGTCTATACGTCAAATTCTTTTCAAAAAACCATACCGATGCATCTGTGATATAGCTTCACTTGCAATAATTCAAAAACTACCTGAGATGGATATACCTGAGGGTGATTTCATAGAGACGGTAGGCCGTCATGGGTTTAACATGGGGGTAGTCCGTACTGAAGTTAACAACATTAAAGAGTTAATGGAAATGCAAATGGGATGGTCTAGGGATTTAGCAGGTTACGAGTATCTTCAACATGTAGGTCAAGATACTGGAGATTACAGAGGTTTAACAACTGTTTCAATTGCTGAAATAGTAGCAGGCTGCGGTAGTGTAGAAATAACATCCATTCCTGATGTTAGAGAAATGTTTTTTAACATCACTAAATATATAGAGTTAATTAAACGCTATGAGTCTTTGGATTTGCATTATAAAAAACCACCAGATGAAGACCTTAATGCTTTAATGAATCTTACCTTACTATTTGAAAAGATTTTAGTAAGAACCAAATCCACTAAAGATAAGGAAAGAAAACCTTTAGGATTTTTACGTAAATCAGCAGCTGGCATAATCATTAAAAAAGAAGAAGTAGAAAAAACAACATACATCAGAGACAATAACGATAACCCTTATAGGTTTAAGATATGATTTTAAATGATGATCTTTTTCTCAGTGAGTTACTAAACCTAAGTTCCAATACACAGAACCCTGTTAACTTTGTCTGGTCTGCTGAATTCATTGATTCTGATAACAACGTCATACCTGTTCACAATGTTTTACGTCTAGATATAGCTTCTGATTATGTAACTTCAGTAAGTGATGTTTATCATATTACTGTTGATATGTTTAAATCTGATTACATGAATCTTTTAACGGTTAATAGACGTATGTTATCTATCAGGGTAACAAAAAAGCAAGCATCGTTTACTGGAGTTATACCTGATCATTCTATCACGACTAGTAAAATGTATGACGTATATCTATCTGATAACACTTCTGAGTCCGTAGAGACGCGTATAGGCGGTTTAACAGGTACTTCAGTGGATAACCTAGGTGAACTAAAACAAGTAACAGCTCAATTAGTTGAAAAAGGATTTTCTGAATTTAGGAACTGGTACTGCACCCCTTCAGTCTACAGTAACTGCAGTCCTACTTCCTTAATACAAAGTTTCCTTTCAACACCTATGAAGAGCCTTAACCAGAATATGAAGGTAGGCTTTAATGTAACTATGTACCCTGCTGATAATAAAGAAAAGTTTTATCAACGACTTATTCCAGAAGGCATTCTCTTATCAGAGTTTCCAAAATGGTTTCAGAAGAATAGAGGGGTATATGGTAACGGAATCAATGCATATCTTTTTAATGGAATGTGGTTTGTTTATCCTCCATATAACGTGATGCGATACCCTACTGATAAGAAAAGGTTAACGATTGTAAATGTTCCTATGAACGAAATGGTTGGAAACCCTAATAGCTATTACCTTAAGCCTGATAGCGATGAGTTGTATATTTACGCTACAGGAACTACTAAACACGTCGATACCTCTGACAGAAATATTAACAAGGTAGGTACGGGGTTTAGAGCTGTCAACTCCAATAATTTATTGGATACCTTTGTACAAAAGAAGAATGGTATTTTAACTATACCTCCTGGTCAAAACTCAATGGATGTTACTTTTGATAATAGACCCACTGATACAGATAGGATAAATAATTCAAGACCGATTACAGGGAATAGATATCAAGAAGCATCTAGGATTACCAAGGCTATGACTAATATCGTAGTTGTTAATTGGGAATATTCGAATATTGATTTACTATATCCTGCGCAGCCCTTAAAACTATTGTACAAGTATAACGGAGTCCCATATGTCCTATATGGTATTTTAGGAGGTGCACAAACGACTGTGATGACTCCACAGAAGTCAATCACAGATAACAGATACAAAAGTACCACGACACTTATTCTGATAACAGAACGTGTAACCAGATAACCCAACAACTTAAAGGCATAATACCGTGAACACTACAATTAACATTGATCCTCAAATTCTTACACTTGAAAAGTTGGAAGAAAAAGCCAATAATAATTACGGCATTTTGGAACCGCATGACGTAGTAAAGAATAACATTCTTCGTCATGCGGGGTTCCGTATATTTGATGGTAAATTAATCAGATATCTGATCGGTACAAATGTTCTTACCAAAGAACTTTTGGCGTCAGTTAGGAAAGATTTGTTTATAGAAAAAACAAATCTTTCTGAAGAGACCTGTGCGGTTTTAACAGAACTGCCATTTTTCTTAGTCCATGAATTTTTGGATGTATTAGGTATCTTATTTAGAGACTCCGATTTATTCAAACACTTCACCAAAGCGCCAGTGTACCGTGAAGCGAATGGTGATAAGTTAAAACGATACAGTATCAATTTCAAAGACTGGCATCGGGCTTACATCGTTTTAGGTGGAGATTTCGTACTGAAACGAGTAATGAAAGAAAAGGATCTGAAACATCTTGTCAGTATAGTACATGGATTGTTAGAGCATTCGGATAACGTGTTTAATGGCATTGAATACTCTATTGATTCGGAATACGTACTGTCTCGTACTCCGGCAGTCAGTCACGCTGAACTTTGCATATCTGAAATTATCAAAGATATAAGCAATGATGAACTTTCATATGAATCTGAATGGATGTTACGTGAACAGCATGGAATTTCTCAATACAAGTACCCGTATCTCTTGTGTGCTAAACGAAATGTTGGGACTTCATCTGAACCTAAGCTTGCAGTAAAAGCAGTCTATAGTGATTTTAAATCTTTGCATAAAGACTTCGCTAAGCATTCTAATCGCTCTTTCGCGATCATTAACTTAGGAGCAGGGTTAAACCAATACCTGAATGATAATGAAGATGAAGCCATAATAGCAGCAATTAGTAATGGACTAAATGTGTCAATTGATGATTTGCTTTCAGTTAGTGTATTACGTTCTATTACAAAAGTGAAAATTTAACATTACATAGCCTATCCCTCCATTCGACTAGTCGAATGGAGGGATAGGCATTATTCAAATAATTTTCATTTATATATCATCTAGATGAGATTACTAAATAGTGATTCTTAAGTAGTCATTCTTTTAATAGCAAATTAGATTGGAGATAAGATTATGAGTACAGTAGCTAAAGGGCATGAATCACCATTATCTGGCTTTGCGATATGCCAGAAGTATGGTATTTCGGCGAAACGCTTCGCCGAAATAATCACTGAACCGAAATTCCATTTCCCTAAGTCTGTGGCACAGGGCCCATACGGCGGGTTATGGGACCAACAAGAAGTTGATGAATGGATCCATATGAAATGGTAAGTCACCGGAGCAGTATGCGATTAATCGCATACTGCTCCAACCTCTTTATTTTTTTTTTTAATCTTTCCAGAGATTTAAAGATTTAGGATCTGAAGCATTAGGTAAACTATATAATGCTCTTGATACACCACCGTAGTCAGGTGTAACTCCACCTTTACTTAACTCATAGTAGAAGTCACGTTTATTCATAGGAGTATCATCATGGTCACGGTGCTTACCTCTTGATACACACCAATAGGATTTACCATCTATGTGTTTATGGACATTTGATAAAATCTCTACATCCAATTCGTTAAATAGATTTTTAGAATCTGCATACCAGCTACCTCCTTCAAACTCCCGAGTACAGGTACCAGATCTCTCTTGTGCTACTTTCTTAGCCTCGCCATTTAATTGAGCCCCGGTGCAGAAGAGGATACCTTTAGGGTAACAATAGTTACGGATTATATCGCATGTCATAGGAAGTTTTAAGTCTTCCCGTGGTGCTGGTGTATGTTTTGCAATCTTTGTAACATAATCAAAGGTACAGACATGAATTTCGTATCCTAATGCTTCATAATAGTCAAAAACCTTTAATAGGTCAAAAACAGTAAACCTATTTGGATTAAATGATAATAGAGCAAACGAATAACCATTTACCGCATAGTAGTCCATTAGGTAGTCGGTAGCGACATCTAGATCGATTTTAGATATAGGTAATTTTATACCGGTGGAATTATAATAAGTCCTTTGATACAAAACCTTAGTATCTTGATCATGAGTAGTCTCAGTGGTAATTCTGAGCATCATTGGTTTTCTAGTAGGGTTCCATAACCATGGTTTATTAAACCGTGGAAAGTTAGAACCTATATCTAAAAGGTGACCAGTCTTATAACCGAAAGATACAGCACCAACTAAGTAGAACCATCCTCTTAACAGACCTGAACCGCCTAAGGCTTCATTTAATCCAATGATACCTGTATTTAGCATACCGTCAGAACTGTACATCTCTACAGATTTAGATAAGGCTTTCTTAATGGATTCCTTATCTGTAAAATCTACCATCCCAGTTAACCCAGGTAACTCCTCCAATGACATAGTCGAGTTTAAGTCAGTTAACTCAGCTATCATCTCATTAATAAATGGATTTAACTCTACATACTCACCACTGTATGATACAATGGCATTAGCTTTCTGTATAGTCTTTGTGATCTTTTCTCGTTTACCAATATATCGAAGTTCAGACATTATCGAATTAATACGAGCTTCTAACTTATCAAGATCTATTTCGCTCGGTAATAGTTTTTCTATAATCCCTAAGTATTCAGGATTATCCATACAGTTAAGTCGTACTCTATTTATAATTTCTTCAGAGTTATGTTTAATATCTATCGTGCATAATAACCAATCTGAGGTATCTCTCAATCCCTCTATCATGTATTCTTCACTCCCTAGTCCTCTAGTAGCTCTAGGGTCTACTTTGATGTTACTTAGTGTTTTTTTTATCTCATCAAATATATGTTCTTTAGTAGAACTACTATGACTACTAAGGTACAAAACTGTAATAACTTTCAGTAGTCTAATTACTTCATTTTCCATTGTATATCCTTTTATTTATTGCAATAGATATGTACATTACTTTAATATTCACTAATCATGTTAATGGAGTCAAATGATGTGAGCAAAGCAATTTATTTAAACGGAGTAGAGGTTACGCTCATTGAACAACAGGGTATTAATCTTAAAACCTTATCATGGTTAAAGTTAAGTGGATTATTAAACCGTGCTGATTATTTAGTTATACTCGAAAGAACACAACGCGTTACCAAAATAGGAGGGTTTCTAAGAGACCTTGGTTTGAGAATAGTAGAAGGGTGTGGATCGTTAAATGCAACTGAAACCTTAACTGATCAATCACCTATTCTGTTAGAGGAAGGTTTTATTGTAAATGCTGTAATGGGAGCCGACAATACATTAGTGTTATGGCCTGAAGCTGGTGAATATAAGACTATTCATGATATGTATAAATATTCAAGACTGAACATCTTGAAAGCAATGAGTACTGTGATGATGTTTAATGAAGTAAAACAATCAGAAATTTTTAAAGCTGCATTCATAGCAGAAGGAATAAACGATGTCGATTTTAGGTAATAAATCTCAATCAAGCATGGGTCGTCAAGCAAAAGAGGCCCTGAAAGCAATTCTCTTGACCCAGACCTCAACCTTTGGTAAGGATGATGTACACGCATATCTGGGCCTGGAGTCACTTACCAGCAAAACCAACGAAAAATTATTGATTGACTCTACCAGTCATATCAGTTCATTGCTGAGATCCTCTCCTGAAATTAATGCTTATGTGGATCTGATAGCTAAAGGTTGCAAAGGCGTTTATGTCGGTAAAGGTGAAGCTGACACTGCTTTTGGAATGGAAAAGTTACAACAAGACTGGAAAACTGACACATATGACCGATTAGCAATTTCGGTAATGGCTCAGATGAACCCAGCAAAAACCGTTATGAACTACAACAACATGTGTCCTACTGACACATCTGCATTAGGCGGCAATTACCATATCCTGAATACTGGCGCTGGTACTTTAGCTTCCTTGTCAAACCCCAAATATTCTCAAGGTTGGGGCTTGGAGTCTTTTGACCCAGCTACTCATATGGACTTCATTGCGGCTTCCGCATTGATCAACGTAACTGCTACTGTTCCAGGCGCATTTGAAGAAGTATTCTTCCAAGGCATCAGCTTGCCACCAGGGCAGTCTGGTTTTGACGTAATGGTACAAGTGCCAAAAATCTTGGTTACACGTTTCAGAAACGTGTCATCTGGCGCTGCATGGGATGAAGAAAAGATTAGCATCGTTCAAGCGGCTTATGATCCATCAATCTTAAGCTCTAACAGTATCAATATCATCCCTATCGTTATTGATGATACCAATCCTCCACAACTGGTACCTCAATCAGTTGTTCCTGCCTGGACTGTGAATGTATTGGGTACTGACGTTGAAACCAGACCTATCTTGTTTGGCCCTGAAGTAGGCTTGATAGAACTATCCACATTTGGTGCTATTCTGAATAATGGCCAAATGGATGCTACAGATGCACTGTATACTAATGTTGGTGTTCAGGATGTATTTTTCCAAATTGACATCAGTGTGGGTACTGCTGGCGTAGGCGATGGCGTCGTAACAACTTCCGCTGTGCTGAAGAATAACGTCACCAGCATAGTTGGTACCTTGCTGCAACAAAAGCAAATCGGTCGTGCACAATCATTGCAAACAGTGACCAAAGTTCCTTTATTTGTCACTGAAAACTCCATTCCAGTATCAGGTGCTACCCAAGCTGAACTGTCAGGCGTTATACAAGCGGCCTTAGGTTTGTCAGCCAGCACTCCTTTTAATCTGAGAGGTGTTTTCACACTGACATCAGAAGCTGATACTGAGATTGGCTCAATGATGTGTGGCCAGCTCAACCCTTCCCTCCAAGCGGTTACCGGTACCACTACCTCAGGTATGGAAACTCAGCCAGTGTACAATCTGGCAGCTCTGAATGGCGGCGCTGGTGCTAGCAAAATTGTCACCACCATTACACCGATTGGCTGGTATCCAAATGCTCGTCGTACCAACTCCAACTTACGTGTCAATGGTACCATTATTGATGCTAACAACATCGTTAATTACCGGTTACCAATTAACGTATTCCCTCCATTCACTGCACGTACTCCAATTAACCAAACTGATCAAATCACATTTGAAACATTGGGTAATGTTACCGCACTTTGGGTATCAGGTCAATGCGTTGATAAATTGATCGAAATGGAAAACTGGCTGGAAACAGTATCTGGTACTCCAATGGGTGTAGGTACCATGACTAACCAATGTCCTATCATGGGTGGTGAGTATGTCATTCCAACTCTGCGTACTGATTTGGTTAACATCTATGACCTGGTTGATAACTGGCAGTCTAAAGATCTGTTGGCTAACATCAGAGCACAATTCCAAGTAACACTGATGTATGCCTCTGCCCAGTTGTACATGGACTCAGGTTACAGCTCAGCTCTGCAGATGTTACTGCAGGACTTGGACGCATATGAAACTATCGTGGTTACCGATCCATTGATTGCTCAGTTCATGATGGAAGCTGGCGATATTCGTACTATGGGTGACAACCGTAAATACGTATTCTGCAAAACGAATAATAACAACATTCGTGGCAAAATCTATTACTCTTTCCGTCTGGTTGGCAGTAGCGATCTGGTACATCCAATGTCTTTCGGTTGCCGTCTCCAGTCACCGAACATCACTTATGAAGTAGTGCCAATGAACCGTGGCGGCGCTAACATCCGTGAGATTCAATCGATGCCACGTGTGGTACCGTTTGTTAACTTGCCTGTTTTGGGCGTAATCAACGTTGAAGGTTTGTCACAGTTCGCGACTACTGCAGCACAACATTAATCGTTAGTGTTTAATTAGATGTCATCCACCCTCACACCTAGGTGTGAGGGTGGATGACTCTATTACTGCTATTCAAATAATTTTCAAACATACATTATCTAGATGAGATTACTAAATGGTTTTCTTAAGTAGTCATTCTTTTAATGACAAAGTTGATAGAGGATAAGATTATGAACACATACAAAAATATCTGGGCAATGATTCAGGTGTACACACTCGTACTGCTCGGAGCAGTACGTGCAGTATGGCTGAAAAAGCACAATAAACCAGTAAGACTTGACCAGCTGTTAAAGCTGGCGTTGCTAAAGGCCATTACACATGACCTCACTACCTTCTGGAAAAGCCCAGAAGGTAGTGAGGTGAATGTTCCAGCCATAGAGCGTTCAGCGGATAGCTGGAATGCCAGCTGGGTACAGGCCCTACAAGCGGCAGGCTCCGCAGAGAATAGTCTGGTGGGGGCTAGCATTAAGTTAGCCGACTATCTTGCCGACTACTCTACCCATAAGTTGGTCACTTATGGGGAGCTGCAGTACAATCTTAACAATGCAGTGCGGAGGTGTACGCTGGCTAATAAGGCCGAGTTTGATGCTATGGGAATGGATATGAGAGTGGTACGACTACCCCACGTCTTATTCCTGGCGTATGTTGAACACCTCAAACAGTCCAGAGATTTCTTCTGGGCCCATGGGGTGTTGAAGCAAGTAAGTTCTGCGGCGAAGTCCGTGGAGTATCAGCTGTACTTATCTCCTGAACAGAGAGGTACGACTGTAGTAGGTTTATAAACCTATTACCATATGGCAGATAGAGACATTAATGTCTCTATCTATTTTTTTTTTCATCTATCTTTGAAACATATATTATCTATAGGCATTACAGCATAAAAGGAAAAATATGTTAACTTCTAAAATATCAAAAGACAATAAAGGTATAAAGAGAGAGTATAAAGGTTTGCAGGTAACGACTACTTTTATTAATTACTCTAAGTACCATTTGGTGATATGTTTTAGGGATGGATGTTATTCAGTTTTATCGCCATCCGATAAAGACCCTTATCAGGATATTTTAATGGTAGGGCACCAAAAATCAAATCTTAAAGATGGTATTTTAACCGTAGATGGAGTTGAAGATGAAAGACTTATGCACATTAAAGAAAAGCTAAAAGTTAATCATCGGCATGTTGAATGGGAGGAGTCAATAGATATCAGTTCGTTAGCGGATACAAGGGGGGGAAAGTATATTTATGATTTAGATATCTACATTGGTATTGTGGATAATTTAGATTTTGAACATTTTCATCCGTTTTCCTTTCAGCATATAACGAACAGAGAATTGAATCCTGGGGTAGAATTTGACCCAAAGACACAAATAAGCTTTACTATAAAAATTGTAGATAATGAGTTACCTGGTGTAGATTACTATACAGTAATTAATGATGACATAGTGCATTTAAAAAGCGAACTATCATCGTTTCGCAATAGTGGTTTATACGTTATTGGGGTACCAGAGTTAGATACTGTTAAAACAAATAAAATGAGGAAGACAGATAAATACAGTATACCGCAAGCTTTAGAAGGTGTAAGTAAGTTTAAGTTATTCAAATCAATTGCCGATGCTACTATTTACCTTAATGAAAGAGGTACTTTAGCCTCGGTTAGTAAGCTTGAACTATCAAGGCAGGAGACAAAGAACCTTGAGATGAAGAAAGCATTGGAACAGTTACAGCATGAGAATGCTTTAATAAATGCAAACAGGTCTAAGACCGAGAATGAACTCAAGTCATATCAGGAGGAATATGAGAGAGACTTACAAAATAGGAAGCAGGACTTTGAATTACGAATACAGAAACTAAAAGAGGAAGCAGCTATTGAAACTCAAGTAAATAAGTCTAATGTTGAGACACTAAAAGTAATAGGAGGAGGTTTAGCTTTGGGCGTATTACTCTTGAAAATATTTTTATAATATACAGCCACTATTAATGATGTGATATAACCTATGTCAGTTTGGAGGCTAGATGTCAAAAGTAGATTTAAACATGCAAAAATGGCTTAATGCCAGAACCCCAAAATTAAATAGAGGTATAGTGGAAGGGTTATCACATTTACACTCCCCTAATATCGAAAAATTAATTGAGAGATTATGGGTATGTTCTAGTAAAGGATATCCTCCAGGAATCACGTATGAGGGAGGAAGGAGATGTACGGCTAAGGAAAGCTTTCTTGAAGTAACAAAATCAAATGCCCCGAATAGAGCATTCGAAATGTCGACATCTGACATGTATTTAATGCGGTATGATTTCGCATTTCATGGAGTCCCTCTTAGTCCTAGACATATATTCCTGCCATTCATTAGACCAGGTGGTCTTTTCACTGTCAGAGATACTCAGTATATGGTAACTCCTGTGATTTCAGGCAGGATCTTTAATATTGAACATGGGGAGATTTATTTACCATCTACTCGATTAAGGATGGGGTTCTGGCAAAAGGAGGTATCGTGTATTCTTAATGATAGAGAGATCAATAGATCCTCTGTTGGTGGGTATTTGTACTATATACATCCTGATACAAAACGGTCTAAACTAAACCCCTTACTGGTTCATTATCTTTTAGCTAAGTTCGGTATCGTAGATACTCTTAAGTTTTATGGAGTAAATGCGAAATTAGGCTATCAGGAATTGGATGAATTAGATAAGTCTGAGTGGTTCGTGTTTAGAAGTAAACAGATGGCAATAAAAAATAGATCAGCTAAGGAGTATCCTCCTACTGAGCTTAGGATTGCTATTTCTAAAGACAGTTATTATGTCTTGATCTGTGATATCATTGCTAGTATTTTCTATATACTGGATAATGTACTTTGTAATACCTCGGACATTGCTGAATTAGTAAATCCTAATTACTGGTTACGGCTACTATACTTCTTCATATTCAAAGAGACTTGTAGTGAAAATAAAATGGTCGAGAAAATGACTAAACATATGGAGTCAATGGAATCGACCATTGATGAAATTACAATTGATGGCTTCAAAAGAGCTAATCTAAATTGTACAACAGTGTTTGAGTTATTTAGATTCTTAACAATTAATTTCAATGACCTATGCATCCATTACGACTATGGGACTATGTATGATCTTGAGATTAGAACTATTGAACCATTGACTTTCGGTATACGGAAAGACATTACAAATGCGATGTATCGCTTGCAGAAAATTCCACCTAATAATTTAACTGCAGCTAAAATTAATTTTGTATTATCCCATTCTATTGACCGAGATACAATCCTGTCAGTTAAAGGACATGGAGAGCTAGAACCAAGCAGCATTGCATCCACCTGTATGCTCTATGGACCAACTGCTGACATAATAACCTACAGTAAAGCCACTTCATCTGGAGGGGATTCACTTACTGATTTAAATGATCCTAACCTATTAATGCATTATAGTCTACTAGAGGTAAGCAGTTATAATGCCTGCACTGGTAAGGAGTTGTCTGGGAGAGGACTATTAAATCCTCATCAGTCATTTGTACATGGTAATGTTACCAGTCCATCTAAGAAACATGCAGAAAAGTTAGCATTGTTAAATGATCAATTAACTCAACACAAAAGAAAACATGAGGCAAAAGAATGCTTATAGGAGACACTCGTGGTAGAGGTAGTATGAGAGGTACTGTTGAACAAGAAACAGACATTGAACAAGAGATTTTTGATAATGTCTGCGAAGACTTTAAAGTATCTTCAATGGAGAGAAGACAATTTCAATTACTAGCAGATAAGGAGTATCAAAAACTATTCGATTTAATATCTCCGTATATTAATGAGAGTAAATGGATAGATCTTGTTAGGATTATAATGCTCAATCTATTAGGGGAAACAATACCGGCCCTTTATGATAAAGAATCTAATGACTATGAGCCAGACATCTATACAGCAATGGCAGATCTTGAGAAACTTGTCGATAAGATATCCAACCCAGAACCAGCCAGAAGAGATCTTCGCCCATCCAACACAGATAGAGGAAGATCATCTCCGTCTACTTTTAGAGGCGGTAGCAGAAATTCGGGCAGAAGAACACAGTCTGCATCAATTAACAATACCCGGAGAAATAACGACATGTTTGACCCAGACGACCATAGAACACAAGGAGAAACAATTCGGCAGAATACTCCTCCGTTCAAAGCAGGAAAGAATGTAACTGAAGTAGTAGTTGAAAAACTGATACCAGTAACAGTGCCTGGAATGGTGGATCGTACTGCTGCATTTGATCCTACCATCAGAACTGGGTTAAATGGTGGTGAATCCATTGAGTGTTATCAACTGTGTGATATTGGAAGTAACTTTGGCGATTATCCAGTTCTGTATAAGCATTGGGTGGAAGAAAGAATGGCCTATGGTCTTCTTTCGGTAGATGAGCCAAGTGTGACAGCTATTGAGAACATTTTTAATGAACTTGGAGAAGTAGCTACGATTGATAGACTAGTAGCTTTAATAAAGGAATTACAAAGTCATGGAAAGTTGGAGACGGTTTATTGGTTATCCAACCGAATATCTGCACTAGTGTTAGATTATCTTGACACTAAATTTGAAATGCGTGATCAAGAGTCGTTTCCTCTACTCACTCGTCCAGACGACTGTATAGAGTACTTAAAGGATGCAAATATTCTGGACCAGGTTTCAAAGCTAGTTACTGTGTTTATAAATAAGTTATTCTCGAACTGGTATTTCTTCAGATGCGAAACACATGAAGAAGACACAGTTAGTGCTGAGGATAAACTGTCGATTGACACAGTGGTGGTGTTAAGATATACGGTACCGATTCTAATTCTGCCGTATATCACAAGCTATCAAAGAATATCGAAGACGTTCAAGATACTAACCTCATCAGTAGAGGAAAATGTAGCAAATTTCTTAGTTCAGAAAGCTTTTGTTAAGATACCCCCTACTGAACATGAGTTATACATTTGTGATAAATCCTATAACCTGTACAAGACTACACGGTGGATTGATGAGAAGGTCGAAAATATGGAACATGCTATTGTAAAAGCTTAAGGAGGTAGCTTAGTTAAGGTAAGTGATGGATTCGGCATAGTGCCGAATCCATCACTATTACCGTTATTCAAATAATTTTCATTTATATATCATCTAGATGAGATTACTAAATAGTTTTCTTAAGTAGTCATTCTTTTAATGACAAAATTGATAGAGGATAGGATTATGAACATAGCTGAATTGAGAGATGTCGTTCGTGCCGTTGCAATTGCAGAGACGCAGGCTGATGCCCCCCTGACCTTATACTCCAAAAATGGGAGTATGGGAGAAGATGACCAAACGGTAACCGTAGATGTATACGGAAAACCGGGTCCAGAAGGAGAAGACAATCCAGCGATCTTCAGCGGAAAACCGGACTGCGTAGGGTATGACGCGCGTAGCAATTACGCGCATACTGAGCCATATATAGTGGCCCCCACAGGAAGTATCCATAACTGGGTACAGGATAACTATCCAACAGCATTCTGGTACTTGGTGAATTTCAGTACATGGAAACGTTGGGATAGGAATCCTCAGGAACGATGCACTACAGGTGCTTCATTTCGGGTTCAAGCCGGTATGGCTTCAATCTTTACACTCATTTCGGTGGAGGAGTTCATAGCTACGAATGGCGACACCACCACAGTCAAAATCACCGCAGGTATTGACTGTGACTGCAGCATCACAGCTGAGACCGTGTATGCAGATAACAACACTTCTAAGACCGATTAACATCTAAATAACTCTCCAGTACCAGACTACCCATATGGGTAGTCTGGTACTGGAATCATCTACTATTCTTTATTATCTTTTTTTGCACTTTCAGTTAATGATTTTGACATCCAAATTAACCGTCTTTGGGTTTTCTTATACTTAAGACATCCCATTATGTTCTTATAGGTGGATATGGCTTGTGATATTGTAACCAGTAATCCGATGATCCACTTTATTGCTGTTTCAATATCACAGTAATAGTGGGTATCTTTCAGTGTCGAGTATATGGTTTTGATATAGACAATAACATTACCTATAGCTCCATTTATGATGAGTTCATTAACTGGCGGCTCCATTGGAATCTCCTATTGGATTGCATTTAGCATATCACAGATACAAAGTCCCACCGCGATAGCATCTACGCTATCTGGACCTAAGTCATTTAAATTGATCGAATCATAATATAAAGATCTTTTTTTAATGGCCTCCAACATTAATGATTTATCGCCAGAGTTTCCTTTTACTTTTAAATTTGATTTAACTATTGCAGCTGGTATCTTTTCAAAATAGATACCCGGGTTAATAGTTAAAGCACAGTTTTGTATAATTCCCACTATGGCCATTAATGGCCCATATGCAGCAGGGAATTTAGGATTCCAGTAAGGGATTTCAGACCCTACTACAAGAGGGGTGTACTCCTCGAATAGTTCAGTTATTTTTTTGCAGATAAACGCATGTTTAGCAGCAGTAGAGCCATTGTTATTCAGTAAGTATGCGAAAGGTTTCAGTTCCTTACTTAGTTCATACGTGGCAGCGTATAGAAGGCTAATCTCACCTAAGTGATTAAGGTTGAGAATAGCCATACCGCACTTGGTTGTGCCAGGGTCTATCGCTAATATGTTAATAGACTCTATCACTTAACTGTTGCTAGTAAATAGTGGTTGAGTGGAACCAATTGACATGTTAATGTCAAATGCTAAACTTGGATTAGCATTTAAGTTTTGGTTTAAGGTTAAGAAGTTAACAATCTGTGCACACTGTATTTCAGTGTAAGTGACTGTCGATCCACCATAAACATATGAAGAAGTAACATCAAAGCCTGACACAATTGCAGCTTCATTAATTACAGCAGTATTGGCATCACCATATAACAAGGTACACGCATTAATAATACCGGTAACATCAGCCTGTGTAATAGCAATTGATGTTGGTATGGTTGTACTGATATGATGACCACTAGCTATATTGGTTCTAACTGAACTAGCAGTGATCATGTTAGGTGTTTGATTAGCCGAAGAAGGAGTAAATGTAGCCTGATTCGTAATAGCATTTGATGCCACTGTAAAGGTAGTAAACTCTACTGACATAGGCGCCCAAGTGATTACCTTTAAGTAATAGCATACAGAAGGAACTCCACCGATAGTAGCTGGTATTCTCAGCCTATAATTAGCCTGCTCTGCTAATGAAAGATCAGCATTAGCAGGTACTACCAGCCATGGTATTTGAGATGCTAAAGCAGCATCATCACAGGTATGAACCAGCTGAGCTGTAAAGGATGATCCAAACACAGATTGCTGTCCACCATTACCTATTGCTAAGTAACCTAATGTCGGATATAGAGTAGCAGGTACAGCAGGATTTGGGGTAGGTGGAGAAGCATATGGTATTCCCCATTTCTCATTTAAGGTAGTACCGCTATCAGCAGTAAAAGTCAGATTGAAGTTTTTTAACAAAGCTAATTTCTGACCATAGATCGTAGGGAAAGATGAAGTTATCATTATAGAACCTTATATTGTAGCATTAAAGAATGTATCAGTGTTAGTCATTGGGTAAGTGCCAGTAGCAGATACACCACACTGAAAGAAAAATGAAGTATTAATGAATTCAAATGACGATGCAAGAATTGACTCCTCTCCATCAATACCTATATCGATAGAAGGATTATCAACTGTAGCTGAACTGCTAATGACTGAAATAGGTATTTCTGATTCTAATAAGTAATCCAAAAATATATCCATTCCAGCATAAGAGATGGTAGATAATTGAGGATCCATCGGAATGTTATAATTGGTAGAAGGACCTGCTATGAAGGTCACTGTGTAACTACAGATCTGAGTCAAGATATCCAGCATATTCGAATAAGGAGACTGGAGTGTAGAAGTCTCTAATTGAATGCCCATAAAGTTATTAGCTATCTGGGTTATGATTTCATTAAATGTATGAGCAGTCCAAGATTCTGGAGATAACCCTAACCTTACGAAAAAATCATTATAGTTAGCATCTGACACACAAGCGTTAGTCTGACCACTATAAAAGGCTTGAACCAAAGATGTTAATTCTGACCTACCATGCATGTCTGATTCATTATTGATTACCATCAGATGTGTTATTTTATTACCAACGACATTACCGATATGACTGGTAAAATCAGATAGTGATAAAATATTTTGAGGCAGGGTTTGATTACTGCTAATAACTGAATAAGGGTTACTGGTGTCATTTCTAAGAAAAGAGCTTTCTAACTTACTGGTAAGCTGAGATTGAGAATAAAGCGGTGACAGCATTATATCAGTAGTAGTGACACTAGGTATAGGTATACCTGTTAAATGCTCACTAAACGATGCTACGTTCGCAGAATCATACACCCATGTCCCTTGTAACACAGCTGAAGCATAAATATAAAGAGCAGCTGCATCTGAAGCAGTAATTATGAAGTTATTTGAGTTAACATCTGCTAGGTCTAAAGCTATCTTGTATTTTATAAATCCATTAGTAGCTAGATAAAACCACTGATTTATTTGTTCCATAGTTTGATCAATCAAGTCCACCAAGATATTATTTACTACATCCCCTAAAATTACACCGGTGATAATATCATTAGGTTGAGATGTTTCAATCCCGGCTATTAGCGACTCGATATCTATATTGGTATTAGATGAATTCCTTAGACCTGAAGGAGTTAATAAGTTAACAAATTCTGCAGGAGTTAATTGAGTTGCTAACTCTAGATCAATAATACTTTCCCCATATGGGTATTGGATAATTTTTATATCAGGAGTAAGACCCTCTAAGGTTCCAGCATTAAGCTTAGTTAAAGCACTTCCCATGCTTTTCTGAACTGAGAAGGAGTATAGCTGTAAATTAAAAGGTAAGCAAAACTTTTCATTCAGCAGATTAAGTACTAAACTAGTACCAGAATTTGCAATCATATAGTCAATATTACGATACAGGAATAATGCCTGATCGTAACTGATTATGTTTTTATGCTTTGCTAAATCAAAATAACCACTTAGGTAACTCCAGACATGCCATTGATGCACGTATATGGTATGACAGTTCTCTAATCTGATATTCACTACCTCCATTACCAGAGCTAATGTGGTAAGCCCTTTAAGTACTGCAGGATAGTACACGTCTGTAACAGCATAGTTGCCATTATCATATCTGGAGACGAAGTTATTTAAAAACTGTTGTAACTTTGGAATAAGGTTTACTTCGTTGGGGTCGATATAATTCTTATTGTAAAAAAGAATCTGACAATCCCCAGCGGCAATAGCAGTCACTGTATCCACAGGGTTAATGACTCCATAGAGTAGAGTCCTCTGTGTTGGGTACTGCGCTAGTAGGTCAGTGAAACTAGTGCCTAATGTTTGGAAGTCTGCTAAGGTCATTGGGTTAGCTGCAAGACTGGTAACTGTAAACGGTATCAGCTGTCCAGTATCCAATGAATAAACGCTGATATTAGTTGGGTCACTGTTCTCTGGCTTTGACCCAATATAGGGTTGTCCAGATAAGTTCAGATAATATTTCCATAGACTAGGGTCCTGACTAATGACCTCACCAGACCTGTACAGATAGGTATTCATCGCCGAAGCAGTGTATAAGGAGCTTATTACGAAGCTGTTTACAAAACTCAGGATATCGATAATGTAAGACTTATACGCATTCGATAACATATTTTTTTCCATCAATTAAATTAGAGGGTTACATGGCCAAAACACCAGTGCGGATTAGATCAGCTTCATCTGATAACTCACCATCCACAAAAGAAGCATTAAAACGATGGGATGTTATAAAGATCCCAGTAGGCGATCTAGTTACCCCAGACCAGACCAGACATATAGTCAATGATGTTTTAGCAGCCCATCCTCACTTAAATGCTATGGCACAAAAACATGCCGAGCAATATGAGGATTCAGAACAAATATACAAACTATGCCCTGACCTTGAGAAGGCAACAGATACGCTGGTAAGCAACATATTATCCCCGACCGATCTAAAGCAAGGGGATTTAAGTATAGGTATTCATCCTGACGCTCCAGCTGAAATGTCTGAGATGGTTAGGAAACATTTCAGTACGGATGAAGGATATAACCTAAATAAGAATCTAGCCGAAACTATTAAAACTGCATTAGTTAAAGTCGGTGCGGATGTCAGGATTCCAATTCCGCCCAGTGCTATCAGCAATGTCATACATCAGAATACTTACGGACTTGAGTCTCTAGGTTCTACTTTGAGCATGACAGATGGTGACGATTTACAGTTACCCCTTATAGGTTACGTTGGTACTGGTAATATGTATAAGGATGGCCCTATAGCGTCTACAGGGCTAGAGAGTGCACTGAGTGATATGGGGAAAGCTCTTATTGATGGAGATAACGACAAACGTAAAAAAGAGATTAGATCAGTAAATAAGGTTCTGCAGGATGAACGAGAAGCTCTATTGAAAAATGCTGGAGAAAAGCCATTAGTAGAGATTACTGATAACCCAGGGTATTTAATTTACGGTCAGTTAAAAACTAACATTTCTGAATACAATCTTGATAACCTATCAGCTAATGCCTGGGGATTGGAATCTAATACTCCGACTAAATTAAATAACTCACCAGGGAATAAAACTGGTGATTTAAAAGAATATCGGGATCATACAGTAAAGCTACTACCTTATATCAAGTTAATGTTTGATAGAAAGGATAGTGAAGAAAATAACCCAATTGTACTACATCCTGTAGCTTCTGCAGTAATACCTGTTCTTAATCCATCCACTAGGAAGCCTGTAGGTTTCTATCTGTTAACTGACGTAGATGGACATCCGTTACGGCCACATATGTACATGAACAGATTCAGACAGTTGTCAGAACGTCTGGATAGGAATGTTCGAGAACAGTCATCTAATGTCAGTTATTCTTTTGGTGTATCATACCCTAGTACTAATAACTTTGCAAGCACTGAACGTAGTAATGCTGCAATTTTATTATCAGCCTATGAAGAGCTGATGGAAGAGGAATTAAGATCTGCTATTTTAAAGGGTAAAACCGGGATGGTGGTAGATATAGCTAAGGTAGATGCTGTATATCGGATGATGTTTGCTAGACAGTTAGCTAAACAAAGGACTAGAATTATCTATATCTCTGCAGAGAAAGTAAATTACTGGGCATATAACTATACTGAGGAGGGGGTAGGTGAATCCCTTATTGAAAAGACTAAGATCTACTCTTCATTAAGAGCTACATTGATGTATGCTAATTTAATGGGAGCTATAAAGTCTGCCATTAATAGAACGCTTGTCACAGTTACCCTAGATGATAACGAGGTAGACCCTAGAGGTACTGTTGAACTGTTATTGAATGAGATGGCAGGACTGATGTCTAATGGTTACCCATTCGGTAAATATCAAAATGCCGATATCGTTGATAGCTTATTAAAATCAGGTACACAAGTACAAGTAAATGGGGGTAAATACCCTAACACTAAAGTTGAATTGGTAGATAGTAAACGCGATGTAACCCCTCCATCCCAAGAACTCCAAGACTATCTTAAAGAAATCCAATACCAAGGTTTTGGTGTATCGCTAGAATTGATAGAAAAAGCTAGCAGTATAGATTTTGCAGCAGAGATAGATTCGATAAATTTAATGCAGTCTAAACTCATGGATGCTAAACGCATTATCACTTGTGTGGAAGCTGCAGATTTCATTAAGAAATATTTACGCTGTGGTGGTAAGTTTTATAATGAATTAAAAGCTACACTAGAGTCAAATAAGTCAAAACTAACTATGGATGAGTTTATAGCTGCATTAACAGTTATACTCCCTACAGCAGATGCGGCTAGACATGATGCGCAGTATAAAGCATATCAAGCCTATGTAACGTTTATAACTGATGCTATTTCAGCAGTGGTATCTGAAACTGAATTAACTGGAATGATGAAAGGTGATAACATACCGAACCAGATAGCTGCATTAAAAGAAATATATATCAATGAATTAAAACGAAGATATCTTAAATCAAGAAATATACTCCCTGAACTATTTGATTTAATAAACGACGTTGATGGAGCAGGGAAATCAGCCATCGAGGAACATATCAAAACTATGGCAGAAGCAGTTGGAACCTATTCTAGATATGCAGCAAAAGCTGAACATACTCAGGATGAAAAAGATAAAGCACAGGAAGATCTGCTTAACCCACCACCTCCTGAAGAAACTGACGAAGGTGTCGATAATGGAGATGGAGGTGAGAACCCTGATGAAACCACTCCAGATGACGGAAGCACTGATGATATGGGTGGCGGAGATGAAGAACTGCCAGACTTAGGAGATGAGGGAGAGACTCCAGACGATGGTACTACGGATGAAGAAACTCCTGCCGATGAAGGAACTCCACCAGAGGAAATTACCTCTGATGAAACAACCACAGGCAATGATGAAGATGAAGAGGAAGCAGAAACACCTGAGAAACCTGCTAAGGGTGCCGACAAGGATATTGATAAAGGTAATAAGAAAGATTAACTCTAGGTAATTTAAAACATATATTATCTATAAGCTGTAGTACCTAACCTATCATATTAGAGGTGATGTATCATGTAAAAATAAAGGTTCGAAATAATCTGGGGGAAGCTATATGCCACTTCCTCCTTTGTCTATCACAGAGGTATAAAAATGAAGATACTGCTATTAGCATTGTTAATTTTACTCAGTCCTAACTTATGGGCTAGTAAAGTTAACAATTCGGGTACTGTATTTAATGATTACAAAAGTGTCATTAAGACCCAAAAGTACGATTCACTATTTAAGAAACATGAGGGAAAAGTACACCCTCATTTAAATCGTCACATGTTAAAGGCGATGGCTATAGTTGAATCCCGTCTAAACCCTAAAGCTGTTTCAAAGGAACATGCTAGAGGACTAATGCAAATTACACCTAGTACTTGGCGTTTAATAGTCAAACAAGACAAATCAATACCCATACGTGGGTACTTTGATCCTAACTATTCTATATTAGCAGCAGTGACGCTACTACATATTGAATTAAACACTTTAGAGCATTTGCCTAATGGGCCTAATAAAGTGGATGTCTTGCTGGCTGCATACAACGCGGGAGGAGGGAATGTATCAAAAGCGATGGATAAATGTAACTCCAGGGCCTTCATGGCATTTAAACGCTGTTTACCGTCTGTGACAGGGAAGTCAAATGCTAAACAGACTGTTAACTATGTACAGGCTGTTAATGCAGTTTACAATGAACTAAGAAAAGAATAACCCACTTACTTATAGGCTATTAACAAATGGACAATTATACACTAACCCTCAGTAATGTATTTACTCAGCTTCTTATCGAGGCTTTGAACAAAGCTCCACTGCCTCGCATCTATACAGGACCTTTGTTGCAGGAGTTATATCAACAAATTGGTTTACAGGAGCAGGCATACAAACAGACACTGGCTGATGAACTTGCTAAGAAACAGCAAGAAGCTGCAGAAGATGCTCAACAAAAACAAATGCTCCTAGATCAGTAATTAGTTAGAGATCCAGAGCCTGAACCTGATGTACCAAGAACTGCACTAGATGCAGCGCTGGATGACATACGAGCTGAAATGGCTCAGAAATATGATGCTGGGTTTGAAACAAAACAGGACTTTAGATTTGCCATATGGGCTCGCCTTAACGATACGATCTAAAAATTACGTCATATATCACCTTACCCTGCTAGCAGGGTAAGGTGATTGTTAAGTGGTTATTTTTTTTTTAGTTCATTATGGCCGTAAGTAGTATGGTATCAGTATATCAGTTCCATTCAAGTTAAACACTAGGTAATTTTCTGGAGTAGCAGGAAGAGCAGCACTAGTACCAGCGGCAGCAGCCGTAGCAGTACTTGAACCTATAGATAGTCCGCCGCCAGCCATTACTACTGTTCCTGATGGCATCTCTACGATTAAGTTTCTAGACAATGTAATCGTACCATCCACTGCTGGAACATTTTGTACAATGGAGAGAATTGACGTATTCTCAGGCACTCCTAATCCTTTAACAGGGAGGTTATTAGTAAGACCAGTTACATCAGTTACAGTTATTACATTTTGTTCACTAGCGGCGTTAGAGTTCGTAGTTATGTTTATTGCCGCAGCTACTGGAGCCGTAGCAGATTGTACTACCACTTGATTTGAAAATAAGCCATTTCCTAATAAATATAACCATCCTTGTCCTGTAGTAGGACCGCCTCCTGCTGCTGCTAAGAGTACGTCGTAGGTAGGATTGCCACTACTATAGAATGCAATGGCTGGGTTACTAGCTACGCTATGAGACCCGATATTCATGGTGGCTCCAGCTCCATTTAGATTAAAAGCATTAACCCCTGCATAATCCAGAATGACTCCAGAACTATTTACATTAAATGCTCCAGGTATAGTTATTCCCTCACAGACAATATTTCCGCTAGTAATAAATGAACCGTCAGTTAGGAATCCTGCAACTGTAGAATTAGTTGATAAATCAACTATGTTAATAGCCCCACGACTTACCCCATCTACAACCTCAGTACCAAAGTCAATCCCAGCACCATGTGAGACTCCTGCTGATGAAGTAGCAGAACTTGAAATACGGGAAGTAACTACATTGTTATTATCGTACCATTCCATAGCATGATTTCTACCAAATGCAATTGCTGTTCCTCTACCGTTATCAAAGCCATTAGTTCCAGCGATAGCAAAGTTAGAAAAGATGATACCTTTATCAAAATTAGAAGTAGGTGTAGGTTTTCCATCGTTAGAGTTAATATGGAGTGCGGCGGAGGCAGTTCCTACATTGTAATGGTCTGCTAATTCTCCGCCGGAAGCTAATGCTAAACCCACAGTCATTCCATTGGATATCATTGCAAATGGATAGATTGGTACAGTGTTACCCATATTGGCTATATCTAACTCTGCTACGAGTAGTCCTCCGCCTACGTATGGGTCTCTGACTGCGCTACCATAATAAACCCATCCGTCTGGTGTTTCTCCAAGATAAGCATAGATGTTAGCTCCATCTGGAATTATAGCGGTCAGATCACTAGATAATGTAATTGATACGTCTGGCTCTATTGCAATTATTTTAGCATTGCCTTGTATTCCAGGACCGCCCACACCTTGTCCAACTGATACCCCTACTGTGCTGGTAACTGCTATCACCGGCTGCCCTGAAGCTGCTTCAATGCTAGTAGTCAGAGTAATGTCACCACCCCCTTCGGCTCCTAAGTTATTATTCCAAAAGAAACCAGAATAAGGGATGTTAGCAGTACCTGGATTATCAGGAGCGCCAGCTGATTGAGATCCAGAAAATATACCAATTTGGTTAATAGAACCTAGGACATTAAAGGCGCTAGCTTCAGGAAGATATGCGTATGGTTTAATTGTTGATCCGCCGCTGGTATAACTGTAAGCAGTATCAACCCAGGTGTTAGTTAGAGCTCCAAACTTTACAATTTTATCATGCTGTGAAAATCCCCCTGCACCAGTAAAGAATACCCCATCTTCAATTAACCAGGTAGTATTTGTTCCAGCTACCGCACTATTTAAATGATAAGTTCCTGGAGATACAAGAACAAAACTATTACTTACTGTACTATTAGCAAAAGCTGTATCTGATGCAGTTACGCCACTTGGGTCCGCTCCTCGTGTGATTGGATTAACAGTGTATGGAGTATTAGAATCCAGATTGCCTAACACTGAATTCAGATTAGCAATTTGTGTTTTAAGAGTGTTTATATCAGATACATTAGTTGCTTGGATGTTAGCTAGGTTATTAAGTTTATTTGCTAAAAACATACCTGACTGCACTGGAGCACGTCTACCAGTCAAAGCATCTTCTACCTTTTGTAAAGCTGTAGTAACAGCAGTGACACCATCCAGATCCATAATAGAGTGTGGATGATTTGGCACTGGAGGATATTGCTGAGGTCTGTTAACTGTATTAAAGAAATCTATATCGGTAGGAGGAACAGAAAGCAATTGCAGAATCTGCAATGCTAGAGCATCTGAGTTACCTTCTGGTCCACCTACTGCTTGATAAGTCAGAGCAACATTACCTGATAAGGTAGGGTTGATTATCTTTATCCCAGTATATGCAGGTCGTCCAGTTAAACGATTTACACTAGCACTGTAACCTATTAAGATGTAGTCTACTCCTAGTGTCAGAAGCGTGCTAGATGGCAATGATACTACCACCATCGAATCCCTATAGAACAGTCCTTGTTCAGTGATTATAGCAGCTCCTGGACTTAAAATAACCGCATGTATCTCATTAGGAACTAGATTACTTATCGCAGCCCCTGTATTATCAAATGGTAATAAAATCATTATACTCTCCCTTAGAGCAATTAATAAATCGTTAACATATTTATTTCAAGCATTTTATACCTTATCATCCTCTGGCATATATATGCCAGAGGATGATATCATTAATATTAAAAATCTCTATCTACAGACACGGTGTAACTCCAGTCGGCCATACTGGTAACGGCCGATGCAATGCCGGTTAGCTTATTTACCACTCCTAATATACTAGGAGGGCTGGATACATCAATTCTAGAAACATAAGCCGAATATGGACTGGTATAATCAGCTGCCACCTTAGATGCTTGTATGTAAGAGGTGTTTGTGGTGGCGGTAAACGTAAATACATAACCAGTTATACCAAACGAGATAGTGATAGCCCCACCAGATAGATCACTGGCATCTATGGCTGTACCTACCATAATTGTAGTTGAGTTACCTTCCGGTATTCCAGTTGCCGTAGTGTCAATGGCAACTGTATAGGTTATTCCTGGGACGGTTGTTAAAGCTTGATAAATTGCAGTAGTTGATGTACTACCGGCGAATGAAGCGTCTAATCCTACAGCGTTTCCCGGCGCTGGGGACATTGATAGCATAGAGATATGGGCGGAAGTGGTATCTCCTGTTAATGCATAGTTCCAATTGAGTGGGAAGATTATACTACCGACACCTGTCGAATCAGTAAAGATATGATTCGCTACAAGGTTATTTGTTTCAGGACTTAAACCAGAAATATTAAATCCCACTTGTAAACTATCATACCATAATGCTGCAGGTAGCCATATAGGGGTCAAGGTTGCTCCACTCAGTTGGGTATAACATAGTAGTGGATTACTGACAACATCACCAGAAGAGTAACCACTTTCAGCATTAATGCAAGTCATGGATAGTTGCACATTTAAATTGCTATATCCTAAATTATGAGTTAGCGTCGCTGTAACACTAGTTGGTTCCCCTACAACTGGCACAGATTCAAATGTTCCAGCGATAGCATAAGTGAGTACAGAATCTATTGTAGTAGGACCTACTGTAACTTCACCTACACATATACTGGGTTTTGTCACGACTCCATCTAAATACCAGAGTCCAGAAGTTGCAACGTATAACATCTGTCCAGCGGTAGTGGTACTAGGGGTGCCTGACTTGATATAGATTGGGGATAAATCAAAGCTACTATATAACAAAGTCCCATCAGTCGCTATCTGAACAAAAAGATACTTATGAGAATTTAGATCAGTTAGAGTCCAAGCCGTATCCACATCCGCAGATATTGTAATGACTTTATTAATGGCTCCGTGATAATTATAGCCATCGGGAATCGATAATGTTAAAGGAACTTCAGTACCATAAATACCAATATTAAGACTAGCTGATTTAAATAGAAAAGGCAGTCCTGTATTACTATCCCCTAGACCATTTAACACTATGCAGCGTTTATTGGAACTAGAGTAAGGGTTTGCACCTAATAATCCACTATCAGTTATCGCTGTATTTAATGCCGTAACAGTAGTGACAGCAGTTGATAATTCATCTACCGTTAACCCTGCCTGAGCCATGGACACTAACCAGTTTTGAAAACTACTATTTAACACACTGTAAGTAGATTCAAGATTCTGATATGCAGTAGCTAACTCTCTAACTACTCCATTCGGAGCTGTCATATTGTTACCAATCGCTTCTAACTGTTTACCTAATACGAACACGTTAGCAGTTTGTGACAACAGATCTGTGATTTTTTGATTAGCTGTTACAGCCCCATCACCAACCAGACCTTGCCAGATTGTTAAATTGGCTGTATCAAAACTACCTAATGCTAAAATCTCTTCTAACAGTACAGTGTCTTTCACTCCACCTACGGCTTGGTAAGTAACGGTAACACTAGTCCATGCAGTTCTATTTTGTAATAGAAAGTAGGTATATGCTTCAAGTCCACACAGATTAAAGATAATAGCAAATACTGGAGACAACATATAGTCAGCGCCATAGACTAATTCGCGAGTAGCCCCACCTACTGTCTCTACGCCAGTTATAGTTAAGCCTAAAGCATAGAAAGGGCCGTTAGCAGTAAATATAGCTGCAGATCCAGATACTGGCGTAGTTTCATCTACTACCTTATTAGCTACATTCGTTCCAGTTGAATCAAACGTGTATGTAATAGTACCAGCCATTACTCCACTGGCAAAATACCCATCTAAAATATCACTCATTTCATTATCCTCATTATTTATATCTGATGCAGAAAGTTACTTGAAGACCAGCTGCTAAGTTTTGAGTACTGGTAGGGCCGTCTGTAGTGGGGGTGGCTGGAGTAAGAGTTGTCAAGCAATTCGTCGTCCCACCGCTTTGAGGCTGAAGGCCACCCGCTAACTGGTAGCTATGCTCGTGAGCCATTACGGCCCCGTCGGTGGGGGTACCAATAGTCCCACCTGTAAGAATTTGCACTAGTGACAATCCAGGAGTAGCAACAGGTAGTTTAAAATTGGTAATCCCATCACCGCCATAAGCATTACCAATTTTGGCAAATAATAAAGGGTAATCTGCAATCAAAAGAGAAGTTGCTGCTGTTGTTGGTAGTGCTAGAAAGCCGTCAGGAGCTACAGTGCCAAGGTATTGAATAATTTCCGCAACAGGGTTAGGAGGACTCACTCCAGAGGCAGGATTTAACAATATCCAATTACCATTTCTATGCTGCAGAATCATCTGGAACCCAGCACCAAAAATATCCCCTGGCACTAAAGCTTGACCAGCTCCCTTCAATATTACTTCCGGAGTAGTTTCAGGTAACTGAAAAGTTGGAATACTCGTAAGGTTTGCAGCTATTGCTTGAATTATTAGAGTGGTACATCCAGAAGCTACACTGTTAAGGTTAACAGGAAGAGTTCCAATAATGGCATCAGAGCTTCCAGTAGCTACTCCTACACTAAAACTCCCTTCTTGTATAGCTAACTTAAGGTTATCAGCGGTAGCGGTTATTGTAGCTAAAGCATCTGCAGTCTGTGTAGCAGACATATATTCTCCAGCTAATATCCCTGTCTGATCGAATATAGTTTTCCATCCATTAGTTAGTGTAGTTAAAACATTCACTTTATTATTGAGTGCAGCCACTCCACTAATGTAACGCTTTACCGTCTCTACATTAGTTTTACTTAATTCTATTAGATCATTGATCTTATCTAAAACTTGTCCGTTTATCATAATTGTTTACTCGGCAAAAGAAAAATAAGATATAAAGGTAACTAATGTTACCTTTATATACTTTAGCAATGGTTTGATTTACGGAGCAGTAGATCCATTGTAATTGATTGGTATTGTAATATTTATACCATTCATTACAGCGCTAATATAACCAGTATGCTCCGTGGCTGGGGCCGTAGTGTAAGCATCTGATAGTACCAGGAATCCACCAGCCCCATTACCGATATGAACAGCTCCGCTATTATCTACCTGGAACAGGGCTGAAGTTGTATCGTTTCTAAGCAGTGTTAAGAAATTACCAGAAGGACTTGAATCAGAACTCCTTACGCCAACATACATGTCTCCTTCAGCAGGGGTTCCAGTTTGTGGAATTTGTGAAACTAAGATCCCGGTGGTAAAAGTATTCAAGTAAGTTCCAGTAGGGCTATTAGTTGGACCAATAACTACCCCAGTTGCACTAGAGGCAATTGTAATTCCATTAATGGCATTCTTGATATTTACACCCGTGGTAAATGGACGAGTACCATCAATGCCAATTGCTTGAGCCGAACTAACGGCTCCGGTTCCATAAATGTGGACTGGAGCATCATTAGTAGTAGCAGTGCTGTTAGTTGTATGAACTATATCGATGCCATAGAGTTTACCAGTAGTACCAGTGTCTGACTCTGAGAGAATCTTTACTGCAGAAAGCCCGCCATATGTAGGTGAGTTTACTGCACTCTCTAAATGTGCACTGTAGACCACAACGCTATCCCACCCAGTCTTTCCCGCTAGCTGGGTAAAGTCATAAGCTACTCCAGTAAAACCGCCAGCAGTAGGACGTACCCCGGAAGGTGCAAAGTTAGCCAAAGTTGATAATGGTTGGATGTTAACAGCTAACAAATCCCTAGGCCATGTAGTGCTCGTGAATGTGGCAGTGGGATCGATATCAAAGATTACATTGTCAGCAGCAAATGTAGATTCAGGAGTAGCATTAATAACCCAACTACCAGCAGGTATTCGAATATTCCCTCCCCAAGTACCAAGTCCTCCAACTGCATTCAGCAAAGCTCCATCTGAATAACATCCACTTAACCCAGTAGTGCAATTTGGTATACCGCCCCAGTCGATAATACTCGTACCGTATTTAAAATTAGCTTCATCTACAGCCCCTGCGGTAGCTGTAAAGTTAGTGTTAAGCTGACTGATAGTCAGTCCAGGTCCACCGGATGATACAGTATGAATCTCGGGTGACACGTAAGTTGGAGCGGCAGTAACAACTGCTGATGTAAACGTCAGTGCAGCTACCATTAATAGTCTTGAAATTTTACTATTCTTCATTTTTTATTTCCTCTTTATTAAAAGCCAATGGCATAATAGGTTACTCTTCTACTTCCTGTATAACTAGGGTCTAAAGTTATACTCACGTTTACATTGTAATCCTTAGGGGCAGACCATCTGATGGTGTCAAGGGTAGGAGGGACTTCTGGATCATCTGCAGCTATAGTGCAGAAGACACTTAAGCATTTATTTGGAAAGTTCTTCCCTACAAACAAAAGCGTGTTAGGGATATTAACATTCTTAAATTTGTAACTACCATGCTTGATAGTAAAACCATTTAAAGGTATCTCGTAATGGTCTATGTTTGGAACTGGAGTTACACCTGGCAAACGATTTTCTAAGTTTAAAATCATTTCAGCAAATGCACTATTATTACTGTTTACTGAGGACATCAGGTTCAGTAGTGGTAACATTGTAGAGTTAGCCCAGAAACCAGATAAGCCACCAATATCATCAATAGAGACATCTTGTCTAGTCCTTACTGCAGTCGATAAGTACATTAAGGCCTGGCAGATGATAGGGTATTCAGTCATGGCACTAGCCATTAATGAATGGGGAGTTGGTGGAAAGCTAGTAGGAGCAGTACTCCAGTCAATAGCCATATACTCATCAACTGTATCTAACAGTCCATCTGCTATTATTGTAGCTTTATCAACCACATATTCACCACCCACGGTTTGGTAGTTTATATAGTAGCCTCCTACTGAATTACGAGGAAGCATGTTAATGGCACCATATACATCCAGACCGATAGCATCACTAGCTTGCGCCCAGTGTAATGATAAGGTGTAATGAACGTTTTCAGTTAAAGTAGCTCCGTTACTGGCGACTATACTTAACCCTTTTCTATAAAAGGGCGATGCATTAGGTGAGAATAAGTATGATTTTGATGGATCTGTCGCAGTGATCGTATGATACTCGTTAGGTATGAAGTTATCAGGCAGCTCGCCTGTAGGATCAAAAATATACGTACCTGGCATGGTTGTTCCTCAGTTTAAAATTTAACATATGATGATTTCGTAGGGGTATATAAATGATTAATGAAATCTTAGCCAGAAAGGCTAACCAGTGGATTGCACTGAACACAGATGACACAATTGCTACAGCTCTTTCTTATAATAGGGTATTTATTTCCATAACTGATCCTGTAACACTTCTGCTATCCCAATACGATCTATTACAGTTCTCAACTATTAATTCAGTTAGTTCAAGTTTAACTATTCTTGAATTTATTACAGCTTTTAACACAGCTTATCCTCAGTCTCAGACAAGGACACTATCCTTAGCATCTCAGAAGGTTATTAACTACTACACTCTATGGGACTATGGGTTAGTAGCCAATCGTATTAACCCTTCTAATCTAGCACTTTCTCCTAATCCAAATAATTTACCTGACCTCAGCATTACAATAAGTAATAATCTCTGGGGTAATGTTAATGGATTCCAAAATAATCTATTGTTCTTAATTAATGGAGTTATAGCTCCTGAGACATATCTACCTAGTTCAATTCTGATACGACACGGTTCTTTACTAATTGATACTAATCCGCAGCAGACTATTGGAGTGTTAGACTTTACTGCATTAGGTGGTTATACCAGACAGTACTTTACAGCTAGTGATATCGCTCAGTTTTCCAGCACTAACACATCTGCAACTTACCACATTACACTAGCTACTCCTTTAACCGGATCTCCTGTATTAGTATTAAACGGTAGAGTTCATCTATTTGAAGATATTTTTAAAGTAATAAACCCTACCACCTTAGCAGTTACACTAAGTTATGAAATGGTAGTTAAGGAAGCGTTTACAGCAGAACCATCTTTACTGAACTGGATGAGTAGAGTCGATGCAGAGTCAACAGGGTTCAACGTAGGAACCTTTAATGCTATTAATTACCTCACTCAACTTAGCTCCTTCCTTATAACTGTAAATGGAGCATTAAGTTATACAGACGTTCCAGTTATAGATACAGGGTTAGGAAATGCTAGATTGACTTTTTCTGACATTACAGATATTATATTTCTTTCTGATGGAACAATCGGTTACTATGTGGTAAATGAAATGCTTTCAGATTTCAATACAGTTTTGTCTGTATCAGACCCACTGACTAGCAATCTACTTGCTGATACCGAAGTTATCACTAGCAATGCAGTAGTCTCCTCACAGCCTTTAAACTCAATCAAAAAATCTAACCCTATTCAGTGCAAACACCTTTATATATTGTAAATTATGACTATTAAACATCTTGTAGTCAATACACCAACGGATTTATTATGTCTACTATCGTAAAAATTACATGGTCTAAAAAAGAAGGATATGAATGTAGCTCCGCTGGAGATATGAGATTTTCAGCATTTGGCGCTATCATGCCTGATGGAAGAACCTTAGAGCAACATTATCAGTGCGATGTTAAAGGATATGAACCAGGTGGTACTAACTGGAAATTAGGTAAAGGAAAACCACCACTTGATAAATCTACAAAGCCATTTCCTGCGTATCTAAATCTTTGGAAAATCTGGGCTAACTTACCTGGTAACATTGAGTTATTAGAAGAACTATATTTGTTAGCTTTGAAAAATGGTAACAGGTTAAGTGATAAGTTTGCAACCGGTCCGGTAAATCAAGCTCACACTTTATCAGTTATCATAAATGACCTAAAGAAAGAAGTCAAGACTAAGATTACCGCCACCATCTATACTGATGGTTCCGCTAATCCCAATCCAGGCCCTGCAGGTTATGGCTTTGCTGCAACTGATTCAACTGGTAAGAAATACTTAGGCCATGGCCCTACAGCACTACATTCAACCAATAACGTATCTGAGTTATTAGGGGTAGCGTACGGTATTTTGCAGTTAAGAAATAACATACCAACCTTATCGAACATTAATTTATTTTCAGACAGTAAATATGTTTTAAACAATCTGAAGTATTTTGATAACTGGAAAGCAAATGGATTTCTTAAAAGTGATGGACAGCCTGTAGCTAACAAAGAAGTATGGGAGTATCTTGACAGTGTGTTAACCTCGGTTAAGTCTTCTGGGGTTACAATTAAGATGGACTGGGTGAAAGGACACAATGGTAATGAAGGTAATGAGTTAGCTGATAAACAAGCTGACCTAGGAAGACTTGTAGCTTTAGAGAATAAAGTAGATTTGAAGTTTGGTTTAACTGAATTGCATAACTTAACTGTTATACCGTTTATTAAGCTAACTCCGACTGATAAAGTTGCAGAAGCTGTCAACCCTCTGATGTGTGCTAAACGATGGTTCTTCATTACAGGATCTCCTGATCATATTCAGGATAGACCATATTACTTCGGAGCTAATTACGAAGATAAGAAAGATGAAAATAATCGTAACTTAGGTAAACGAACCCCAGATACCATGTACACGATGTTAAAGCCTAAAGAGAGAATCAAACCATTAGATGATCTCCGAGCTGAATTTGAGTATAAGTATAATGATGGCGCCTACCCTATTATCTGCGATCTAAAAAAGATAACGACCAGTAAAGTGTGGACTGACTTATCCGCTGGAGTACGTGAGAATGTAGAATTCTTAGGAGATCTCTTAGTCACCAAAAGTATTGCGGGGAGTGAGTCTGTTAGTTTAGGAAATTTACATTTCCCACCTAAGTTAGCTTTTAGAGTACCAAATGAAATAACACGAGCTAATGACTATATAACTGACTATGAAACACATGCTCACCAGAACTTGTCTCCACAAGAGTGTTCAATACTCTTCTTCGATATAACTGATAAGATATACAGTTCTGATGCTAAAGGTAAAGTCTCTATGCAGAAAGAATTTACTGTCAGTGAGAAGTATATTGATATCGCACTTTCAATACCGTACTATGAAAAGGGAGAAGTGCGTCTACCTGTTACTGATGATGTAATTCGTTTAACTGCGAACTTATCTATGCCTGGTCGTACTTGTTTTTCATCACTGATTAAAGTATCTAAAGAGAAACCTAAAGTGACACTAATAGTTTACGATAGCTGTGAGCGTAGTTGTAGGGTGGCTGTGATCGTTGAATTTAATGGGGATATAGCTTGCTATTTTGCAAGTGATTCCGACTTCATAATAAAGAGGTAATAAATGTCTACAATATATGGTTTTCTGCAAGATAACTATTTTCTTAATGGTTCAAGCACACCTAATCCGGTGGGACAGATCAGTAATAAGAGTCTTACCTACGCTCCTACTGGTATATTTACAGCGGCTAACAGTGCCGCTGACTTATATATTTTCAATCCTAATCTGGTATCAGCTTTAGTTTCATCTACGGCATTAGAGCAGTTAGCTACTGCTCTAAGCGTGATTCCTAATTATCCTGTTGGACTATCATCAGTCCTGAATGATATTGTCGGTATTCTTGGTGCAGGGTTTACGAATATATCGATTGGAGCATTAGTATATAACCCAACCGATGCTAAGAACTATCCATCCTCTATCTCTTTTACATATACAAATGGAGGGGTAAGTCAGAATTACCAGATATGGCTTGCTGATACGAATTTTCAAAATGAATACCCTAGTGGGGTTATAACTGTACTAACCCCAATAGCCAATCTATCTCACCTATACAGTAACTTCGCATTATGTAATGCCGCTATTGGAGCTTTAACTCCACTGAGTATGTCACAGTTAATTGAAGCTCAGCAAGAAGCAGCTCCTCTAGAGAAAACTGTTATCTACTTTACAACTTTCCGGGTATTTAATGTTACAAACTCTAGTCAGTGGTTTGACTTACCAGTAGCGTATATTTGCAATGGTGGCACTTTATTTTGTAACACTGCTAGTTGTAAGGCTGCCTTCATTAATGCCTTACTAACAGAGTCTCTCTTCACTCTACAGCAATGGGAAGTGATCATTCCGACACTGGTACCAACTAACAAGTTTTACGTTATACCTAATTTATCAAATGAAGCAATAGCTGTAGGGACTCCAATCCAAAGTCCAACCATAAATCTCAGTACTACTTCATTAGCTACTCTACAGACTACTTACTTTCCAGATTATGGATCGTCAGTAGATGCCTTAATTGATTATACGGTAGCTCTTTATAACTCAATAGGGTTATTCATATTACCGTGTAACTCAAATCTAACATCGGCTACCTTCCATGATACATTTGGTGATTACTTTTTAGTATCAACTAATGACGTAATCATTAACAGGATGTCAGTAAACACTCAACAGATGGTTACTCTCTTAACTAATATGCTTGTTTTAATTACCACTACCAATGTCTTGGTAACATTACCGGCTGGATACTCTATTGAAGTCAGAAATGGTTTTAACTATCTAGTAGGTAATGTGGGTACCACTACATTATCTGTTCTTATCTAAGGAGAACTTTTTATGTCATTAGCTTTAGCTTTAGGGAGTTATGGCTTATTTACAGCTTTATCTCCATTTGCTATTACTCAAGTAAATTATCAGGTAACTCAACTCAATCTAATAAGTGCACTAGTTTCAAATGGAGTTGATGTATTTAATAGCTTTTATGCACCTGCGGGATTACTTCAAGCACAGTTTACTACAGATCTGACAAATGGCGCTGCTATAGTGACGCTAGAGTCGGAAAATGGACCAACAGTCAATATCCCCTCAAGTTATCTTTCCACCTCACCAGTGGAGCCTGCGGTAGCTTATCATGGAGCAATACTATTTGTAGACTTAGGCGATTTACCTGATGCAGTTTCTTTAGATCAGCTAACCTCTGACATAACTGTTATGGCTGAAGGTGCATTAGGAGTAACTGCTACAGTAACCACAGCGGTTAAACCTGCTAAGAAGCTTTATAGCTATGCAGAATCTTTAGTATTAGAAGCAGAAAGACAAGTAGCCTTAACAACTTATCTCTCATTTTACTCTGGCAAGGTTGCAGCTGATGCAGAATTAGCTGCAGTAAAACTACAGCTTGGTAAATATGCAGATATAATAAAATCACAAATAACCCAGATAGAAGCATTGAAAGCTCAACTGCCTTAAACTCACCGTATATATTACTCCTTCGCATTAATGCGAAGGAGTAATATATTTATTTAGACTTCACCATATATACAGTGTATTTAATTAGAGGAATTAACAATGACAACGACATATAGTAAAGAACAACAAGCTGCGATATTTAAGGGAGTTTCATTAGTACAGAAAGCGTATAACAATACACTGTTCACAGATATGAAGTTTGAAATAGATAAGAATTATGGAGACTATTATCATTCCGATACTTCAGTAGCTATTCCATTACGAGAAACGATGGGAGCAGGCATTATAACTCATGAAGCAGACGGAAGTACTACTGTAGATATAGTTTACAGAGGCACTGAATTTAACACACCTTTTGATGTACTGACTGACTTGACAGATGTTTATACTTATTTAAATCATGAAAACTTTAAACCATGTATACTTCGTCGAGATTTAAAACCAGGCGTTCATGCAGGCGGTCATAAGAGATGGGCAGATTTAATTAGCGATGGTAAGTTTTACAAAAGTTTAAATATGCATTTACGTGGGCATAAATCACCTGACACGTTAAGAGTGTATGGGCATTCTATGGGATGCTGGCCGGCAATATTAACAGCACTTGACATTTTTGCATTAAAGGACGCGGTGGCAATACTACCAGGTAAAGTATTCAATATTGAATGTCACCTATACGCCCCGCCTACTTTCTGCGATTCCGCATTCCTGCAACTAATTAAGTCCATTTTACTACAAATTAGATTTAAGATAACCTTTATTGTTATAGCTCTTGAACATGACATAGTGCCAGATCTTCCATTGGATTTTAAACAAGCATACCCAGTTACCAGGATACCTAGTGAAGGATGGATTATGGAAGAATTGAAACATCATTCAATTGATAGTTATCCAGAAGCACTGAAGAAATACTTTGAAATAGAATTAACATCTTAAATTTAATTATAGTTACTAGTTCTATAATGTGACTGATAATAGTCATCACTTAACCTCACATAGGAAATACAAATGTCTTCACATTCTGCAAAACAACTGGTCTCGGCCAAATTCTCATTTATTGTTTCATTAGTGGTAGCTGCAGCAGCATCCTTTACTCAACTTGACGGTACAATCCTGGCAGTTCAACCAACTGATACTTTTGAATCTTTTGTCCAAAAACTGCAAGCTTCCGTAACCGTATTGCCACAACCACTGCAAGCTTATCTGGATGATGATTCCGGCACTCTGGTTACTGTACCTTATGGCGCTACTGTTGGTGACGTGGTCGTTTGGGCCGATGATGCCATCCCAGCAGTTGCTGCAGCCGGTACCACTTTCTTTACTGCAGCTGAATGGGCTACTCTGATTGAACCAGGTTCTGAAGTTGATTCAGCTGCTGTCGCTGCAGTAGCTGACACTGCACCTGTGGCCGATACCGCTCCTGTGTCTGAAGGTTTTGACACTGCACCTGTGGCCGATACCGCCCCTGTAGCTTAATCTTTATTCGGCCAGGTGACTTCACTTAGCACCAAAACTATTACCCCCAGCATTAATGCTGGGGGTAATACCCAAGGTACCTCAACTGCTTCTCCAAATGTAGATCAAAATAATATAACCGAAGTAGGTCAGTTAGCTACGGTAGCAGTTAATGCAGCAACTGATGCTGGTACTGGTAATATTATTGGTGCAGGCTTTAATGGCTTTGCTGCATTAGTGATAGCTGCTGAATTAGTTGAGCAGAATATAAGAGTAATGGAAGCGCATCATGAAATTGAAAAAACAATTAATAATGAGACTAACGATCAGCTTGATGCTGATCTTGCAAGGTTGCGGGAGCTTTAATTGTAACAACGGTTTTATCATTCCTTCTAAGAGTGTTACAGACGGAATGCTGATTGACGAAAAGAGAAGCTTAGACATTCGGGCTCAGGAATTTAAAAATGACTGCCCTTCTGGAAAATTTATCACCTTATAAGGAAAACATAATGAACAAAATTACTACTGTATTATTTTTCACCGTCATTGCATTTATGATGATGGCTTGTTCAACTACACCAGTCACACCTCAGGTGATTGAACAGACCGTTCAGAATGCAGCAAATGACTTTTGTGCATTAGCCCCTACAGTCACTAAGGTGGTTATCACAGTTGAACAAGCCACTGGCGTTGATGCTAAAACTCAAAATGCTACTACTAATGCAGCTACTGCTACGGCAGTGGGTTGTACTGCCGTGAACCTCGTATCTACTTTGTCCGGTACTCCTACTACATCTACCACTCTGGTAGCTCCATCGTCTGGTACTATTACTGCTGCAGCTCCTGTAACTGTAAAGCCGTAATGTCTATCGCCTCGGAGATGGTTCCATATATTGGAACTAAGGCAGTTAGAGCAGTTCCCATGACCCTAGGTGCATATGAGTTATATCGTGGTGACGGTTTTAAGGTAGATACTCACTACGACGATCCTTTAGCTGCTGGATATTTGGTTGAGTACGATAATACAAGTAAACCTAATCATACTTCCCATATTGGGTATATTTCTTGGTCACCTAAATCTGTATTTGAGGCAGCTTATTCCCCCATCTTTGATACTGTGGGATATAGTTGGAGTGCAGCTATCCGACTCATAACTAAATTCCCTAACGAACTTATCATGTTTCACACTGATATGGGTGAATTAGAACACATCAAAGCAGCACCTAGTTTAAACAATGGAGCTGTAAGATTCATTCATGCCAAAGGAGTGCATTGGGAATACTATTTAGACATTCCGTTATCTGATTTGGCTAGAGTAGATTGGACTGTTAAAAATCGTAAACATTTGTAATATTACTTAGGGGTATCAGGCACTCATGTGAGTGCCTGATACCCCTGCTTTCGTAATTATATGTTAATAATCTCATCGGTTAATACCATTCTAAGTACCCTAGTTCGCTGAATATTAATGGGTAATTTTTACATCGACAGATAAGGAATAAAATGAAAACTATTATACAGGCAATTGGGATAAGCTTACTCCTATTTTCTATTTCAGTATTGGCTACTGGACCATTAACTACTACTCCCACACTTCGTACTGTAACGATCGGTGGCGGTGGAGCTGAAACCTTCGGTCCTGGTTTAACAACTGATCAAATTAATGCAAACTTTAACAATATAGCAGCAGTGGCGAATGATGCCAATGTTAAAGTGATTAGTGTCACTGACTATGGAGCTATTCCTAATTCTATATCTGACCAATACGGTGCCTTTGCTGCGGCAGTTTCTGCAGTAACTACTTCTGGTACTCCTCTGTATGGTGCATCTATTCAAGTACCTTCAGGTAACTATGTATTGTCAGCTGCACCTAACTGGAGCTCAAATAGTATCCAGTGGGTATTTGCAAATCATGTTACATTTTCTGGAGTAGGGGCTTCGAGTTTTCCTCGTGCTAATACTAACCCCACTACGATGCCGGTATCTGGAATCTTTAGTCAGTTTTATGATTCAGTGACTTCACCTAGTGGTGGCGGACCATCTGCATTGACTTCTGAAATATTTCAACCTACCACTGCTACCGGTAATTACATTGCTGGGTATTTTGGAGCACAGGGATCGTCTACTGTTAATACTGCATATGTCGGAGGGGTATGGGGACTGAATGTAGTCGCTAACTCACTGGCAGGTATGACTGGAACTATAACTGGAGTTGAGATAGATGTTAATACTACTTCTGCGGTATTAACTAACTCTTCTGGATTATCCATACAGGGACTTGGAACGTATAATGCCAGTGATGCCATAAAAATAGCTAGAAGCGACTCTAGCTTATGGACATACGGTTTAGATATGTACAATGTTGTAAATGGCATTCTAATCAATCCAACTACTTTAGGTTTAACTATCGGCTCTCCAGCAGGGGGACAGGGTTCATTAGCTCCGCAGGCTATTACCGTAGAACAGATAAGCAATAATGCAATGAGTGATATACTATTTGCAAATCGCGCAACTGACGTAGCCCCAGTGGGTAGTTTTTTACGGTTAGCTAATGCTGCTAATAATTTAAATTTATTTAAAGTGGATATAAGTGGTAACTTATATGCTGGTAGATTGGCAAGTATCGGAGGACCTACTCCTGCACTGACTAGTTGTGGAACTAGCCCTAGTGTGACTACCGGTAGTGTTGCTAACATGGGTCAAATAACTTTTGGCACTGGCACCCCTACTAGCTGTACGTTAACATTCCCTGTTGCTTTTGATAGTTCTGCTTTCTGTACAGCAACTCCTGCTTCAGCTTATACCGGGACTTATTATTTTAGTACTTCTTCAGCTACAGGGTTTACACTAACTTTAGGTACCGGAACAAATTCAGTTGTATTCAATTACATCTGTTTTGGTAATTGATAGGAGATTACAATGACCGATTACAGTAGTGATGGGTTTAGCGGCGATGGTTATTTTAAGAATGATGCAATACGTCCCAATGTAACTACCGATAACCCGATATTACCAACTGGTTATTTGGCTCCTGGAGTTAATTATCTTCAAGAGCCTACCACCATAGTTTATGACCCAACAGGAGCTTTACTAGGAAACCTTGTTTTCGGTGAAACTACCAGCCCTGTTACAGAACCCGATATATGGACATTAGAAGGTCCTTTCTATCAGCAAGGTTTAACAGTCACAGGAGTCTTATCTTCCGGTGGAGCGCCTCAGGAATTGGTTCCTTTCCTTGATTATACCTTCTCTCCTTTATATGGTAAGATGACTGATCAAATTGGACTACCTATTTACAGTTACTTATTGTTAACAAATACTTCAAACTGGGCTAGTGTCACCACCACTTATCAAGCTGTAGGTTGTGCAAGGGACGCTATTTTATTACAAGAGATAGTAGACCTTGGAACTTTTGATAGAACTAATTTAACAGTCTGGGAAGGGTTAGTAGGTGATAGCATTATTACCACGGATGACATCTTACCTGATGTATTAACAAATGGCGAAACTGTTTATATACTGTCAAAGAAATTAAACACGTTAGCTGCTCAGTTACAAGGGCCTAACGTATATAAATCAGGGCTAGAGGCTCTGAAATTAGATGTGACTAATGAACTATCTATTCTGCAATCTACAGTTAATAGTTTATCAGCTACAGTGTCGCAATATTTAGTGGTGTAAGTTTTAATTCAATATACCTCACATGTAATATGTGAGGTATATACACGAATTTAATATGAGGTTAAACAATGATTAAATCAATACGGATGATAGATTTTGCAGATGGACATCCTTTAGTTATAGAAAACTTAGGGTTAATAAACTTACTAATATCAGAAAATCATGGATATGGAAAGACGAAACTACTCCGTCATATCCATATGGAATCTAGACCAAGAATCAAATATTTTTCAGCACCTTACTTAGATACAATGTTGGTAAGTGTGATTAGTCAGATCGAATACAGTACTGTAAGTTCTGATGTTTTAAATGGATATATTGATCGAGTTGGACAATTATTTGACTTAAAAATACCCTTAACAGAAACACTACACCAGTGGCAGCGCTCAACTGATTTTGTAAACTTAAGAGTATGCAAAGTTCTTTTGATGATAATAAGATTAGTGAATAGCCGAGATGGAACTATCATAGTAGATGAAATCGATTATGGTTTGCATTATAGAAGCCAGTTAGCTCTTTGGGAACTCATTTATGAATTAGCTTTGATTTATAATGTGCAGGTAATTGCTAGTACGATGAACAAAGATAGCCGTATGGCTATGTTGGCTACTGGATTAAATGACCCTATGACTGACGCCAAGTATATCATGTTACGTTATAGTAGCACTGAGTCTAATTATGGTAGTCCTATCGCTAGGACATACCCGTTACCTGCTTTTGATTGTTTATTAAAGGTATTAGCTTCTGATAGAAACTTTACATAAAACAATATCCATTATAGTACACACCTGTCCATTATGGACAGGTGTGTACTAGTCATTAAAATTTATGCCAGAATTATATGTCATCTTAACTAGGAGGTGTGTTATGACTTTAGAATTACCATTTAATTTTGACACAGTGGGTAATGTAATACCTATAGAAGATTTACAGTTATCACTTGAAACTATAGTCACCTACGTGAATGATCTAGGAACTTCAATAGGGGCTACTGGACCTACAGGTGCTACGGGTTCTGTAGGTCCTATTGGCCCTTCTCAATTTACCACTGTATCATCAGATTTTCAGATAGTGGACAACGTGCTAGAACTATATAGAGCTATTGCAATTAATCATTTTTATAATTCAGTAAATACTGTTGAAATAGGAACAACTATAACCTCAGTAGATTTAATCTGGTCTAGTAATAAAACTCCAACTACTATATCGTTAACTGGAGATGGGACAACCTCTCTTTTATTAACTGCTACGGGGCAGAATATTACAGGTCTGTCATTAACCTCTACAGCAACGTGGAACCTAACTATGTCTGATGGAATTAATGAAGCTTCAGCATATACTACGGTTAATTTTGAACCATTAGCTTATTGGGGAGTCTCTTCATTAACGGCCCTTGATAATGCTGAGGTTTTAGCTTTAGCATCTAGTGACTTTAGCTACGGTACATCCTTAAGTAATGTAGTTTATGACTGCACTGGAGGAGCATATCCGTACTATGTCTATCCTGCTTCATTCGGACTACTTTCAAATGTGACAGTAGGGGGTTTATCCTTCTCAGATTATGAAACAACTGTACTATCGTTAACTAACACTCAAGGCTTCACTCAGTCGTATAATGTCGTTAGATTTAACGGACTTCAAACTGGTAATTCACTTAGGGTGAACTGGTCATGACAGGAACTACACCAATCGCAGGAACTAATATAGCGGCACCAGTGACGCCGTTTACTTCAGCAGATACTTACCCCACTCATTATTCCAAGTATGGACAAGGTGGTTGGCAGGAAATAGACACATTTACTGATACTGCTACTATCTCTACGGAAAGATTAGTGGTGGGGATGGCTGTTTCCTGTAAGGATACTGGAGAGGTCTACCGATTATTAGCAGACAGCTCCTGGGAACCGCTAGGAGTAATAGGTCCAACTGGACCTGCAGGTCCAACTGGTGATATAGGACCTACTGGTCCTACGGGTCCGACAGGCCAAGCCGCTTCTGGCAATCCTATTTATGTTCAAACCATAGCTCCTACAAATCCAGTTCCTGGAGATATTTGGATAGATCCACTTTCCCCGTCTCCTGCCTTTGTAGGACCTACTGGTCCTGCTGGACCTACAGGAGTAAGTGGGCCCACTGGGGCTGATGGAGTTACTGGAGCGACTGGAGCAACCGGTTCGGTATCTACAATAGCTGCTGCTCGTAACACATCCTATCTGTTTACTGACTTTATTTCGTCTACACCTGTTGGAATTGCTCCTTATAACACTTTAAGCATAGGAACTGAAGTACCATGGACAGGACCTCCTACGAGTCTACCTAATGTAAACCACCCTGGAATAATTACGTTATATACTGGCGGAACTTCTGCAGCATCAGGAAATTCAATAACTAGTGATACTGCAGAATACGTCATTGCTCCTGTAGCAATTACTGCTAACCCAAATGGTACTCAACTAGACCATGTGGCTTGTGTACAGTTTAGTACATTTGATGCTACTGACAATTTCTTATCTGGGTTCTCAGATTCGAATGGAGCTAACTACGGTTCTAATGGTGTATTTTTCTATAAAGATACAGCGACCACAATGCGCGGATTCGCTTATTTACAAGGAGCTTGGTTACCTGGTGTGACAGGATATGTACCTGCTGCAGTTACTGCTGGGGGCGCTGGAGCTCAGACAGTTACTTCATTTACCCCATTAGTAAATACATGGTACACTCTACACTTGATAATTTCTATGTCATTTTCAAGTGGTTTAGTCACTGTAGCTGACACCACCGATATAACCTTTACTATAACCGATTCTACAGACACTGTAGTTTGGACAGATACAATTACTCCAACTACTACAGGCGTTCCATCAGCAGATTATATTCCAGGTCCGGCATATCCTGTTAAAAGTCAGGTATCAGGATGGTCTACGGCTGGCACTAATGCTCCATTTTTAAATTTAGATTACATTATCACTCAGGTAAGTAATTTAGTTCGATAATTCAAAGGAGATTTACATGTCAAATTCTTTATATGATAGTGCTCGAATTGCATTCGGTACTGCTGGTATTAATTGGTTAGGAGATAACATTAAAGCCGCTATACTAACACCAGCTTATCCCGGTGGTAGCGTTTCCATCTCTGGGGATAGTGAGTTTACTGCCATTGCCCCGTATATACTGGCAGGTACAACTGCTAGCGTTACACTCACCACTAAGGTTACCTCAGTTGGCGCATTGGCAGGGGCAATGTCTTCTGATCCCGTTACCTTTGTAGCACTGACAGCTGGGCAGATTATAGGGTATATCGCATTATACAAAGATCCCGACCCCACTAATATCAATGGTATTCCTGCGATTGGTAATCAGGCTTCATCTCCATTGATTGCTTTATTTGATTCAGGGTATGGGATTGGTGCAGGAACTAACGGGAGTAACATTGAGATAACATGGGACCCGATTAACGGTATTTTTAGATTGTAGAAATCTATGAACCTTATACCTTTTCCCTTAAGTTATGACTTTAACTACTGGAACTTTACTTACTCCACGTTAGCAGCAGGAGGTTCACAAGCTGGCATAACTGTTAGTACTGCCGAGTACATGAACCCTGCGAGTTCCTCTAACCTTACCACACAGATAGTCGCTGATGTAGGCTCTTTTGGCGGAGTAGATATTAGTATGGATCTACTCCCTAATACGGAGTATACGATAAGCTTTTCTGTAATGGGTATTGATAGCAATGTAGGACCTTTGGCTTTACGGTTATCATATTCTGCACCACCCGGTCCGCCTGAAATGTACTGGAATGGATCAGGAGTAGCAGGGTATAATACAGCGGGAGATGTGTTTGAGTATCCACCACTCTATGTTCCAGGTACTGATTCTTATGTTCAGTACACATGGACACTCACTACGCCATCTACTTGGGTTACTGGATCTACAAATAACACGATATTTACTATCTATCTAACTGGCGCAACTGCACTATCATTCTACGGTTTAGAAGTTAACACAGGGCCAACTCCTGACACATACGTCGAACCTACTTCATTTGCATATGACATAGCGTCAATTCCATACCTTAACAATTATGTTGAACCGTATGCCGCATATTACCCGTCAGTGGATTTATACAATAACATTGGTGAAAGACTCACTATACCATTTGATCCTAGTAGTTTAGCCACTACCACGATATTAGGTAAAAACTTTATCCCGTATGGGAATACATTTGGGAAACTGTTAAACCCTACCACTTATGCATACACTGTAAATCCTTATTCAGGTTTAGTAGTCAATGCTAACACGGTATTAGCTCCAGTAGACCCTATAAATAACCCAGCTTACTTAGGTTATTGTGCAGACGTATTAATGCCATCCTCTAATCCAGCACTGTTAACTAATTATAGTGGTGCTACGATAATCTGGCCTAATATTCCAGCTATGGTGATTGGAGATGTGTATACCGTCAGTGTATGGGCAAAAGCTAAATACTTACCATTAACCGCCTCAATAACAATGTCTCCTGGAGGAAATTGGTCTACTGGTATCCAGTCGCCAGGCTCTGAAGGCAATCTAGCAGATCCTGCATGGAAAACTCTTAATGGGTATTTCAGTATAATTCTACAGAACGACACAAATAACGCAGGGCTAAGCAGTGATGAAGGAATTCCTTCGTCGATACATATCCCTACTGCTGATTTATTATTTACTAAACGTGCAGATCAAATTTCTGCTACTTCCATTAATGGAGTATCCTCCTTAGTAATGCAGAGTTATTTAACTGGATTAACTTACGATATATCAACAGTTCTAGAATCAACTTTACCGGTAGATGTCTTAGCTGCTAAGTACGGGGTTGTTCTTTATCAAGATATTCCATATAACGCAAACCTTGATACTTACAATTATGATTTTTGGGCTAAAATAGCTCAGGATCAGTTAGTGACTATCGGTGGTACTTCTTCGGTAGTTATCAATTCTGCAATCCATGCTGAAATAATTAGCTGGGCTATGATTTACACATTACTAGATGGTAGTAAAGTAGTAGTGTTGCAGAAATGGTTTGATACACTTGAAGGAGATTCTTGGAGATGGCAACAGAGTTATGGATATTTAACCTACTCTAGTACATTACAAGATTTTACAAAACCTGTAGGGTTTGGCTTTGTTTTTAGTGGATCGTTGTCCATTTATGGAGGTCTTAGAATTTATGACCATAACCCAGCCGCTTCAGCTCCTTTAGTAATTGACACTGCGACTTGGACTAGATTTAATTTAACATTCACTGCCACGGAAGGAATGTCTGCCTTATCACATTTTTATGACCAGCCTGGTATCAGTACAGGGTCATATGTAGCACCTCAAGACAATAGCTTAAACATCTATATATTTCAACCAACAGAGCCTATTCCTAATACTACATTTTTACCTTGGGCTCCAGTATGGTCGGCGGTAGAACTATATGGATTAATGATTAATGCAGGTCCTACCCCTGGGATTTATTTTCCTGATCCATCATCACCTGTAACCTATGGAACTAATGGGATTAAACCTCTAGTCAATACGTCTTCTCCTGCCATCTCATATGCAACTGGAGATATAACGATTTCTGTACCAGGCATTCCTGCGTGGTCAGATAAACCACATCATCCAATTGGTATAAATGTTACTGGATCTAACTCCTACTCATCAGCTTTAACCTTTTTAAATCTGATGAAGTTATCAACTGCTGGAAAGGTCAAGACTATCAATGATCCTACTGGTACTTGGGTTAATGGCCCTGTGCATGGCTGGAACCTTTATAGATCGATATCAGTGAATGGGATAGATACGTCTTTCAATGTCTTAGATACCGAAGTAAATTTATCAGCTCCAACTTTTGTTACAGCAGCAACTACTATGACTAGTTTAGTTGCATCAGGTGATAACTATACTGCTTTTAACCCTACAAACCTAGTACGAACTTTAACAGGTATAGGTGTAGCTCCAAACACAAAAGTAGTTGACTATGTTGTAAGTTTAGATGGTCTCACTATTACATGGACAGTTGACACTCCATTTACAGGGGACTCTAGTGGGTCTTACCAGATACACATGGAATTAGTGGATAGCATTGATGCAATGGCATTAGACTCTGATGGATACCCTACCATCTTACCAGCAGGATATTACCTATATGGGATTGTTTACCGAAGCACTCCGTTGTCATTTATGATGGCAAATGTTTCCATATATGACATGCCTTATCTTCGCTCTGGACTCTATAAATTGACTTGGGATGGTACAGGGACTGTTAGTTTAAATACGAACATCTCCATGGTTCCAGCACAGTTTCCAGCTACTGTAGTATCTGGTACTTCAAATAGCGTTATATATTCAGTAGATTGCAGTGGGAATACCATTGATGGAATATCTACAGCTACAAAAAGCTGTTATGGTCCAACGACCACTATACCGATAACTGACAGTCAAACTGGTTTTGTAATAGCTATACTATCTACCGACCCAGGAGGAACAGGAGATTATGTCAGAAACATTAAGTTGTTTGAAGTGGCTTATGAATCAAACGTATTAGCAGGTGAGATATTCTATCCTGAGTTTATAAGTCGTTTAGCTGATTTTAAATGCTTGAGATTTTTAGACTGGGTACGCGGTGATTCATATCAGCCTTTAACTACAATTGAAAACTTAACAGTAGAATCTGAAGTTAGTTGGACTAATAATAACATGGTTCCTTACAGTGTCATTATTAGCTTATGCAATCAATTGCAAAAGGACTGCTGGTTAAATGTACCACCATATTCAACAGATGGTGATGCATTCTATAAACATATCGCTAACCTCTTTCAAACTACGCTGGATCAGTCATTACGTTTATATGTTGAATATGGCAATGAACAATGGAATGGCGGTTTAGGACCTGGTTACTGGCTAGATAAAGGGGCGGCGTACTACGGGATAGTTAGTCCTATAGTAAACCCTCCCAATCCTGCATTTTATAATGAGATGTATTTCTACGCAATGATGTCCCAATATGTGTTCACTATCTTTGATGATATATTCTCTGGATTTAAGGGACAGTTAATACCTGTAAGGCAATGGGATAATCCTAGAACACAACGACGGCGTCTATTCAGATGCTTAAGTACTATGATTAATGGACAGACCATTACTAGTCAGATATGGCAGTTTGCTTTACTCTTTACTAAGGGCGCATATGGGATACCATATGACGTTATAACACCTAACGCATATATCGATATTTTAAACGATCCAACATATGTTGCTAATCAACGGTCAGCAGCACCTGCTGAATACCCATGGACTATGTCTGAACTAATACCTATCTACTGGAATCAGGCTAATGTACAGATGACCCAGGAGGCTGCGGCTACTGCAGGGATATTAGCTAGTCAACCGTTAGCAGGATACCCCACAGGGTTGTTAGGTGTAGATGCCACAGGTACGCAGTTTAACCCATTAATATGCTTTTATGAAGGAGGCATGGGGAGTGCCGGTCCTGGCCCGCATATGCTTCAAGGATTAACAGATCTATTACAAGGATACGATGGAGCTTTAGCGACTACGTATAACATTACACTAACACAGTTAGAGTGGTGGAAAAATACCATGATACCAATGATGTCTGGAGATACAGATGCTATCGTGTATAATATCTGGGAAACTGCTGGTAACTGGGGAGGGTCTGATCAATGGGGATTAGCAGACAAAGGACTGTATAGCGATACCGAGTATTATCAGTTTCCTAAAGCTACAGTCTTTACTCAGTCTTCAGGTCGTATGGGGTACTCTACCACGATTTTAAATGGAGCACCTCCAGGGTTAATGTTAGCGAAACCACAAGTAAGAATAGGGAATGCCTGGGTTCCTGCTTATAACGTCTATGTAGCTGATGAAACAGGTAATTGGATAATAGCAGGAGGCAATACCTTAAACGTATGGTTAGGTGGTGCTTGGACTAACCCACCATAACACTTCCCATGTAACTATAAGAAAGGATAATTCGTTATGAAATTAACAGATCTTAATCCACGCTGGGTGCAGTATAGTGGACAGAAACTTGGTATTATATTTGACTGCCCACACTGCAGACAAATTAGACTGTCAGTTGCTTTTCATCATGACTTTTTCGAGATAAATAGAAGCTTTGAACTAGACATAGAAGATCAATTTATACTTGCAACTAACCCATCTGCTAAAATCTGGACAGAAACAAATCCAGAACCAGATACGTTCGATAATCTAACACTAACCCCTTCCATTGACTGTTCTGCTAGTGGACACTGGCATGGTTTTATATCAAACGGGTTCATTAAATGAAGTGTACTGCTCAATAACGTAGCGGTTGATAAAGAATGGGTGACTATAATGTCACCCATTCTTTTAATTATTTGAAATCATTCTATGTCATACCAGTCGATATCATATTCTTCAATATAAGGAATTCAAAATGCCTGCACAATTTACACCACCGTTCAATTTTGATACAATAGTAGGAGCCGTTCCTATTGATGACTTACAGCAAACAATTACTGCAATTGCTGCAGCAATCAATAACAATGCTGCCGCTACTCTGCAACTGCAAACAGCTACTTTGTCTACTGGCGTCTCCGGTATCACACTGCCTGCAAATTCCGCAATCACACAAATTGCTGTTCGTAATGCTTCAGATACCGCAGTCACTGCATTTACTGCTGGTACGACCAGTTCTGGCACTGAAGTGTTGACCGCTACTGCCGTAGCTGCTAATGGTAACACTGCTAGTGCTCTTACAATCGTGCATTCTTCAACTTTGGAAGTTAGCGCTTTTGTACCCAGTACCGAACTGTTCTTTAACTGGGTAGGCGCTACTCCTTTGACAATAACCGTTGCTTACTTCATTGTCGGTTAAGGTTAGTCCTGTATACTCAATTTATTTTTAATAAGGATTTATTCTATGCCCGATACTACTATAAAAACGATAAATAACGTAAAGTTAGACCATAACTTTTCTGTTCTGGATTCCCGAGTACATACACTTGAAACTACCCCATCTGGTGCCACCGGTCCTACCGGAGCCACCGGTCCTACCGGAGCCACTTCTGGCATCACTGGCCCAACCGGTGGTACTGGACCTACCGGTGGTACTGGACCTACTGGTCCTACCGGGGCCACTGGACCTACCGGGGCCACTGGACCTACCGGGGCTGCTGGACCTACCGGTCCTACTGGGGCTACCGGTGCTGCTGGCGGTCCATTGACCGCTACTGTTACCTTAGCTGCCAATGGCACTATCGACCTGCCAGCAAAGGCTGTAATTTCAGATATTATCTTTGATAATCCATCTGGAACAGGCGTAACATTGACAGTTGGTACTACTCTGGGTGGGACAGATGTTGTGACCGCTGTTGAATTAGCCAGTGAAACTATTCAAGCTGTCGGAGCTGCAGGTTTAGGTATTCGTGCATTTTACAATATACAAACCCTGTATATCGATTCTGGATATTGGGGCACTGCATCTGCTATCATTACTATAGCTTATACGCTGGCTGGTTAGTCACTGTTAAAATGAGATTGTCTACCGTCCTTAGGGACGGTAGACAATCTTTATTAATATACGACTTTTGTCAATTTTATAGTGCAATCAAATAGAGATATCTAATGTTCTTTAAATCAATATACTTGAAAGGCTGTAAATCCTTACGAGTTTTAAGTAACACTGATGCAATCCAAATCTTCCCAACTACTGATCTAACGATGGTACTTGGAACTAATGGTGGAGGGAAAACAAGTTTACTAAGACAGATAACTCCAGAAGGAGCTACGGAGAAAAACTTTATAATCGGTGGTAGCAAGATAGTAGATATAACTCATCGTGGATCTGAATATAAACTAACTTCAATAGTTGGGAAAACACCAAAACATACTTTTGTTAAAGATGGGACCATTATACATGAGAATGTGACAACCAGTGTCCATAATCAAAAGGTTGTAGAGGAGTTTAACTTCAGCCCAGTTATCCATAAGCTTTTAATAGGTGACTTGCATTTTACTCAAATGACTCCTACTGATCGTAAGGAAATATTAACACTAATAAACCCACTAGATTTAACATATGGGTTAAAGTTTCATTCTGACCTTAAGGAACAGATACATGATACTCAAGCTGTGCTTAAGCATATAACAATTAAAAATGCTGATAACAGAACTAAGTTAAATGCATTAAAGGTACCAGCAAACATTAATGAAACAAAGGAAAAGATAGAAGCTGAAATTAGCAGACTGCTTCCCTTCTCTGTTATGGAAGTAGATAGCGTTCCAGGGACTATCAGCGCCATGCAAAAACAGTTACAAGAGTTAGAAAAGAAGTTTGATAGGTTTGATAACAGAAGAGTTTCGTCTGATAAGATTACCACAATTGAAGATTTAAATGAATATGTAAATGAACTTAGTACTGAGCGTTTAATTATTCAAACTGGGATTGATAACCTAAATAAAGAACACTTTGCTTTGTCTAGTATTGGTTCTGATATTTTAACTCAAGAAATGACAAAAGTGGAAATTGAAGAAAAGATATATTATCTAACTGAGACTCTGGCTAATAAATATAAAGTCGCCATAGATATCCATTTAGACGGAGCTGACTTAGATAAGATGCAGTTAGGCTATGGTAAGATAGGTGAAACCCTTCATGATATATGGAGTTGGTTACCTGCAGTAAATTATACCCAAGAGGAAATTGCAGTTAAAAGAAAGCGTAATAGTTGGATTAATGAAATCGTCATCGATAAGGAAAGAGAGAATAGAGTACTGCAGTCTGACCTTGATCATTATAAAAACCCAGAATCAATTATGACCTGTCCAAGATGTAATACTCAGTTCATTAAGTCAGGTGGAGATCTAGTCACATTAATCAACCATACTAACATAACCTTTAGTGCAAATGTTCAGTTAATCGATGGCTTAAATAAGGAACGTGAAGCACTCTCTATTGAACTATCAGATATACTGGCACAAGAGGAGGCAGTTAGTCGTATCTCCTTACTAAAGCGATATACGGCGGAATGTATGGAGTTCTGGAGTGAGTTTAGTTTAGCGACTGACATTATATTCAAAAGAGACATCACAGCTAATAAATTACACCGATATATTTCAGGAATAACATATGCTAAAGAAAAATTAGAATTGGAAGCAGAACTTAACAGATATTCAAATCATCTATTAGTAGCTCAGTCATATGGGGCACACACAGTAGTTCGAACTGAAGCTATCCAAACTGAAATAAATTACAAACTTGAAAAGGTGAATGAACTTAAGGATGAGTTATCAAAATGTATTAAATTAACAAAGTACATTAAACATTTTTCAGATATATCGGATCAGTATAGTGAACTGGTTAAAGCTCTTAAAGCTAAAGCAGTTGAAGAAGCAGAACAGTCTGTAAAGAAATATGCTAAAACTAAGATATCCGAACATTACAATGAGGTAGCTCAGCTTCTGCATGTCTGGAATAAATATAATGCTCTTTTAAATTCCATAACAGAGCTGGATGATGAGCAAGCTAAGTTATCTGAAGAATTAAAGAATCTACGGATAGCTGAAGTTATTATCTCCCCAGTTAAAGGTGAGATAGCAAGACAGATGCAGGAGTTTATTAATGAGTATACTTCAAGAATTAATCAGATAATAGCTTCTACCTGGTCGTATCATCTGGCTGTTGAACCATGTCCAATAGCAAATGAAACACTGAACTATATATTTCCATTAACTGTGATGGATAAAAACATTAGTGATATTTCCGTTGGTAGTAAAAGTCAACGAGAAATGATCAATCTAGCGTTTACGTTAGTCATGCGTGAGTATCTGGATCTTAAAGATTATCCCTTATACCTTGACGAATTAGGGGTAGGCTATGATGAAGTCCATAGGTCTAACTATATAGAATTTGTAAAGGGACTGTTGAATAGCGACGATTGTAGTCAGATATTTTTCGTTAGTCATTACGATTCAATATTCGGAGCATTCGCTAATGTAGATACTGTTGTTCTTAATGGTGACAACATTACAGTAGACAGAGAAGTGAATCAAATTGTAATATTTAATGAGGAGTATAAAAATGTCTAGTACTGATGATTTGGAAGCAGCTTTAGGTAAGGCTATGCAATTGATAGATAAGTTAAATAGCCGTGTAAACGAGTTAGAAAACCCAAAGACTACTCTGAAGGATATAGGGTATGGTACTGTACTAGCAGATAAAAATAACGACTCTAAGCACCTCTTAGTGCATCTCCATGAGGAGTTTCCAAATATGGAAGGTGATTTATCATCACTTCATACTAGTGTTGAATATTCAGGGACTGATATTCATGGAGAGTCCTATAACCATACACTTCAGTTTAATAGTGGAGTTAAGGCGATCTGGCTTGAAAAACCTAACCAAGCCACTGCAGATTGTTTAGTCACAGGTCAACAGGTAAAGATGTATCAGGCAGGAGATGGAGATAAGTATTATTGGGAAGCATTAGGTAGACAAAAGGAGAAGATGAGAGCTGAGAAAAAGACATACGTCTTTAATGCTTCCAGCGCCCCTAAGGATACTGATATAAATGTAACTCCCGATAACCACTATGTCTTTGAGATAAATGGCCAGGATGGTCATATCACTTTAACGACTTCAAAGGACAACGGAGAAGCTTGTACCTTTACGGTACAGTTAGATACAAAGAAAGGTGCATTTTCCATATCAGATAGTTTAAATAACCATTTTAATATCGATAGCGTAAATGCTAATTTCTTGTATCAGAATACTAAAGGTGGTAAGATTTCTGTGTCAGGAAAGGATATGGTATTAGAAGGAGAAACTCTTCATGCAAGTTTTACTAACATTATTTTAAACGGAGATACTCAAGTAGTAAAAACATTAACAACTGCTAGCATCAAAAATAGCGGGGATATCGCCACTGCAACTATTGGTGATGTTCCGGTAGCTAATTACCAACATAGTTAACAAGAGGAAACAAAATGAAATATCAAGTAAGGTGGCATTTTACTGATTGATGAATTTGAAACAGGGATGAGTCCAGACCTATTGGAAATATTCATTCCATAAACTTTTACACGTAGCTGACGTAGACTTAAGGAAAGCACAATGAATACCAATCTAAAATGTTACATCAAAGGATCTCCGGAACAAGAATTTGACGAAACTGTTACTTATTCAGTTTTACAATTTTTACTAAACGATGAATCAAACTGCGCTGATCCATATCAGGCAAGTGTCGTTTTGGTGTCTGAATATGGTTTCGTATTAGTAAGACCAGTCCATGAAATTTGGATCCTTGTTCCAGTTCCGACATTAATCCGGGTCAGATATGATCAGCCTGAATTTAGTTTTACTTTTGATAAAGTAGCTAGGGTAGAGATGGTTTGGCTCGATCCTGAAAATCCTTTAAGTGACAGGGCAATGGCGTTCACCTTTAAAGACCCATATCCTCCAGTGACAATTAATTTTGGATCGGATCTGGAGAATAATCCTGTTTACCAGGAGGCTAATCGTATCATGCTAAATTTAATGACAGCAGAACCACATAAGCGACCTGCTTCAGTTCTCCTCACTGATAAAATAGAGAGTGATAAAATTGATGAAAGTCTGAAACCTTTATTTAAGGAGTCTGATAGAAGTATGATGCGAACAATGTATGGTTCTGCAGAGGCTCATGGGATGTTCAGTCCTTTCCCTCACCTAGATGAAAGTCTGAAACCTTTATTTAATATGGTTCGAGACTTTCATACAGAAACTATTGGTGAACTATCAGATAAAGAGGATGGAGGGAATCAACTGGATGAGATGTCAGCTTATAAAAAATATGTAAAGGAACAAGAGGCTGAAGATGTTAAACCTTTATGTGAACTACGGCATACGGTAGTGGTAGCCAAGGCCGAAGAAGATGTAGCCGCCATGGTCAAATCTCTAGAAGGACCATCTAAGAAATTAAAAGGTATGACGGATCAGATAAATTTACTACAATTGGTGGCTGACCATGAAGCTTCTGCCGGGAATGAGTTATCTCAGATCGTGCCCAAATATCCCGATGGGTTAGTGGCAGAACCAGATGGGGGGGATAAAGCGAGTGATGATTTATGCGAGTTCCTTCGGCGAGCGTACGAACGTTTAAGTAAGGATAAGGAATTAAATTTGAACAGTCCTGAGGGGTCTATCAGTTCTGAACATCTTCAAGAAATCTTTGATGAAAATAAAACGGAGCCTGATAGAAGTATGATGCGAACAATGTATGGTTCTGCAGAGGCTCATGAGATGTTCAGTCCTTTCCCTCACCTAGATGGAAGTATCAAAAGTTATTGTCTGGACTTGAATGAGTTACCTAAGGAGCTACCCACACCCTCGGGTAGAGATGTCGTAGTACCTCAAACCGCTGAATGTATGAAAGTTTTGTCTGATTCAGTTCAGGGTGTAGATGAGAGAGCTGACAAGAAGATTGATGAAGCTTACCAGCGTCTTAATAATGATGATTTGCGTGAGTTACAAGAGCCAGCCATTGAATGTTTATCCAAACATAAGTGGGAACCTCATCAGGACTCTCACTACTATCTACGTTATCTACGCCTTCGCAGTTGGGAGGAGGGTCCTAAACAATCATCTGGTTTCAGTGGCCAGAGTAAACCTCAGCCATGGCCTTTTGAAATTCTTATAAAAATCTTAAATAAATGTAAAGGTAAGGGTTAAAAATGAAAGAGTATTTTGACTTAATTAATGCCATCCAAAAGGACGGAGAGTTTACTGGAGATAGAACTGGTATGGGAACTCAATCTCTTTTCGGGTATCAGTACCGGATTGATTTAAGAAAAGGATTTCCATTACTGACTTCTAAGAAGATGAATTATAAAAAGATCTTTTTGGATATGCTTTGGATGTTATCAGGTTCAACGAATGTAAAGGACTTGCATAAAGACGGAGTTCATATTTGGGATTCTTGGGCTACCGAAGATGGTAATCTAGGTCCTATCTATGGAAAATTGTGGAGGAGATGGTCAGCTGGTAGGGTTAAGACAGATAGTAGATTTTGCCCAGAAAATATGGAGACTACATTATCAATTTCAACTAGAGTGATCGATCAGATTAGTACGGTAATTGAGAAGATCAAAAAGTTTTCAAATTCAAGAGCTTTAATTGTAACTGCATGGGATCCTGATACAGTACCGGATGAATCAGTCAGTCCCCAAGAGAATGTAAGACAAGGGAGACAATCTCTAGCATCATGTCAGACATTGTTTCAGTTTAAAGTCTACGGTAATCATTTAGATCTTCAGTTATATCAAAGGTCGGCAGATTGTATGCTAGGGGTGCCGTATAACCTAGCAGAATATGCATTGTTACTTCACATGGTGGCTCAACAGTGTGACCTGGTTCCTAGGTTCTTCATTCATAGTTTCGGTGATGCGCATATTTATAATCACCATCGTGAAACTGTAGCGTATCAGTTGACTAGAGAGCATGATCTTTATGATCTACCTACTCTGGTTATTAAGAGAAAGCCTGAATCAATCTTTAAGTACACTTTGGATGATTTTGAAATTATTGACTATGAGTGCCATCAAGCTATCGAGTTTAAAGTAGCAGTTTAATTATTACATTTAGTCTCCTGTCATTAAATGACAGGAGACTATCTAATGGAGGAATAAAATGAAAAAACCTATAACTGTAATTAAATCAACCTTTGAACAAAGGGAGGAACGAAGAGAGTTAGAAGAAGATATTAAGGATAATATCCGAGAAGTGATTCATTCTATTTTAATAGGTACTGTTGATACACATTTCGTAGGAGACATCGATGTAACTGTACGTGGTAGCAGGGAAGGTATAGTTCGTAAATCTAGTCTTACTATAAGGGTTGAAAACCCAGTAACTTATACAAGGGCCAATACGATAGAATGAAAATCATATCACATCCTGGTGAAACAATAAAAGTTCTTTACTTTGAACCTTTAAATGTATCTCAGGCTACATTTGGTAAAATGGTAGGTATAGATCAGAGAACAGTTTCAAAATTATTAGCAGGGAAAATTCCCATTACTACTAATCTAGCTACCAAGTTAGAGCGTTCAATAGGCGACACTGCTGCAAGTTGGCTATTGCAACAACAGTGGTACGATTTAGCACAACAGAGGAAAACTAATGATTAGTACACAACGTAAGTCTACCTTTGAAAGCAGAGAATATAATAGAAAGTGTCTGAACTACTATCGGCAAAGTTTTGCCGATAGTTACAATGGGTTAGAGGCTGAAGTAATAACGAGATATATCCGACATGCGTCATCATCTATTGCAAAGGCAAGTAGATTATTGACCTATGGTCCTCTTTATGGACATATGGTGGATTGCTTCATAAATACCTTGACAGACGTAGAATTGGATATAAAAGATTTACAAGAAGAAGGTATAATCGAATCTGACCAGTATGCTAATATGGTAGCGGAATCTAAACTTTATAGACCGCCGCTAACTTCCTTACATAGAGAAGTGCTAGAGAATACTAAGTGGTCTTTTTAAACTGGAGATATTAAATGGCAATTTCAATAGTGGTTACGATAGATCCTAATGGGGTAATTGCTCTTAATGGGGATCTACCTTGGCAATACTCGAAAGCATTAGAACACTTTGCTCCTATCACACGAGCTATGCCTGTTGTATTAGGGTTCAATGCCTTCCGCTGTACGTCTAACAGTATCAAACGTACCCATAACTTATACTCTCTTTCACGTCGCAATACGGAAGGATTAGTTCAATTGATGGACGGTCTCTTTACTTCAAATAGTCTGGAGAATGTAATAGAAGCTGAAGCAAAGATAGGGAATACTGATTTAGTAGTACTTGGAGGGTATGATCTGTTTGAATTAGTCCTCCCATTTGCGGTAAGGATCTATTTTACTAAGATGCATCTTCCTGTAGAATATACAGAAAAGGATACCATTATTAAATTTCCTCAATTCAGTAAACGAGAATGGGAGTGTACCGAATTAGTTCGTGCAAAGGACTGTAGTCATATAACGTATACACGGAAAGTTCAAAAATAGTTAAAAGATATATTATCTGAGAGATGCAGCAAGTTCTGCATCTCCCTTATTCATTTTGGAGAATTTATGGAAATCAGTAGAGTGAGAGTATCTTTAGAGGATCTTGATTTTTGTCTAATGGAGTTACAATCAGAAGGCACTCCAGCAATAGGTGTAGCGCCTGTGGATAACGACCCTGAAATGGTTGAGGTAACATATATCTCCAATGATACTGGAGAGGTTAAAAGAACTTCTAATTTATGCGCAAAGTTAACAGACTAAATTCAATGCTAAGAAATATTAAATTATTTTCTATGATGATTATAGAGGACGCTGTTACAATTGCTGGAATCTTTATTCTGTTAGCCATCGCTACGATCATCTATGGTTTAATTTCCTTGGCATTCTGGTCAGTGGTTTTTACATTTATAGGTGCAGGAATCTCTATCTTTTAAACTATCGCACATACCTTGCGGTGATGAAAATCGAGAAATTGATGCCAGGAACAAAAGACGAGGATATTAGTAATTTCAATTGATTGATGATGCAGAGCCCTAAGGGCTCTGCATCATCAATAAACTATTTTACTTTTTTTATTTTCAATTTAATCCGTTTGAATATACCTTTGAAAATCAAAAAGAATACTTCAATGAATAAGTTCCTCATTTATCTTCCTAATGTTTTTATACGTTTTAGACTTTCCGTATGAGCGTATGCAGCCACTTTAATTAAGTGGATCACTAATGCCAATAGTTCGAGTTCTTTAGCTCCTTGGTATACCAAGGTCGAGATCATTTGAGATTTAGCCTGACTAAGAGACGATAAATGATTTTCATTTTTTCTTTCAGCATCTGCTAGCTTTCTAAAGTTATTAGATAACTCTTCAGCCTTTTCAGATAACTTCAAGCTTATAATTTTACCAGCTGCAGTCACTGTACCATCGATTAATTTTTCAATAGTCTTTATACCAGTTGAATCTTTATAGATATCGTAAAACTTTCTTTCAGCCAAAGCTTCATCACTTCCTCCACTCTGATTAAAGAACCCTTGTAATTGTTTTAAATTCTCCTCAACTGAATCATCGTAGGTTGGTAATAGCCAGATCTCATCTGCATAATTAGGCTGTGTTGCCATTTTTAAAGCCCATATATTTAAAGGGTCAATCAACCTAACACCTACGTCTTTGTAACTGACTATTATTTTATCCAGTAGTTGTAGATATTCAATGTACTTACCCTGTACATATTCTGGGGTATAAATCGTAAAATGTTCAAGTTCAGTCCTGCTAAACTTTGAAATGATACTTACTGCTTGAGCTGAATCAGAAGCAAGCAAGTTAGCAGGAGATGCAGTAGCTAAAAACTGAGGAACCAATTTACTGACATACCCTGAGAAGTACTTTGTAATCTTTTCAATATTAAGTCCTTCAAGTCCTATGTCTGGATGACTGTAAAGATCAGAAGATAGGAGAAACGCATTATCGTGTGGCATGGAAATTCCTTAATAAAAATGAGTGAAAGCTATTTTATAGTAAACAAATAACAATGAGCAATGAGGATTAGATATGAGTTTTGGTTCAAGAGTACCTTCCACTCCAATTTTAACACCGATGTATAACCTCGGATATATGTTAGACATTCCAACCGGCGAATACCATGAAGGAGAATATGGGAATTATGTGCTCAATGGCGGCTGGGGTGACATTATGTCAATCACTGGCATTGGTCACAGTTATAAGTCAACAGAGAACACCTGCTTTGAACTTAGGGTATTAGACCGTTACCTTTGTGCAGAAGCTCATAAGTATGATTCGGAAAATGTTATGTCTCCAAGTCGTGCAAATGAACTAGGTATCCGTATGGTCAATATCAGCAAAATAGATTTCATGGATCCAGATGACCCAAACATTGGTAGATATACCATTTCATCAATGGGAACAGTTACTGCTGATGGTAAAGTGTTTTACGGTGATTTATTCCAAGAACAAGTGCAAAATTATGCTTTAGAAGTATTTAAAGATAAGAAAGCGAAGTTATACACTACTCCTTTCTTTATAGGAAAACATCAGGTTAAGGTTAAAAAACCATTGTTCCTCTCATACGATTCCCTTTCCATGCTGAAGTTCAGTAAGATAGAGGAAGGTGTGGTAGAGGATCATAAACTTGGAGATAGTGAACAGAATACGATAGCAATGACAGAAGGTAGACTCAAAACGCAGCTGAATAACTCAATGCCTGCATTATGTAGGATGGCAGAAATTCGTATATGCATGACTGCTCATACCCAGAAAGTAGGAGGGATAGTAGGTAAGTTTGATGCTCCTAAACAACGACTAATCTATGGTAAACGGGATTACGAGATTAAAGGAGTAGGTACCTCTTTCATTAAAATCAATGGTCTTATTATAGATATTCAGTCTTGTGATAAGTTTAACAATAAAGAAGCTAAGACTGGAGTGATGTACCCTCTAGTAGAATCCGATAGAAGTGAGCACTGTACTGATTTGAATCTGCTAACAATCGTGATAGCCAGAAACAAGACTGGCTCATCAGGTATGACAATTAGTCATATAGTGTCACAAAGAGAAGGTATATTAGAACATCTTGGTATGTTTAAAACATTAAGAGATCATGGACCTGGTATAGGGTTTGGAATGACTGGGGATAAAACAAAGCAAAGCCATGTTATGGTTCCTGATATTACCTTAACCCGCACTACTGTTAGAGAAAAGATCAACAATAGCTACACTTTACGAAGGGCATTTGAAGTAACATCAGAACTCCTGCAACAGCGCTATATCTTTTCCCCTGAATCAAACATCTACTGGTGCACTCCAGAGGAACTGTACAAAGATATTAAAGAGCAAGGGTATAACTGGGAAACTCTGTTAGGAAAGTCAAGATACTACTGGGTCTTTAAAGAAGAAGAACATATGAACCTACCACAGTTAACAACAATGGATTTATTGAGAATGCGAGCTGGCTTATATACACCTTACTGGTTAAAGTCAGATTTTATTGAAAAAGCAAAAGGTAAGTTAAGAGAAGTACTCGATACTATACCAAAAACAGAATTGAGGGGCTGATATGGCTAAGGCAAAAGAAAATGTCATTCATTCCATTAGATTAATGGCAATGGCATCGTTTGACACTGATAAAGTAAGATCATTAAATGAGTTGTTAAACCTACCAGTAGAAGGTAATAAGGAGGACAATGGTAGTCAGATCGATAACATTAATGCTAGCTTAGAAACAGTATTACGGAATCATGCTGATACCACGGATATACGCTTACATCTTGAGCCTACCTCAGATGTTAAAGCTTATGTTAATATGTTAAAGGTATCCGTACTACCAATGATGATAGAGAAAGGAATTCTCTAATGAAACGTAGAAAAGAAGCCACTGAGTATTGGATTAATTTAATCACTGATCTAAAGAAAGGCAATCAAAACATTGCCTTTTACACAAAGTATCTAAATAACTTATCAGACAAAGCTTTTGATGATTTAGTGGACTTATGTGATACTGGTAATAAGATTTTACCTTACTATGCCCCGAATATAACTGAACCAGATCTCGATGTTGCAGACTGTATTAGAGTAGGTAAGAAATTAAAGCTTAACTTCTTCCAACGATACATAAAGACCTCACCTAGTACGGGAGTTAGACGTTTAACACCTAAACGGTACCCTGTTTTATTAGTTCCATGGAGACGTTTATCGCAGCATGTATCAATTAAAAAGTCAGTAGCTGAAGATACAAAGCATATTGATAATTTATCAGGGCAGGTTATTGGAGCTAGTAAGACTGCAAAGATGTCAAATCCTGAGCTACAGGTATTAGATGCTAAAAATCTTCATCATGGAATATATGAGCTTGCTGGTGTAAAAGGGGGTAATGTTAAAGGACTAAAGCTAGCACAGCGGGATATAATTAATCATGGGACATTCTCACTTGAGGATATAAAGAATTCAGGGCATCGTGCCAAATCACTTGATACAGCTAACGCAATACTGCGTGGTATGTTATATGACTCCAACTTATAGGAAAAACAATGCAACTGACTAATAGTTTAAAACATCAAATCGGTACAACCGCTTATGACTCTGCGGTAGCATTGATTAAAAAATACCCTTCATTAACCAAAAGAGAAGTAGCTCATCTACTAGGTCAGTGTTCACAGGAGAGTATGAACTTTCTGCGAGTACGTGAAAACCTGAACTATAATGCTGCAGGTCTTTTCAGTATGTTTAAGTCTCATTTTAGCACCCTTGCTTCAGCTGAAGCATATGCGCATAATCCTGAAAAAATAGGAAACTATGTATATGCTAATCGTGAAGGTAATGGAGATGAACAATCTGGTGACGGTTATCGTAATAGAGGGGTAGGTTATATCGGACTTACCTTTAAAAACAACATTGAAGCCTTTTGTAAGTTTGCAGGTATACCATTGGATACCGATCCAGACAAGATAGCTTCGAATTATTCCTTAGAAGTAGCGCATTACTTTTTTCATGTTAACCATATCTATCCGCTATGTGTTGATGTGTCAGAAGCTGCAGTGGCTAATGTTACTCGTAAAATCAACAAAGGTCCTCTGGGAGAAATAGGTTTTGATCATCGATTAGCAAACACAAAACTATACGATACTCTGATAAACCCATGAGACCATTAAGAATAATTGTTGAACTGGATGCGTTGTTTGATACCTATCTAGCATGTGTCCACATGCTAGATCGTACGCATACTGAACCACTAATAATGGCAGGGTATCGAGAAAGATACCATAACGACCTATCATTACTTTATAACAAGATAAGTGATAAACATGTCAAAGATTTATATTCTAAACGTGATTTACCAATGTTGAAGTTTTCATTTTCAACTAATATGGTAAACCTTTTAGCAGATAGAATAATAAAATCAAAACTCTTAGGGGATCAAAGCCCTGAAAGCCGAGACATTCAGATTATCTTTAACACATATCCGTACAATTTAACGAGTGCTATTGTTAGAGAATATGCGATTGAATTATCTAATGTCTTAAACACCAAACAAATTAGCAGGATACACCTTCCTCCTGAAGAATTAACTCCAACATTTTTAAAGGATTCATATAGTCGTCTGATACTAGCTAGGTTAGATGACTGGATGATAGCACAAACTGAAAACTTAAAACAATTACCAATTCCATTATTTACAGTGATAGCTCCTGGGTTTATAAAAGATCCGGTAGGACTTGCAGCAGAGATGCGGAAGAAAGGAATTCCCACTGATGACAATAATCTAAAGAGATATCTATCCGGAACCCTTAATCATATTAAACAAACTCTATCCAGTGTAATAGATTTAGAGTTCTATGATCTATCAGATTTTAGCATGACTATCCCTAGCTTATCCACTTTAACTGATGAAGAAAACGATGAAGGTAATAATAGCGGGGAGTAGAGGCATAACTGATTACGGCATTTTGTGTAAGGCCATAAAAGAAAGTCAGTTTGATGAGGATCAGGGAATAACCAGCATAATTTCAGGTCTAGCTAAAGGACCTGATTCATTAGGTAGACTATATGGTAAATACTTTAATATACCAGTGATTGATATGCCTGCTAATTGGGATTCAGATGGTAAAGCCGCAGGCTTCATAAGGAATCAGGCTATGGCTAATCTCTGTGATCATGAGGATGCATTAATTGCTATCTGGGGTGGAGTTTCTAAAGGTACGTCTGATATGGTAAACCGAGCAAAGAAAAGAAATATGAAAATTTTTATTTATCAAATGGAGATATTGAATGAATGACAATGAAATAAATGATATGATTAATACTTCAGCAGAATTACTTCTGTTGTATTTCCATCATGATGCCTGTGCACCATGTAAAGCTTTTAAACCTACTGTAAATAAAATAGTAGGTAAATTCAATGGTAGAGTAAAAATCATTTCAGTAGATGTAACTGAGAGTAATCTTGGGCAGTATTACTCGGTACAGTCAGTACCTACCTTTGCCTTAGTGAAACAAGGTGTGACTTATGAGATTCATTCAGGTAGTATGAGCGAAGCCCCATTAACCAAACTGATTCGGGAATACGTTTAGACATTACATTATCGCAGACACTTAAAGTGTCTGCGATAATAGAGTATCTTTTACTGTTTTTCAATATTTAATTAAACATATATTATCATCATGCGTAAACATAATTGAATATATTTGGAGACTACGAATGGCTACAATGGTTAGAAACGGATTTAAAATTACACTTAGAAGATGGACTGCTATAAGACAGACCTTGTTAAGTATCATTTGGTCAAGAGAAGATTATCAAGCTCTAGCCAAAGTAATCATTACTAAAAAAATGGTATTGGGCCCTGAGGTATTACTAAATGTCGATTTTAGAGATAGAGAGTTGTCAGTTATTACTGATGACGAAACCTGGCTGGCATTAGATACAAAACTGTTAGGTGAATCAATCTATAAAGATACCAAGGATAAACATCATTCAATTGGACATCTTCTGCGCTATATTTATCAGGATTTAAAACTAACAGCTTTAATAACTCCAGAGGAAGAAAAAGCTATATGTGGAACACTAGCTTCAGTATACACTGGGGAGATTATAGAAACAAGCTCCAGTGAGTCTTTTGAGAAAGATACTCTGGAATTTAATATTCATTATCATAACTGGTTATTTGTACTTATGCTAATCGAGATTATATCTCCTTTAGATATAATCCCTTCTGAGTAATTTTAAAGATCTTCCTCATCGAAGATATCAGTCATCAGGATATCGTCCTGTGTAGTAGATAGCTGTCCTGGAACTGGTATGACCTTTGGTAGTTCTAATGCAAATTCTGCTGCTCTACCCACTATATTGGTTAGTGATGGAGTAAATGTTAGCTCTGCATTATCCAATACTTCAAGAACTGCATTAGCTACCTTCCGTCTCATCTCGGAGGATGCTTCTTCTTGTTTCAGTCGTTGTTGTGTCAGTGCTGTTCTGCTTAATGCAGAGGCTGCACTGACTCTTTCTTTAGGAGGCATATCAGTAGCTGAAGCTATCTCTACTAAAATTCGCTGAGATAATGATATTACTTCAGTTGTATTGGTTACATCCACAACTGTCTTATTTTCGTTAGACATTTAAAGCTCCGAGTATTAAATGATAATAAATTATTTATTAAGCCTATTACAGCCAAAACATAAGGACGTATCTGAACATCAAAAATATTTAGACATTCTTCATAGTGATGGTCTCTACATTGATAAATGCATGGGAGTATCAGATCTACTAAATGGCATAGTAGTTGAAAATGTTAGCTATGCTACGATGCGGGAACGCTATATAATATCGTATGTGGAAAACTTAGCTAGTCTAATTACTAGTTTAAAGACCCACCACAGTAGCTTATTAGCTACTGGTAACTGTAACATCTCACCTGCTTGTGACTCTGTAGAGTATCGGTTAGATGTATGGGTTATGGACGACATTGCCTTGTATGGCTATATTGGTATCATTGAAGGCTGGAAGATAGCATTATGGTATATTACTGAAATTAGTAGTTTAACAAAAACAAAGATACATCGAAATTATGTTAGCCGTTCCCTTTATAAGGAACTGGACACATTCTTATCCTTAACTGAGTTTCTAATCAGGGAAGTTCTAAAATGAGTAAATCTACAAACCCCCTTACCAGGATAGTCGATTCTGGGACTTATGGTATTTTAACTGCTAGGTTGGCATTAACAAAAATATTTAGACACTTAACAAATCAGGTAGTCGGTACAAAGGAGACTGAACTACACAGTAGGATGGATCTATGGATAACTAGGACGTACAAGAGTACATTACCTAGAGAAAGGAGTAGTCTTAAAGGTAATACCGCTAATGCATTAGCGGCAGATAAGATGACATGGGGTACGTTTGCTAAGGGAGTTGATATATTAGGATTCCCCAGTTTGTATATCAAAATGATCTTTCTGAAAAAAAATGCAGAATTAAATGGAGTATACACGAATAATAAACTGTATAAAGCAATAGTGGCTGGAGATGAGTTTGATAAAAAGGATATTATATTACATTCTCAAACCTTTAACTTTGCTGACCACTCTTTACTATATGAGCTATGGTATAACAAAACTGCTCAAAAGTTCATTAAGATAGAGAGTACCAAAGCCTTTAAAGAGATCAATGAGTTTAATGAAGCAGATGCATACATACCTGACATTACTGCTGAATATTCAAAAGACCAAATAGACTAAGGGTATGACACTGGGAGATATCTCCCAGTGTCATAATCTATTTTTTTTATAAAAGGATACAACATGAACATTAACGGAATGCCTACATCGCTATTACCTAATATGTCAAATATTTTACCAGTAATGCCTAATCTTAACATAATGAATTCATTGTCAGGATTAACTATACCTACCATACCTAACCTAGGCATTATAACCCCGCCGTTCCCTATGGCAGTTAGACCAATAATACCTACGGTAAATAGCTTTAGAAGAACTCCATTTGCAGAAAGCAATTTAATAGACCCATTCAAAACTTTTGAATTAGCTGTTTTAACTGAGGAACAATTAGCAGTAGATGTAATAACAGATACAATAAATACGATTTTACCACCTGAGATGGTAAATGAAATATTAGCTATGCCAGATTTTGTAGACTATCTGTTAGCTACTGGACAGGATATAATGGGCGTCCTAGGTAATATCATGAATCAGCTTCCTTCACTCTCCTCTTTAGGTAATTTATTGCGAGCATGTCCAATCATGAGCGTGATTAATTCAATCGCTGGGGTAGTTAATGCTGCGATATCAATGGGTCTATCTTTAGTTCATTTTGCTGAAGGGGCTATAATCGCCACATTCCAATTTATCAGTAATGTAGCTAGTGCAGTTAACTCTGTAATTTATAATGCAGAATTTATGGTAGGATCTGTTTTAGCAACAGTTGGAGCTATCGCTAGTGTAGGAACGAGTATTCTCTATAGCGCTGCATTAGTAGCTGGTGTAGCTAGTATGATGATTGGTACTGGGATTTCACTCGTAAGTACTCTAGCTACTATAGGGGTAGGTAGTGTAGCTGCAATAGTAGGAATTAGTTCAATGATGTCCTCTTCTATATTTGGCGCTGTTGCTACAACTGTAGCCTTATTACCATTAGCGGTTGCTTCTAGTATAGGTATGGCTGTAGGAACTATAGCTGCTGTTGGCGCATCGGTATTAGTCAATGCTGTAGCTGGTTTAACCAATGGTTTAGTGGTAGGTGCTTTATCGACTATTGCTGCTGTTGGCGGCATGGCGGCTATAGCTACTTATAGTGCACTGGCTGCTATCTATTCACCTGTTGTAATGGCCTCTAGCTTTACTAATATAGGGTATTACAGTAGTGGGCAGATGGGTTACATCTCTAGCTGCTACAGCGGTTATAGTGCATTTAATCTAAATGCTATTATCCAAGAGTTTTCTCAATTTGCTTTACTGGATTTACAGAATTTTGCACTTCAGTTAAGTTCAATGGGAATTCCTTTATATTTGGAACAATATGGTAGTAGCCCGTATTTACCTTTGGTAAGGTTTGCTCAAAGTTATGGTAGCTCAATAATTAATATTGGAATAACTGCAGTACAGCATAATGCGTCGTATACTCTGCCTGTTTTTAGTCAGGATAATAGAGCTCATGCAATACAGTTAATTACTGTGCTGAGTGCTGTAGGAGGCACTTATGCTCAGACCCTTACTACCTTCGGTTTAACTGATTTAAATGCCGCTAACGCTGAGCTAGTCGGCTTAATTAGCACGTTTGGTGAGACCGCAGTGTTAACATCAGTAGGGTCGTTAGTTACTGCTTTAACTACCACATCTGCGGCTAGTTTAATACAGTTAGTTGATAGCACTTCTAGTTACCCTAGTAAGACTTTATCTTCAGCCTTCAGTGCGATGTCTCAACTGACAGTAGCTAACATTCAATCTATCGTATCAAAACTTTCCTTAACTGAATTAGTTACTTTAATTCACAATTTCAATATAACTGGGGAAGTATTAAACTTCCTAATTAGACAACTAACTGAACTAGCCGCTAAAGTAGGAGATGTAAAAACAGTTTCTTCATTAGTTAGTAATTATCCAAATGTCTTATCTAATGACTATCTAAAATACTTAGTCACTACCATTTTAGCTAATTATAAAATCGGCGCAGATGAAGCATCTGCTGGTTTAACAGTAAGTGCTATTAACCTTACCAACGGTCTGTCACTTATCCTATCTACATGGAATACTACAATTAGAAACAATGAAACCGTCTATGATATAACTTGTTTATTAACAGCAAGTCATGACTCTTTGCTTACATTATCTTATAGTTCAACCTTTGCAGATTCTGCTATATTGCAAATGGATAATGTGTATAATTTACCCTCTTACTTAGCAGCATAGGCAGATACCATGACCCCTTCAACTCTATTCATTGCATTAATTTTATTCACTGTATCTAATCTAGTTTTTAGATACTGGCGAGAAAGGTATATCCTTAAATCGGTAAACTCGTTAAAGATATTGAAGTTAATTGACAATGTAGCAAACTGTAATGTTAAAGAGATCCAGACGATGTGCGATGAGGTAGTAAAAGAATTCCCCTACTTTGCCAGTACCATAGACGCTCTGTATAGTTATTATTACGCACTTGATGTCCTTAAATCTGAATGCAGTCATCACACTCATGCTGGTTTAAATACGAATAAGTTACAGGTTATGCCATATCTGATGTTATACAATCAAACCCCTACTAATACTACTGCCGAAATGATTCTTTCTATTCTTGCTATGCGAGTTAAGATACTGGCTGTCATAAATTATCCCAGTGTGAATAAAGCTAAAAAAATATACATCTTAACTATCTTAAGTAAAACACCTGAAGACCTTCGTGGTTTATTTGATACCATGAATAAATTACACCTGATCCATAAAGGGTTAGGGTTAACTGATAAATGCTCATCATTATATCCAAAACATCAATATGCGGTTCATACAAGGTGACATAGTAAAATTGACAATTAAAGGTCAGTTTGATTTCGTATTACACTGCTGTAATTGTCAGATTGTAGACTTTAAGATTCCAGCCTATATTCAAAAAAAATTTAAACATATATCATCTAAGTGAATGAACCTAAAACATTCATTAAAAAGATCTACCAAAAACCTCCAAAGAGTTGCCGTTGCTCACAATCAACGGCTATTTTTTTGTCTTGGTATAATTTAAAGGAGAGTAAGAATGGCAATAAAGTTAGCGCTGATTGAAATGATATCTACTGATCCCAGTTTAACACCGAACCAGATATATACTCTGGTAAAAAGAATTAGAGCAAAAGAGTTCTCTTCGTCGGAAGAGAACTCTTTTGCAGCTCTTTTACCGTCTCTCATAAGAGAGGATACGGAAGTGGGTAGTAAGTCAAGGATTAGATCAGTAGAGGATCAGATTGTGATTTTCTGTAATCGGTATCATATCGGTACTGTTACTGATGAACGAGTTCTGCCATTAGCGAGATGTCATCCAGATATGGAACGGCAATCTACAAAGAACCGTTTAATCTACGCTAGAGATAGTGTACGAGAGAGTACCTGGTATCGAAAGATTGTAGACGAGTTGGGAGTTGGTGGAACGCTAAATTCCTCAGCGATAACCTCTATATTTGGAAGGAGTATTAAGAAATGAAACCAAGTAGATTTAATAGATTTCTGCTGGAAGTTTATTGGGCCGGACGATCCGATAATAACGAAACAACCAGACGAGGGATGGCTGTTCTGGAACGGATGTTGATGTCTGGTAACTATCCTGAGTTATCTCTGGATAGTTTTGTAAAAATACTGTCAGTGGAAGATATGAGTATTTCAATGACTGGCAGATACCAGAAAATAGTAGTAGCTTACTACGGGCTGGATCATAGAAACAAATGCAGTTCTACTGCTGAACTTGCATTACAATATGACGTAAGTAAGAGCAGGATTAACTATCTCAGACATGCTGCTCTGAAGAAGTTAGCAAAATTAGTCATCTTTAAAAACTTGCACCTTCTGGTGCAGGTAAAGATGATGGTAGACGCATTAGCTGGCGAATCAGCTTAAATTTTGTTTTAATTAAAGGAGAAAAGAAATGAGTCTTTATATATTGTGCCACCGCGATAAGAGAAAATGGTTGAGTGAGAATGGGAGTAGATTAGATTATACTCCTGCTACCGTCAAGGATGGAGGTGAGAGTACATTACTGGTAGCATTCATGGACGATTATTACTACCCGTCCGCAGCCCTCCTTTATAACAAGGAAGATCTACACTACTTTAAAGGTTATGGTATTACTCCACAGCCGATATGGTATGCTGTTGAAATTAATAAGTTAAAGGAGGTGACTATTCCATATTACCATAGATTAATGGAGTAACGTGAATAATCAGAGGACTCCCGGAATGGGAGTCCTCTGATTAACTTCATATATTTTTTCTTTTAGTGCCCAGTAATATGTCCTTGCTTAACAAAGAAAGAGACTATATCCCCTCCTGCAGTTCCACGAGCCCATGTCATAAGGTTATCCATAGTCCAAAAGCTATCAAAGTTCTGTTGTTTTTTAGCATTTCTTATACGCCACCGATTACTTGCATAATACTGATCAGCAAGTCCTAATGACGACCATACTGCCATCAAGTCAGTAAACTTAGTATCTTCATCAAACATAGATACCGCATAACCTGTTCCGGCTAAACTAATAATATCTTTTAATGATAAATCAACAGTAATCGGGATATGTGTAATGCTCGATAAATCCTTTATTGTAATATGAACATCTACTGCAATTGGCTGACCAAATTCATTCCAGCCTAGATTTCCAGCACCACGGGTAATGCTAAAACTAGTTACAATACCAGTCTGAATTTGGGCATAGCCCTTTTGCCACATTTTGCAATAAAATGGATTAGAGTAAGCAGCCCTGCCTGCTGAACGAGCGGCTGCAAAAGGCAACAGCATGGCTAATGGGAAGTATATGTTTTGTAATAGGGCAGTAGGATGACCAGACCAGGATCTAAGAGGTATCACATATGAAGTGCTAGGCATTGTTACGTCAGAGCTATCCCAAAATTCTGGAATGTCTACAAATGCTCTGCCGCCTAACATTGCTAAACCTGATAACCCTACAGCGTCTGCTGTCCCTTGTACTACTTTACTGGCCAAACCTAGAAAGGACTCGACGCTATCTGCTATAAAACTATCCCCGATATTACCATTAGCTACAGAAAACAATTTCTCCCTATTAACACGTGACGTGTCATTCATTTTACCTGCGATATCAGATGGTTTAGTGGTACTAGAAAATGACTCAGATACTGTACGCTCATAGTCTACTGCAAAGCTTACAAATGCAGATCCGTCTCTCAGTTCTGCTTCCATATAGTCAGCATATTTTTGTAGATGATCAGCTACTGTCATAGATAGCTGTGTTTCCGCTTTTAAAATTGAACTGACAGATTTATTATCTTTAATTGAAGTAGCGGCAATAGCAATAGTCTCTCCTTGTTTATCTGTAGTTTGGACTGCAGGTTTATTAAATAACAAAGTATCAACCAAGAAGGTGCCCATACCGGCCACTGTAAGTGCATACCCTGCCAGCGAACTATGGATATCAGGGTAGGTCATTGGTGGCACATCATTAGGCTGTAATCCAGTTTGAAGATATGTATTAATTGCAGCTGTAACATCGGCAAGTTTAGGGTATGAATTCTTTATATCCATCAGTTTTCTTTCATGTGCATCTGCTAGTCGCTCATATCTAGTAGCAACCGCTTTTACGTTAATACTGCCTTTTTCATCTAGAAAGACATCAGGTAATACTCTGACTAGTTCTGCTAGATCAGCTTCATCATTAGGGCTATTAGCATCTTTGGTTAATGATGTTTTGTCTATGATAGTAGCGCCATCGTTACCTTTAATTAACGACCCTGGATTCAAACCACCTTGCTGTCTTAAATTTACAGTGATAGCATTCATTATACCTTGGACAGTTGACCAGTATATTGCCATCGTTGGCTTAACATAATAGAACTTACTCAATGGTCTTCTAGCTAAGTCTGCATATATCTTTTTACCAGTAGAGTAAGCAAAGCTTGATAACATATATAAAGGAGCTATAGCAAAACCTACTACATATCCTACAAATGCACCAATGTTAAATGCCATCCCTCCAACTACACCAGTGTTAATCATATCAGCATGATAAGGGTCATAGAACCCAGTCATGAAATTCGTTAATGAGTTAGTAATAGGTGTACCTGCCTGAAGAGTGATATACTGAACATTAGCAGCTATTTTTTCTGCATACCATCTACCCTCACCTAGTGTCTTATTCTGATCTAATCTACCTGATTTTTTACCAGTATAGTCTAAGTTGGTTTGTACAGTTGCAATGATCGAGGACAGTTTAGGATCTGCAAACCTGCAAGCTTGTGGTTTAGGGTTCATCACTTTACTACCACCTAATGCTGTATCTTCAAACATTAAACTAGCATATGAAAGCGATTGATTAAACCTCCATGAACCATCAGTGTCCCGAGCCATACCCCCAGCTGCACTACCTCGATACGGTACGAAGAGGGATTGTCTGATCCATCCATTATCCTGCAGCTGTGTTAATGTAGATGAACTGCTATAAGTAGTCATAAAGTTTCTCACCTTTAAAGTAAACATAGAATTAATAGATTCAATTTAATCTCATTTATATATCATCTAGATGAGATTACTAAATAGTGATTCTTAAGTAGTCATTCTTTTAATAGCAAAATTTGTTAGGAGATATAGATTATGAGTACTGAAATGACATGGGCAGATAGACAAGGAAGCCGTGATCGGAAAGCATGGTTACTCCTTATAAAGGAAGGACAAGTACTATCCTTCCGGGGGAGTGACATCCCTGGAGTATGTGCCGTGGTTGGTACAGACTACAAAAAAGACGGTAAGTGGAGTTTCACCACTTACCGTCTGCTGTTGGCAGAAGGGGTTAGTGCCGTCCCTGGCAGAGCAGGCTGGGAAACCGGCCGGTTTACTGAAGGGTTAGGATCAGCTATGGGCTGTAAAACTCCAGATACATGGAGTGAAGTAGCGGGGCTTCTTGGAGTCTCAGTACCCAGCTGTATGAGCTGGATGCGGGTGTCCATACCTTCCGCTGCCGAGCGGTTGGACAAAGTGGAAGAGGCTATTCAGATGCTGGAAACAGCATCTGATTCTGCTGATCAGAAGGAGAGCATCACCGTAACACTATCCTTTGGTTGCCCCACTCGTCGCCAAAGCGACGAGGGCTACTGGGATGCACCAAAGGAAATACCAGGGTATAAAGGATCAATCAGTAAGATTGACCCTGAGGAAGGATGGTATGAAGGGAATATCCGCGTTAGCGGGATTACCGGAACAGTAATATCCGCAGTACACTCCCGAGGGAGAGCAGGCGGGTACTATGACATTACCCTGGCAGTGGTGCCTGGGAGTGAACTACCGAACCAAGCTTGCCCAGTAGGACCGGTAGGACCGGTAGGTCCACTTACTCCTTTCCAACAGGGGTTAAAATCTCTATGTAAATAATGAATGTTACTACAGGGAGGAGCCTAGGCTCCTCCCTGTAGTATTTTTTTTAACTTACGGACATATCTACCATAGGTGATATTGGTTTGATAGGTGGTGGTGGGTTAGCACTTACTGAACTATTGTTAGGTTTCGGAGCTTGCTGATTACCAATGAGAGCATTTAATGATTTAATACCATTATCGATAGATGCTAATATACCGCCACTTACATCACGTTGTTGAGCTGCTGCATCGGCAGTGGTTGTTATAGCCTTATGTAAAGGAGCTATATCCACAGGGGGAGTAGAAGAACCTGCCCCAGTATCTGTAGTGCCTGATGCTGAAGCATTTGTCGTATCAGCACTAGCCGCATTATCCGTAGCACTAGCTATGGCGGTAGGTGGCATTGGGTTAGTTCTTTTAGTTCCATCTAATCCAGCAGCTGTTGAGTCTGGTACTGGGGCAGGAGACCCAGTATCTGAACTAGGCTTAGGACTAATTCCTCCGCCAGCACTGGCCATAAACTTTTCAGCTAATGCTCCACGAACACTCTTTTCTTTTTCGGTATCTCCAGGCCTTTCATAAAACTGAGATACAATAGCGCCAGCGTCTGCCGGACTGGTAGCATTCTTTAGTTTATCACCAGCTCTTTTTTCACTATTTTTAAGTTCCCAGTCTACGAACTGAAGTTCTTCTGCTAGACTAGCCCCTTGGATAGATTTACCAAATACCTTTTGGAATATAGCTTGTCGATCTGGGTGCCATTGACCTATCCCATATGCCTTTCCACCATCTCCCACTACATCTGGTCTAAAACCAGATTCGGTACTGATGTTAGCTGCTATACCAGCCGCTTGTGCTGCGGGCCATCCTAATTCCATTAGTACAGAAATGGCATATTTTGCTTTATCTAATAGACCTTTCCCAATATTACCAGCGGCAGTGGTGATCTTACCAATTCCGGTTTCAATTGAAGTTGTAGCTTGTGAGGCTAATGCTGTAGCTGGTTTATAGATATTTTCACTAACATAGTTAGATGCTCTATCGGCTAATTGTCCTACTTGATTTTTAATATTATCCCAAGTACTCGGACTCTCAGATTCGGTTTCATCTTTATTTTTTTCTTTAGATGGATCTTCCCATGGAAGTATCTCTCTTGGAGGCTTAATGTTATCTGTATTTTTAAGAGTCTTATCGTCTATCATTCTTATACCTGCACGAATCATATCTGATAAGGTATTAGCTAACTTTAAGTTGTCAGCTAAAGGTATATCTCCGAAAGGAGATTGTTGTTCACTAAATGGATTTGCACCAAGGCGAGATTCAGCATCACCGAATTGTACCATATCTAGAAACGCTGTACGTTTTTCAGCAGTTTGGTTATTTACATATTCAAGTTCTGAACTGATTGTTCTAGCGGCTATTACATGTTTAATATATACAGGCATGAAACGATATGAGACCCATCTGGCAAACTTATTAAAAGCATTCTGATCAGTAGGGTTGTTATTAAAACGTGAAGCGTAATCAGTCCACATCTCTGGAATGGTCTTTTTAAAGTTAGGTCTACCTTCCTTGGATATAACTACATAATCTGCTATTTCAGATTCAAAGAATCTTATTGTTCTAACCGCATAACTGTTATCTATCGGTATACCATACTGGAGATATCTTAATTTCTCCATATCGTTTAATGGTGAGAAATTCATTAGCTCAGCAGTGCCGTACCAGGCAGCAGTGCCTACTGCCGCAACACCTAATGCTGCAAGAGTCTCTGGAAACGCCATAACAGCAGCAGTAGCTGCGCCGAATGCGGTTATTTTGGCTAGTCCTCGTATTAGCCCACCAGCTATCCCGCCAGACTTTGCCTTACTTAATAGCCAAGTTGCGGTAGCTCCTACCACTCCAGCAGTTAGAGTACTTGGTCCATCTACCTTCTCATCCTTATCATCATTCTCTTCTGGTTTCTCTGTTTTTTCTGCAGGGGTAGAGTTAATTGATTCTTTAGCAGGTTTGTTAGATGTTAAGTCTGGCATTCCATGGTTCTTTTTTTTGCTATTTCTTTTCTTGACAATATCATTAGTTCCGCCTTCTCTATCAGCTTCCTTACTTTCCTTATCTTTGATAGGAAAGGCTTCTTGCATATGAGAGTATATCTTATTTAGAAGTTCCTCTACTTTAGTATCGTGACTAACTATAGTGTCTGTAAACTCAGCTACCACATTACTGATACCAGCTGAAACAGTGGAGTAAACTCCTGCTAAAGGCCTGATAGCCTTTTTCATTAAACCAGTTACTTTTTTGACTAGTTTAGTATTTTTAATACGGGTATTTAATCTAGAGAGTGCATCAATCGCTTTCATAATTAATCTAGGTAAACGAATACGCTTTCCAGTTAAAGCATCGAACACTCCAGCCTTAACTTCTTCATTACTTAAGACCTGTTTAGGTTCAGGGCCAGTAATGTCATAGACTGCTCCTCTAATGGCGTAAATGGTATTTATCACCTTACCAGTTGCAGCATCAATATAACCACCTTTCTCCATAACCGATGCTAGTATTCGAGGTACAGTATCTCCTGCTACACATAAGTCTTTAAGTACATGGGTTTTTTCCCATAGAGATTTTAATCTAGCTATAGGCGATTTTGCATTAGCATAATTTTTAATGCGTTGTATATTACCGTTTAACCCATGACCTTTAATGCCGGTATAAGCATCAACGATATTGTTCTTTGTGTTAACAATGAATGGTTTTCCCTTTTCGTCAATCAGCCCTTCAAGATAATCCGCAGCACTTATAATCGTTTCGCCATGTCTATTAACTACAGCGCCTCGTATGTCATCATAAGACTTTATTACTTTCTGTGTTATCTTGTCATAGTACTCGCCATTTAATAACCCTTCTAAACTCAATGCAGGAATGTGTTTAGTGTTTTTCTTATAGACAGCCTTAATTGTTCTAAATGCTCCGCCTTTAGAACTAAGACTATCCATGGTTTTTGTAAATTTACCACCAGCCCATGTTGCAGCCGATTTAGCGAAGTCTTTACCTTTAGTGATTCCGGTGCCTAATAAACCTAACAAACTACCTATCAAACCTAAACCACTACCAGCTAATCCTACAGTCCCATCTGCTAAACCAAATAAACCACCTAATAGTTTGCGTATACTTGAGGTTTTACCACCAACTTTCTCATAAAGATTTTTACTACCTTCAGAAATCTTCGATCCTAAACCGTGGAACATGCTTTCGCCATTAGATCCACCAGAGATATACCCTGTAGGTTTTTCTAATATCTTTTCCAGCATTGAAATTATTCTATCGGTATTACGAGATTGAGAATTGACTATTCTATCAGCATCTTTACTAAATGATACTTGAACCTCTTTCTTCTCAGCTCTAGGTTTTTTAGATTTGTATTCTTTCTCTTCTTCAAAGGAGTCTTCCTTAGTAGATTTAGAACTTGATTTCCTGCCGGTAAATTTTCTCTTTATTTTAGCGAATAGAGAATCTTTCTTTTTAGCTTTAGCTTGAGGAGACCCTATAGATTCATCGTCCATATAGTCATTATAATCCCCCTTCTCTAATAAGGCTTTGACTAGACTCCATATGTATTCGTCGTTTACTCCGTGGTCATTGACAATTCCCATCTGCCTTAAACTATCAGTATCTCCGACCATATAGTGAGTATTTAATATCTCTTGAGCTCCACCAAATGACTCACCTAATCGTTTAAAGTGTTTAGTAGCTTCTGAGTAGCGTTCACTAGATTCTTTATTACCAGTATGTTTCCATTTAGTTCTTCCTGTATTTAGATTTGTACCATTTTTCTCCACTCCATAGGTGCTAGCAAAAAGATCTGCAATAGCAGGATCTATATCACTAGGAAGACTGAAGCTGTCAGCATATTCTGCTGGATCAAATTTTCCTTTCTTCGCCTCCCTAGCTAAAAATAATCCTAATTTAATTCGTTGATCAGGAGAGATCAGTGTATTATCTGGATCTAACTGTTTGATTATACCTTGTATTTCATGGTTAATACCTGAGCTAAGGGTACCTTTAAAGTTTTTGGCTACTTCCTTATGTCTCTCTTTCATTCCTAAAAACTTTTCAGTTTGAGTAGAATATACTATTCTATCACTCTTTTCATCTGAACCTGAAAGTATATTGTAAATGTCAGATTCTTTCTGTAAGATACGACTTAAGTACCCAGGTAATATGTCAATCAGCGTACGACGCTCTAATACACCCCAGGGAACAGCTGTAGTGGCGTCATATTCTAGTCTTCTATTAATCTGGTCATGTTGGTTAAGATCTATATTGGCAATGCGATCTAAGAATCCCCAACCTCCTAGACCTCCAGATTCTCTCATTCTACTATATATATCTGCTGGTATAGTAGTTTTTTTCCTATCTAGCCAATTAGCACCTTTAGCAACATTGTCTGGTAAATTAGGGAAAACTCTACCTAATGCTGAAATTATATTAGCACCATGTTTTTTTCCAAGTAGTTTGGAACTAAACGCTAAAGCCTCATCCGCAGCTCCTTCGCCCATCATTTTGTAAATGTCAGCTCCTGGCATCTGACTCATCATTTGCATCATGCCCATCTGTGAAGTTAAATCAGATATGCCAGACAGGTAATCCTTAGTCTCGTTAGATATCCCTATTTTCAGTTTACGAACTATGTCGCCTAGTCTATTTCGGCTATACTTTTGTAAACTACCGATAAGCATAGTCTTAGTCTGATTAGCAAATAGTTCATTATTGCTGACCTTTACTTCATTAGGAAGAGCCGTGTTGTACACGATATCTTTTAATTGTTCAAACTGCGCTTTGGTTGATTCATTGGTTAATGTTAACAGTTCTTTAGTTGCATAGTACTGACGGTATTGTATCTCTAATGTCTTCTTATGCCAAGCATTAAGAATAGTGTCTTGGTAACCTACTACTCGTGAAAGTAGTTTAGTTTGTGCGGAGTTATGCCCTGCACTATGTTCAAATTGCTTCTTATTAATAGCTCTATCTAATGTTGTGTGGGCTATTTGCTCTTTCTGTTGTGCATCAGCTTGTGCTTGCTCAGCTCCAAAAATACCCTGTAACATTGATGCAACATCAGAATCTTCCTTATTGTCATCATTACTAGAGCTACTCCCGCCACTGCCGTTATCTGTTAAGGCACTTTCTAATCGGCTAGCTAGACCTTTCGGTAGTATTTTATTGGTAAATGGAGTAAAAGTCTTAAGTGCTGCTTTAGCAGATTTAAATGCAGGTTCGGCATCCCTTTTAGCCGAATAAAAGATACTAGAAACATCATTCGCTACACTCTCCAGACCTGTATAAGCATCCGAATAGGATTTACCTAATGTGGCGAAAGCTAAACCAGCGGCAAATTTTCCAGCACCTTTTTTAGAAGCTATAGTACTCCTAAAGCTGGAAATAGCTTTAATATGTGCTTTTCGGTTATCGACGACATCTGGGTCAAAGCCACCCAGCTCCATACTTAGATCATCATCATCCTCAAAGTTATATTCCTTCTCTTCAAGGAGGTCCTCTTTATCTCTATTTTTTGCCATTATGTTCTCTCTCAGGAGTTAAAATGTGAATATATCAAGACTACCATTTAATGTAAAACTTTTAGCCAATGACGCAAGTGCTATAGCTGGAGAGCTTGCTGTTGAAAATTTAGATATATTTAGTTCAGACAATCAATTTAACTCCGCAGGACTCTATAGTTCGGAGATATTTGGTGAGGTCGGAACTGATAAGCGTCTAAAGTCATTTGGCTTTATAGATATGCGTACTGAAATTATGCATCCTAAAATCTTTATGGAGTTGTGTAAACTCAAAGCCTTATATGAGGGTATACTCTCAGGTAGAGCTTACGCCGTATGGGATGAAAAAGCTAAAGATTTTGTTGGATCAAATGTAATCGACGGGCAAACTGGTTACAGTTTTTTCATGAATAAATTTTTAGAAATTATTCATGCTACAAACGATTCCAATCTTAGAGAACTCAGGATAATGCTCCTGGATAAATCTAAAGACAAATGCATGTATCGCTACTATCAAGTTATCCCTGCAGGACTTAGGGATATTGAACTAAATACACAGGAGAGGCCTAAGGAAGATGAGATTAACACCATCTACCGTAAATTAATTAGGGTCAGTAATACGATCTCTATCCACAACCGAAAATCTAATGATCCAATTTTAGATAACCCAAGAGGGCTATTACAGACTGCAGCTAATAACATCTATGCACACCTTGAAGCTATCTTCTCTGGTAAACGTGGATGGTATCTAGATAAAGTAATAGCTCGTAATGTTCATGGTAGTACTAGGAATGTTGCTACAGCAATGGACCCCTCTCCTGTACGTGTAGGGTCTAAAGAAGCATTAACCATAGACCACACCATCATTGGATTACATCAGTTCATGAAGGGCGCTGTTGAGCTTACAATCCATGATATACGCAAAGGGCCTATGCGGGATGTTATTGAATTCATGCCATCTATGGCATATGTCGTAGATAGTAAAACTCTGCAAAGGAAAACAATTTTACCCAGTAGGTTTACAGTAGATAACTGGGGAACTGAAGAAGGTATTGAAAAATTAATCAATGGATTTGAAAAACCATACGCTAGACATAAACCTATCTTGGTAGATGGGGATTATGCTGCATTACTGTATCGTGATACTAAACATTATAGAGTCTTTTATGATATAACTGACCTACCCAATGGTTTCTCCAAAAGCAATGTAAAGCCTATAACCTGGGCTGAAATGTTTTACCTATCTGTATATGAAAGTGCCGCTAAAGTAGGAGGGTATAACACTCGGTATCCTGTCGCTGGAATGGGTAGTTGTTATTGTAGTAAGTTATTTTTAGAGACTACTGTTAAATCAGATAGCTTAATTGAACTGGATGATAAGTGGAATCCTACTAACAAAGATATCACACCTATTCATATGCCTCAAGCTGGTTTAGCATTCTTAGATAGTTCATCAGTACATATCAGTAAAGAACCAGACCTAGGACTAGATCATGATGGTGATACATTCTCATTACCTATTGTGGTTTCAAAAGAAGCTATAAAAGAAGTAGATGATTATCTTAACTCACCTGAAGCATTTTTAAATGAATCTGGAGGATTAAGATATGGTATTAATAACAAGATATCAGTAATGGTCTTAGAGAATTTTACCAGAGGATATTTCCCTAGCAGTCATGGGTTAGAGTCCTTAAATGGTACACCTGAAATCAGTCCAGCTACTAAAAAGGACTCAGATGATCTGGTTAAGTTAGCAATAACAATGATGGAAGAAACCCCATTCTTATACCTTGGCTGGGATAGCGAAGACCAAATGGCACGACATGAGAAAAAACAACAAAAGAGGTTTATCGAATCAGCGTCAGGCGATATGCTATATTTTACCTTAAAACTTAAAGGTAAAATAATCGGTTTTATACGAGCCGCTATTAACAGTAAAAAGAAATCAGCTAATTTTGCAGTTGGTGTACTTAAAGAATATCATGGACGTGGATATGGTAAGATGCTAGTCTTATACTTAATTCAAGTTCTTAAGGATAAGAAAGTTAACACTCTGACACTCAGTGTAGATAAGAATAACACAGTAGCATTAGGGTTATATCAGCGATTAGGATTTGTAGTAATAAGCGATTATACTTTTGAACAAACTCCAATGTATAGAATGTCTCTAGACTTAACCGATTATCACTCATTTGGTATAGAGTCTTTATTTGGTGATGATGCAGAAGATATAGAAATCTGTGGGGTTGCTGATTGTACTGAGGTTATTGACTCTAACCATTATGACATTAAAGGAGAAATAACAAAAGCCGTTCATGAAGCTGCTACCTCTCCTTTAAACACTTTAGATATTCCATCTGAAGCTATGTATAAAGCTGGTAACTATAAAAAACCTTTAATTGATTTACATGGGTTAAAGATTAGAATAGAAAACCCACAAGGGTCAGTTAGATCTGGAACTGACGCAGATGGTAATGCGTGGTCTAATCCAATCATGCATCATTATGGATATATCCTAGGAACTGATGGAGCCGATAACGACCCACTAGATGTATTCATTGGTGAACATCCCGAATCTCAAAGTGTCTTTATTATAAACCAAGTAGATCCTAAGACCCGTGAGTTTGACGAGCATAAGGTAATGCTAGGATTCAATTCAGCACTATCTGCTGAAGAAGGATACCTTAAGAACTATGAACTTGGTTGGAATGGATTAGATTCAATCGTAGAGACTGATATAGATGGTCTTAAAGATCTCATCAGCATAAATGAGTTTGATGATGAAATAACCGACAACGATTTAGATGACTTTGGGTTAGAATCATTAGGATCAGGTCTACTAATCAGAGCTGCAACTATTGATGATAAAGAAGTTTTAAAATCCATGCTAATTGAGGAAGCAATAGATTCTTATCTATATGAACCTGACTGCCTCTATCTAGCATTTAACAATAATGAATTGATTGGTTTTATCGGATGTGAAGTAAATCCATTTAATTCTAAAGCAGTTATGTCAATTGGAATCTCCGAATCTAATTTAGCACAAGGGGTATCTCTTATTCTAGTTGACACACTTGTTCAGTCCTTGATGGATAGAAAAGTGCGACATTTAATAACAGCCATACCATCCACATCTCCTGATAGCTTAGCTCAGTTTGAGTACTTAGGTTTCAGAATCATAAAACACGATACCATTAATAACTTATATGCATTACAACTCGATATACAAAAACCAACTGCTTTAACTGTTTCAGTAAATAGTTCAGGATGTAACTATGGGTTAGAGTCTCTTAATAGTTCTGAGTATTATTACCATGGCAGCCCTAAGAGAAATGTCTTAACCTTACAACCAAACCCGTCAAGAGTACTTAATGGAGAGACAGCAGTATTTGCAGGAGAATACTGGACGGCTATAGCGTACACCAGATCTTGGTCTGATGAAGACTTTATACAAGGAACTATAAATGGCGCTCCATATATGAAGGAACGATATGAGGGAGCATTCAAGAAAGTCTATGATGGTGGAGGCTGGGTGTATGCTGTTAGTAAATCCGATTTTCATCATGATCCAAGATTAACTAATTTTGAATATATCTCAGAACATCCTGTTAGAATTATAGGATCTGAATACATAAAAGACCCTATTCAAAAACTTAAAGAATTAGGAGTCAAACTTCAGTATTACAAATAACCTCTACCTATCACCATATCTGCTAAGTAGATATGGTGATAACTTTTCTTATATTCAAATAATTTTCATTTATATATCATCTAGATGAGATTACTAAATTAGTATTTCTTAAGCAGCTATTCTTTTAATAGCAAATTAGATTTGGAGAATGAAATGAAAGCAATTACAGTGCCAGGTACAATGGCGTCCATGTTATCCATCCTGGATTCCCAATTCGGGAACGAAGGTGAGAAGAATTACCGTGCCTCTGAGGAGGTACGAGTGGTAACTGTGGCTAGTAAACCGCTGAAAAATAGCACGGTAGTCAAGTTCCTGGTACAGTCCACTAAGGACTACCAGTTAGTGGGAGCGGCACAAGCTACTCTCACAGAAGATGGTAAGAACTACGACTACACGAGGCTAGTCTGTACCAATGCAATATACGACCCTAGCGGCTTAGGCTTCTCACTAGTAGGGTTCAGTGAGGAGGACCTAGAAGGGTGGGATCATTTTGAGGTGGAGCCACTGGCTATCCTCTAAGTAGGACTTTGTGGAGTGAGGAGAGCCTAGGCTCTCCTCACTCCCATCCTGTTTAATTATTTTTTTTCTTTTAAATTGTAAACATATATTATCTGATAGCTATAACGTAATTAAATTTATTTGGAGAATAAAGTATGAAAACTAAACAATGTGAACAAAACCCATTCGCCGTTTGGTTAAGGCTATTCAGAAACCAACGCGGTTACAGTCTGGAAAGACTAAGTTGTGAAGTTGAGTGTGGTATAAGCTATCTTTCGAAAGTAGAATTAGGTAAAGTCCCTACTCCTTTCTGGTTACCAGACCGCTTGCTAGAACTATACCCACTTCTAAGTCTTAATGAAGAGTTTAAAAAAGCATTAATGTTAGGAGACTTTACTACTCACACTAAAGGCAATGGTCAGACAAGAGAAATGCATATTAATAAATCAACTGTTATACGACTGTTTAATGGAGTAATTGATAGTCTGAGTGATCAAGGTCTAATTGATTTATGTAATCTTTTACTAAAGTTCCAACCTACTGTTACGGAGAAATGATGTCAATGAATAGCAAATTAATATCCCCCTTTGGGAAAAGGTTACGGAAGTTTAGAATTGATACTGGGATTACTCAAGCCGAAATGGCTAAAGCATTAGGGTATTCATCTTCCTTTTTGTCAAATCTAGAATTGGGTAAAGTTAATGCAACCAAGGAAATGATAGACAAGTTACTAACAACATTCGAAAGTTTACGACCATTCGAATATCAGTTAAGAAAGTTGGCATCCGAATCTCAAGCCAGAATAGATATTCACACATACAACCTATCCCTCGATAGAAGAAAATTACTGAGCTTAATGGCTGCAAACATAACGCATCTGTCAGATTTTCAAGTAAAGAGATTTATAGATTCTTTAAACCACGTTACGGAAAAGTAAAAGTAAATGAACACCACATCCCCTGATGTTAATATCCATAAATTAGCCTTAAATATAGAGGCTGCTGTTAAAGAAATATCATTAATGGAGAAAGAACTTAGAACTATGAAGAAAGATGGGATCTTAATCCCAGATAAACTGAATCAGTTAATTGATTCCTCAAAAAAGAGACTGAAGAGACAACGCAGAGAAGTCAATAGAATGATCTGTATAACTGATTTCCAGAAGGGGTTAGAAAGATATAAAGAATTTTTCAGCTTTACCTGTTGGGAACCAACTCCTTTTGCTATGGTGTCTCGTGAGGTTATCGAGTCTACGTCTTTGGAAGTAGGTGAGTTAGTTTTTATAATATACCCACGAGATGCGTTGAGTTCTGAAGTTCCTGTTGAGTTCGGTAAAGGACATTTTTGTCTAGTAGTAAAATGGGATTTTACCGACACACATGCAATCATTGAAGACTCGTTTACTGGAAGACGATTTGAAGTTGATAAGCGTTACATTTATCCTAAATCCACGATATGTAATCAGATAATAAATCTTTTCACATTACAAAGCTGTCTAGCGAAAGAAGATCTTGCTCAGCAGACAGATACTCTCTGGGATGCCGGAGGATCTATCATTAGATATGGTAAATTAATTAACGATAGACGAATATCGGCAATGTGTGAAAGTTTCACTAAAATCAAATAGCAATAACTTATTTAATATAACTGGAGTAAAAAAATGAATAAAACTGAACAACTAATTTGGATCGATATCGAAACTACTGGATTTGATCCAAGATCAGATAAAATACTGGAAATTGCAGTAATAGTAACTGCACCTGATTTAATCGTAGACGATAGTAAGGTATTCACTTCTGCTATCAGAAAGGCTAAGTTTCAGTTAAAAGAAATGACAGAATGGTCCACTAAGCAGCATACTGAAAGCGGTCTCATAGCTAAGTGTCTAGATAATGCAACACCAGTTATGACGGAAGTGGAAGCTCAGATACTTGAGTTCTTAAGTGTTCATACGGAAAAGGGCAAATGTCCAATAGCGGGCAGTAGTGTTTGGTTTGATAAAGCTTTTCTCCAGTATCAAATGCCGTCACTGTATGACTGGTTACATTATCGGATAATCGATGTGTCCTCCATCATGCGTTTCATCAGAATGTATGATGAACTCCCTCCAAGTAAAAAACTAAAACCGCACACCGCATTAGCTGATTTACAAGAAAGTATTGGGGAATTTAGAGAGTATAGAGATTCTCTATTTCCAAACTGGGCAGGGGGGTTATCAGTGCCCGACCTTTATCCACAATCCGCTACTGCAGTAGCGGCAAGGTATAAGAGAGAAGAAGAGGAGTCGTGGAAAAAAGAACATAACTTTAAGAAAGTTTTCACTGGATTCTTTGATGCTCCGCCTCGTGGATTTAAAGGTATAGATCTTAAAGATTCAGAGGTGCATAAAGAGGAAGAGGTGGTGCAAGATTCCTCTCAAACTATTTTCGATATACGCACTGATAGATTGTTAACGACCACGATGGTTTGTAACAAATTAGAAATAGTTAGAAGTACCCTGTACAACTGGATGAATGACTCCCGTAAGGAGTTTCCAAAGCCTATCGATAAGGCTGTACTAGGTAATCAGTGGTCAGAAAAGACGATTGATGAATGGGTTATGAAGATGAAAGGGGTAAATAAGTAATGGAAAAAACAAATGTAGTATCCTTATCCGAGGCAAGATTTAACAAACGACTAGATAAGGTTCTGGAAAAAGGTGAAGTCTTTATTGGGATCGAAGAGAATAATGGTAATATAGGTAAATTAGTCCTACCATTTATCATTGACCTATTGTCAATTACTGATCCGGTAAACGTTGAACTGGATGACATGGTCTTTGGATATAGTCATATTTCTTGTGTGAATCTTAGTACTGGAGAAATTACAGATGCTGATAGTTTCGTTACATCCGGAATCTCATACACTTTATGTGAAAAATATACTGGAGCAGATACAGAATACCGTATTTCATTTAGACCAACGATGCCGGATGATCTGTCTCAGGCTGTCTCAAAATTAAGAGTAGCTGAACTATTGAATCTTAATATCGTCATCCATGATAAACGATGCATTATTGTTAAATCATTTGAATGGAGTACAAATAAACTAGACGGTACAGAAGAGTGGTTTTATGAAAAAGGCACGGGAATGTCTTTAATCAGGAAGTTTCTACCCTCGTAAACTATCAGGTAGTAATAATAAAAGAGTTGAAGGTATGTTATGAAGCACTATTTCATACCTTCAACCTGAGAACTAAATATGAAAATATCTGACTACGACGTTCGTCTGACAATTCATTTTGTAGTGGATGTGTATGTCAGACGTTTTAATAACGGTGAGTTATCAGAACATGATAAAATGGTGCATTATAATTTAGCTAGAGGGAAACTTAGTGGTATTGAACTACTTATTCAGAATAGTAAAGCACTGACTGAAATAGTTACGGATGCTAAACTTCAATTACTGAAATTAAAACCATTGATTAAGAGTAGAAAGACATGATACAATATTTAGAAGGAGTAAAATATGAAATCCCAGTACCATTAACAACTGAAGTACTGGATGTAGTTTTAACTGATACATTTCTTGAATTTGCCCATATGGGGATGATTGGAATAGCGCCGCTAAATGAAGAAGATACTGCGGCATTATTCATCCTTTATAGATGGCCTATGGAAACTGCACAATCGTTAGTTAGAGAAGTGCAGTTAAGGAGACCTGGTGTTTCTTTGATGGTAATCAATCTATCAGACGGTATGTTATTGGACTTACAGAAAGAACCAGTAACTGTAAGTGTAGACACCATGCCGTACACTGTAAGAATTCAGTATACTGAAACTGCTAAGAGTGGTAAAAAACGTGTTATGATTGAATCTGCACCTGGTCTACATTAAAATCCGCTATATCATATCCACTCAGAGCTTAAGCTCTGAGTGGATATGATAGTCGTTATTTTTTCTTATCTTTTATATGAATCGTTTGTAATGTTAATTAATCTGGAGTGGTAATGAGTTCTCTACTAAAAATAAAAGAATTTGAAACAAGATTTACTGTAAATCAAATAACGAAAATATCAGGATCATTCAAAAAATTTACACCTGATGTAATGTTTTTACCTGAGAATGCAATGATTCATTTCATTGCTGAGACTAGCACTGAACTAGGTATTGATAAAAGTTTTTCACTACTGAGAAACTACTACAATGCTACGACCATTTACCATGTTAAAGAACTTAAAGCAGTAGTAGGCTCTCCTTCTGCAGTTAGAGGGACTACAATTAAGCAACTGATAATTGCATACCATCGTACTCATCTAGAGATTAAAGAGTTATCTAATTTGGATAGATCTGTGTCTCTTGAAAAGAATCCAATCGTTGTAAACTATGCATTGTTAGCTAGAGTGTATAGTTATCCAAAACACGTCTTAAGCGAATATCATGAGTGGATGAATATACGAACCACTATGTGGGATACGATAGCTCAGATTGGTAGTAGGCGAGAACATTTTATTCGTTTTAAATTACCACTTCATCTTCAAACTAAGAATGAGTTAAACAAGTGTTTATCAGGGTTTAATTCTAGTGACTTAAACAACTTCCACACTAAAGATGATTTTGATTTAATGGAGTTATGGCAGATACTACATCCTCAAATTGAAACTCCAGTAACAAAGATTAGTGACTCTATATTGAGTAATGTATTTTTGACCTTTATTGAATCTGGGGTAATAGCTATAATTTCTTTAGGGGAGTTAATAGAATGGGCAGTAGAGGACTATGAGACTGCTACGAATAGCTTTCATAAATTCTTGGATACCCTGATAGGGTTAAGAAGTCCTATTGATCTGAAGCAATTAGAATCTGATTCTGCTGACTTAGCTGATCATGTTGATGTTGATAGTAAAATAGTAAAGCTGATTAATGCACATGGTGAAGTAGGAAATATATCCCATGGTGAACAGAAAGCTTTATTGAAATTATCAGAAAGATATAAAACCATAAAAGATCCAGCAGGTTCTGGTTTTACAGTAGAAGAATTAACGAAAGGTCCTCAAAATAAACCAATACTGAGAGAAGCTTTAATAAATGATCCTGCTGGTGTTATTAATCAGGATATGCTTTATTCAAGTGTAGATTACAAAGAAAAAGCATATGTAAAAGATGTAATGCATAAAAATATGCTGCAAATGATTCTAAAATTACAGGATGGCGGCATCATCATTAAGGATATAAAACTTAACAAAAGAATAGATGCAGCTAACAAACAGTTTGAATATACAGTAGCAGTGACTCCTGTAGCCGGGGAAGCTAGTACATTGCCAATAACTATACCGGTTATAGAACCTGACGGAAGTTTCCTGCTGGGGGCTACTAAGTATAGGTTAGATACTCAGAAAGGTGAAATGCCGGTAGTAAAGACTAAAGCGAACACAGTAGCCTTAACTAGCTACTATAGTAAAATCTTTATAATAAGAACTGAATCTGCAAACCTAAACTATAGCAGATGGATTAGCAAAATACTATTAAATCAGAGTGAAGCTGGAGGAGTGGTAACTGACTTAATTCATGGGATATCACACATAACCGATAAAGTCCCTAGAGGTTACTCAGCTATTGGTGAGAACTATAAGAGTTTCACAGTAAAAGGACAGTATGCTTTTACTTTTGCTTACTCTGACATTAACACTAATTTTACACCAGAAGAAGTGACTACCTTTGAACAGATGAAACTCGTACCTTGCGGTAGAGATTTAAAATCAAAATCACCTATTGGGATGGACGCTGAAGGTAAAATATATTTGGTTGTTATCAAAGATAAAAATGATGGTATGATTTATTTGGGAACTATTCCAAATTTAATTAGTGAAGATCTTGGTAATGGTCCTAATGAGTTTACTGAGTTTGGTATGTTTGGTAAAAGGGTACCTATCATCTTAGCTTTAATGATGAGGGATGGTCTTGAAAAGACTCTAAAAAATTTACATGTAGAGTATAGCATAAATCCAGTTGCATCAACCAGGATAGTTTTTGACCCTACTAAGCTTATCTTAAAGTGTAAAGATTCCACATACATCATAGACATAACTAACCCTTTCAGACGATTAATAGTTTCAGGGTTATATGTGTTAAGGGATATAAGTACACGATATAAAGCTATCGACTTTAACCATACTCAGTCCTATGGTTCAATATTCTCTGCTATTGGGTTAAGCTCCCACTATATTAAAGAAATTGATTTAATGTGGGATATGTTTATAGATCCAATAACTGAAGAACTTTTAACAGTGACAAAAGAACCTACCAATTTTAAAGACCTGCTATTACATGCTAGCGACTTGTTAATAGATGACCATATACCTGATGTAACTAGTGTTAGGAATAAAGGTTATGAACGTATATGCGGAATGGTATATCGTGAACTCGTATTAGCCATGCGCGAGCATAGAGGCAAAGGATCATCAGTTGGTTCAAAGTTTACACTAAATCCTAATGCGATAATGATGTCGATACAACAAGATCAAACACAGACATTAGTCGAGGAATCAAACCCTATACATAACCTGAAAGAAAAGGAATCAGTAACATGTGTTGGTGCAGGGGGACGAAATACTGATACGATGATGCATAAGGATCGTGGGTTCACTAAACATGATTTTGGTATTTTATCTACTGATACTCCTGACTCTGGAAAGGTAGGGGTTCGTGGAAGTTTAGCACCTGATGCAAACTATACTTCGGTGTATGGTACTGTGGAGGCTCTAGATCCTGCGACAGCTAAAAACCCAGTACAAGTATTAAGTACCTCAATGTTATTAGCTCCTGGAGTTACCCATGACGATGGTAGACGTGGCAACTTTATAGGTATTCAAAATAGTCACACAGTAGGATGTGAAAATTATGATGCTTTACCTTATTGTACAGGATATGAAGAGGTAGTAGCAGGTAGAACCGATGAACTCTTTGCAATAAAAGCTAAAGAAGATGGAACTGTTGAAAAGGTAACTGCTTCCATGTTAACCGTTATCTTTAAAGGAGCAGGAAAGGTAAACTATGAAATCGGTGTACGACACGGTGTTGCTTCTGGTAAAGTTACTCCTCATAATAGAGTAACTGATCTTAGAGCTGGTGATAAATTTAACAAGAATGATATTTTGATATGGGATTCAGGTTTCTTTGAAAGAAGTTTAATAAATCCTAACAACGTAGTTCATAAACAAGGGATCTTAGCTAGGTTTGTTTTTGTTGACAATGCTTTAACCAATGAAGACGGCTGTGTTATCACTGATAAGTTTGCATCTAAGATATATACCATGAAAACTAAGTTACATGCCATTATCATAGATTTTGATATGATAGTCCATAATTTAGTCACTGTCGGAACAGAAGTCACTCCTGAAACCATTCTATGTACCCTGGAGGGGTTTGTTCACGATGCTTTACAAACTAAAGATCCTGAGGCTATAAAGGCTTTGTCTGACATTAGTGCTGGTAATCCTAAAGCAAAAGTCTATGGTAAAATAACTAATATGGATATGGTTTACTATGGAAAGATAGAGGATATGCATTCTAGTATGCAGGAATTAGCTACCAAGTTTGATAACAGTAGGGCTAAACGTGTGAATACTTTTAACCTTGACGAAGCTAAGACTGGAAAGATCTCAAGTTCGATAAGGGTAGGTGGTATTAAACTTGAACCAAATCAAATGGCTATCAGGATCTATATCGATGATATACTGGATATGAATACTGGTGATAAAGGTGTAGTGTGTCATCAATTGAAGACTACGATATCTTCAGTCACTCCAGATCCAATAACAACTGAAGATGGACAGGAATTAGATGGCGAGTTTGCTTACATGTCAATTAGTAACCGAATCGTCGAGTCTGTTATTATAGTTGGAATGGCGTGTGAGATACTGGCTGCTGGTACTAAAAATATGGTAAAGATTTATAAATCACATTAAAAGGAATATAGTAAATGAATTTAACTTCTGAACAACAAAAGTTTAAAGAAAGTAAAGTGGCAGCAGCAATAACAGTTGATCTGGCTACCGAAATACTTAAACTGGTAGCTAATAAAACAATGGCTAATCAGTTAGATTTGAATGCATTGCCGGATATCGCTGCAAGTGCATTATCTTCCTCTATTAACGTTTAAGGTGCTGCAATGTTAAATGAAAGAAATCTGAAATTAGGTCATGAGATAGCTGCATCCTTGGAGTACAGTAATAAGAATCTTCTTCCAGTTCCTCAAGGGCCGATTGATACTATTATGAAGGCCTTATATCTTGATAATGCCACGATTGACAATGGTACGATCCTTGAAGTCGCTGAAGTTAAAACTTCCGTCATGGGCAGTTATGAACAGGTACTAACGAAAGTTGCTCACACCTATTCAAACATCGTAAGCAATATAGTGAATGCTGCACGCAACACTGTAAAACCGTTAGTGGATAGAATCTTTGAAGAGGTTCATAAAAGTAATCAGAGTTCGCTACTGGAAGGAACAAATCTGTTTAAAGAAATTATTCAACTGGTACCACCAAGAATACTGTATGATGAACAGTTCGTTAATCTATTGGGTGAATACAAAGAAGTAATTTACCCAAACCTGAATGAACTGAAAGATATCCTGCCAGTTCTTAACCATGTGTTCAGTTCAGACGAACTGTACGACCTTACCTTGACAGGGAGTCCATTAATCGATGGTAAGTTGAGAGAAGTAATTAAACCTAACTCAGTACTGTCATTGGCTCCAGACTACAATCATAGTGCAGATATGATACCTTTCATTCCTGCACTTACGCTATTTATGTTATTACAAGGTGTAATAAATCGACGCTCTGATAAAGTAGATTCCATGTTCGAAGGAGAGTTACTTGAATCTCAAGTACTGAGTATGCGAAATGCAGTAGGTGGTGCCTTACATCGTCTGTCTAAAGAGTTTATAGATGATATCGAACAAAATCGTATCTTCTGTAAACGTCCAAGACTGTACTGTGTTTCACCTGAGATGCACGACTATGATCAGGAACAAATATATGTATATGCAAAAGCATACCAGGAATGGATTGCTGGAAGTAATGGATCTATCGAGGCATTATTAGGGTTTGTTGCAGAACATCCAAATGAACTGTTTAATGAGAACCTTATAAAGGATGCAAAAAGATATGAAGAGATTTATCATCAAAAAATCAGATCTTTGGATATCGTCAAATCATTAAACGATATCACTCGTATCAGAAAAATTACTCACACCATCATGGAAAGTTATCTGAATGTAAATAATGATGGTACAACTGCTGAACTAATTTTACAGCATCAAAGATTAGCAGCAGCTATTGCTCATGATTACCATGGTCCTAATGATCTCGTACCTTATCTGATTAAAGTGGTAGCACGAACATTGTACCCTTCATTTAATTCAAAAATAGAAGAATTGAATAAGTCTGATGTTAAAGATGTTTTACTTGAAACATTTGCACTGACTTCTGATGTTGCTGAACCTGATCATGAGATGGCTTTATTTATAGCCACTACCAGGTTAGTGATGAAAAAGTTATCCAAAGAACTTATAATAGTCTAATGGATATTACTCATTTAAAACGTAACCCTGATAAAGTTAAAGAGGCTATGAAGGAGGTAGGGGATTCATTAATCGCTGTAAAGCCTTTAAAGATATATCTGCCGGAACATTATGGTAACATAGGGTTCTTTAACTTAGGTGAAGTAACTACTATGGTAGCTGTCTGGGGTGTTGTAGTAGATGACTACTATGAGTTAAGTGTTGCTGCCACCATAGGCATCACTGCGCCATCTAATGTTACTGTAGTGACAATAAATGGCTCTAAGTATTATGAACTCAGTTATGAGAAACATGATAAAATCTGGGTAAACTTAAACATGGTAAAGGTGAATACATTATTCCTGATACTATATCAGGAATTTATAGCTAAAGCTAACATCCCATGGTACATGAGCTATGAACAAATTGGACTCATCAGTGAGACTGCTCAGTTACATGCTGATGCTAATCTAGGTACTGACTCTGCTATTATAGAACTGATGATAAGTGCTACAGCTAGACAGCATAAAGATAAAAAGGAATTTATTCGACATCAAGCTAATGTCTCACCTGATACCGTACCAGCGTATATACCTTTAACTTCGGTAGCCTTCCAAGTTACTAATACCTTTGCTAAATTAGCCGGTGGTTATTTTAATGAAGGTATGACTAGCGCATTAGTGTATCCAACAACAACCAATGAACCAATTGAAACAATTCTTAGAGAATGAGGTAACAAATGTCTAACCCAAGATTAGGATATCGACACACTTTACATATACCAACCGTCATACCTTTAAGTGGCAGTAATAATGCACCAGTCATAACCACTACAATGGTATGGTCTGTAGATAATGATGCACTTGCCACTATATCACAAAATGGTGAACTCTTACGGAACTTATCTGCAGACACTGGTACGGTTACAGCTACAGTAACTGGCTTCTATCGTAACACAGCTAAGGGAGTGCAGGAGGATGTTAAACAATGTCCATTTCGTGGTAGTGTTGCATTTACCTTAATTCCTCTCACTGAACTAGAACCAGTTACTGATATAAAGATGTCATTTAGTTAAATTATTTACAGTTAGGAGATTTATATGAGTGAAGAAGAACAACCCTTGCCAACTGATGATAGCATTAGTGTAGGGACATATGTAGGTACCGTGCGTAGAATCCCTGTAGGTTTTTGGAGATCTATGTTAACAGGGCCTGATAACAATAGTATCGACATTGCTCGCTTTGGGTTATTGCTCACTATTGGTGTAGCATTAGGTCTAAGTGTTTATGTGGTCATTATCACTAAGGTATTTGTGATTGCAGAATTTGCACAAGGAATGGCTACTCTATTAGGTTTTGGTGCAGCTGCTATTGCGGTTAAACACCACACTGAACCCAGAATCGATTCAGTATCACAACAGTAATTATCACTTATACTGCAATTGGCATTAATGCCAATTGCAGTATGTTATGTAGTTTTATTTTTCATAAGCAAAAGAGAGAATGATCATGCGTCACGCAAAAAAACACCAACTGGATAACCTTTATGCAATGGTCTGTAAATGGAAGTTGGATATCCTACTGGAAGAACTTAAAAGACGGTCTCAAGAGCCTTTAATTAGCGAACAAGAGATCAACGATTTCAGAACTAATATACCTAACCTCACACAGCTCCAACGTGAAACAGTCTTAAAGTCTTTGTATCCAGCTCCAAGCTCTAATAACAACTCTGAATATCATTACTTTAGTAAGTTAAAAACCTTAGGAGTGGTACGTGTTGAGATATTGAAATTACTCAATGTAAAAAAGGATTTGATCTTACCAGCAGCTCAGACCTCATTTATACATAGGACGTTAAATGAAACACCAAGTACTATTCAAACCATGCACCGCCTCCTGCTTAAATATCATCAGATTATTGATTATATAATCCCTAGTCAATGGGAGGTCTTTAATACCCATATTCTGAACCCTACACTAATTCCAGCTCCACATACTCTGTCTAACCGACTGTACTTTATCCTTCAGTTTATACTCAAAACTCCAGAGGTAGATACTTCGGAAGTGTTGGAAATGATCAAATTACAAACAGGTATAAAACGTCTTTTTAATAGTGATGGCGAAATCTGCGATGGATTAAATTCCGATAGCGATAAGTTTAATAAGGTAGTCTACTGGACGCCTACTGCTATGAACGAGTTTAATAAAATCTATAATGAACTGGTAGGTATACAGCGTGAACTATACGATACTCATGGGATAAATTTATACAGAATAGGAGATAACACATGCCAATTGCCGAATACCGTACAATGGCTTATGGCGGGGCCAACCCTTGTAGTAAGCTAGAAACAGATAGTAACGGGTATCGTAAATGTATCGTTGGCGCTTTTGATGTAATGTCAAGGAATGGACACCGATATCCTGGAACTGAAAGAGTTTTAGCTCTTTTTGATGAAAAAAGTCATTTCATGATTGGAGTGAGAGAAGGTAACTGTAGAGGAGAGTCTGATCACCCTAATTTAGTTGGGTTATCAATTCCTCAAAAAATCCATAGGTTGGAACAGATTGAAGACACTAGAGTCTGTGTGCATCATAAGCGTTTCATACTGGATCATGGGTTAGATGAACATAGAAACAAAGTAATATTAGTCTACAGTTGGCTGAAAGGTTCTGGTGCATTAGGACATGTAACTGAACAACAGTTAGATAATCCTGACGAGAATATATCCTTTAGTGTACGTTCTTTTGTTATAGATACCCTGCAGAGTGGGATTAAGCATAAAGAAATAACTAACATTATAACCTATGACAAAGTTAATCAAGCTGGATTATCATTCACAACTAAATTCGACACAGCAGCACTGCGAAATTCTAGTGTTGGTCTTGAGAACTTGAATGATGATGGTTTTGTATTTAGCGATGCTGATCTAGATCTTGCTATACGTGAATCTAGAAGTGCTGGAGTGGGCAATGAATCAAATGTCGCTAGGTTAGTTCAAGTGAAAGATTCATTAGGTTGGACAAAAGTACAATCGATAAATCCAGCTTTCCTTAACTGGAGATCCACGATATAAGTCTTATTACATTATCACTCCAGCATTAATGCTGGAGTGATAATGGTATATTCAAAATTTTTTCAAACATACATTATCTAGATGAGATTACTAAATGGTTTTCTTAAGTAGCTATTCTTTTAATAGCAAATTAGATTGGAGATAAGATTATGAGTACAGTACAACCTGCACGTGTATTAACTATGACCCGCATGACAGTATTAAATATCGTATTTATCCACTTTTACCTCCGGACGGAAAATGGACCAGCGATGGTCGGACATGCCGCAGTGCGGCCAGGAGAGAACTATGGAGTAGTGGTACGTCTGTACCACTACCTAATGGGGATAACTGACGAGGCCATGGCCGGCCGCCTGGCCGCACCTTTCATAGATGACGACTCGGAGGGGTGGGAGGAAGTAACGATAGAACAATTAGCGGCTAATAGCTAGCCACTAATTGCTCGATCGCAGACAGAGGAGATCCTAGGATCTCCTCATTCCTTCCTAATCTACTTATTTTTTTTCTTTTAAATTGAAAACATATATTATCTGAGTGATAGTCCGTAGTTAAATTTATTTTAAATTAGTTAAGTGGTGAATAGAATGAGCGAAACAGAGAAAAGGAAATTAGAGAGAAAAGAACTGTCAGTAATATTATTGGTATTTAAAGCACTGATGAAATATAGCAATGATACTGTATGGTCACAGTTTGTTGATATATCGGAAAGAACAATACAGGGCACCGCTCTACATGAGGAATGGTTATCTGTAACGACCTTAGTAGTACATATGCCAGAATTATATGCCAGATTAGCGGCGTGTGGGCGTGTAGAAGAAATGTCAAAACTAGACCAATTACTATATAACTCGGTTGTATACATGACTGATGGCGGGGTCGGGTATAGATATGTTTTAACTAACCTCATTACTTCGTGTCATGACGTTCTTTCCGCAACACAACATGACGAATTGCATGTTGATGAAAATTATCATCAAGCAATAAAAATCTATGAAGAGTTATTGACTCTTTATAGTGTGATAGCGCGGGATACTGGAAATGATCGTAAGGATCCTCCACTGCCATTCGGTATCATTGAGGATATAACCATAATGAGACGTGTATAATGTTAGAAAGTTTAATTAGTTTTAAATGTGATCTAGATGCTGGGAGGATGCCTGAATGTTCTCCTAAAGAAAAAGAAAAATTCCAAAACTTTTCTAAGGAATATTTAACCAAGAAAGGATTGCCGGTGAAGGTCGTCAATGATGACCTTTTTAAGCACGTGGACGGCTGTAGACAGGCCTACATAGCTTCAGAGTTAACACCACTAACACAGGGAAACTTATCCTTGTTAGGTGATAGTTTTAACCCTGAGGTAGGTATTACTAGAGTTCACTTAGAAAGATGTATAACCTCAAGAAATGTGATAACTGGATCACACCAACGAAGCGTCCCGATAGAGAACGACTGTGGGGAAATTGGGATTGTACTTGATTTAGGCGGTGGACGCTGTAGTCTTCATGCTGGTACCATTAATCAATCGTTTGAAACGAATGACAAAGGAGAAATTAAACGCAACTTCCAGGTTGAGTTTGATGAGTTATTAGAAATGGTCTCTCTGCTTGAAGAATCTTACACTTTACTAATGGAAAACTGTAAAGGTGAGTTAGGTGATGCAAAGGAAGGTGATCATGTAGCGGTTGTTTCTTCAGTAGTAGGGATCTTTTAAACTCATAGATAATTGAGAAATATATTATCAGTATGTCGATAAAAAAATAATATCGATGTCAGTAATGTGTAGCAAACAGCTACTCAAATTTAACCAACAAGGATTTATCAAATGACTGAAAATACTACAAATGCTACTGTAACTTCCATCACTTCAAGTCCTGCAAAAGCAAAGATCAAACATGCTGACGGTATAGTGACCGTCTCCGGTCTGAAACCTGAACAGTTCTTGCCTGAAGGCACTGATGCGGGGGTATTCGGTTTGGTTGATACAGCTCGCGATAATTTGCTGGCGACCGTACTGAATGCAACTACCGATTATGCTGAAAAGCATAAACTGGTCAATTACAATACCAAACCGATCAGCCTCGGTGGCGCTACCTCGGCAACACTGTCAGCAGTTGACCATAAGGTCACTTCTGATATCAAGCAGATTCACAATGCTGAATTGCAAGCCGCATATGCTAAGTCTGATGACTATGCGAAGAAACAACTGGAAGCCCTGAATGCTCCAGCAGTAGAAGAAGTAGCTGAAGCTGCATAAACCCTTACCGGTTGTAAATGGATACTCCCACACTACCTAGGTAGTGTGGGAGTATCCTAACTTACTTATCTTATTTTTTTGTTATTCTGCAGGACTTGAAGTGTATCTATTAGGCGCTATTGTATCTGGAGTAATAGAAGCCAATGTACCAGCGGATGATGCTGCAACATTAGCGTCCATAGTGTTAAGTATGCCTGCAAGTTCTTGTGGTCTAAGATCTTGCAGATTAAGACTTTGCAAGATTGCATATGCAAACATTAATGGAGCTTGACCTATTTGACTATAAGCTGTGAATGTTAAATCTACATCCACAGACTTCAATGATGCTGCAGTTTCTTTATATCCTTTAAGTTCGCCAATGCTGTCAGTGACTTGCCAGTTAGCAGATAACCATGCCTTTAATGGCCTTGTGAGGGTCATGTCAGGCTCAACAGCCAATACCACGAATGATTGGTCGGCTGGGGTAATTACTGGGCTACCTGCAGCAATGTAATTAGGATTTTGACAAATAGCTGGAGTTTGTAAATCGGGATCCATTAAATAGATACGAGAAAATTCAGTCCAGTATCGGGTGATAGATTGATTAATACGATCAGCGCCATATCCTAAAACTGGTTTAGAAGCCGCTCTAGAGGATCTAGTTATTGTTTCCAATACCTCATTAGCATTACCAATTGGAGTGGAGGCGCCATGTTCATTCGTCACTGTCATATCAAAACCATCCACTTTAATTGGATAAGTTTCAATCATGTTTTTCAGCCAATCGACTTCTTTCTGTGGATTAGTAGCATACTGAAATAATCTAGGTGCTGCTATTAGAAACAGTCTTAAAGGCTGTTGTATATAAATTCCTGATGATGTAAAGGTCATCGGGATAGGCATGAATCCGTTTTGACCATTGATGGACAAATCAGTCATAGGCGACCTGTATTCGCCAGATAGTAACGGCGTTAATATATTGCTTTGTATAGCAGTAAGTGGTGTTGCCATTTTACATTCCTCCTTAGAATGGTGATGTTGAAGTTACAGTGCCACCAGATAAATTACCTGTACGTGTAGCAACCACTGTAAACAAAGCTACGTCTTTCGTGACTCCGGCAGCTACAGTTAATACATTATGCCAACTAAAACCATTTTGAGTATCTACTTCTGTGAAGAATGTAGATGACGTTATAACCGCCTTACTGTTATATATACCGTTGATAGCATTGTAAATCAATTCATCAGATTTATCAATGAATATCTGCTGTGTAGTTAAGTCATCACGACCTACGAGTTGTCTCCATACTTTAGCTTGTTGCAGTGCTAAGTTGGCACAGATATGTCGTATTACATCAGATGTCAAAATCGACGTATCATTAGGGTAGATAGAGTGAATGAATGGGTAGAAATACTGATTCCCCATACCAGACGGTATACAGTAAATTGCACCATTGTTCCATGCCTCGTTTGCAGATAATGGTGTAAAGTTAGGACTACTTAATGATTTGAAATACTGCACACCGTTATTATCAGGCATGGTATAATCAAAGGTTCCGCCAACGGACATCACGCCATTACCAGCCCCCATATAAGCTGCTCGTTTCAACAGCATTTCTATGTTTGCAGTCATAGGAGTTTGATAACCATCCACCAATAATCCAGCTTGCATAACCAGAGTGGCTCGATAAGCCGGAGTGCCAAAAGTAGGAGATTCAGCAAAGTTAAGAATAGACTGTTGCAGAATTGCCGCAGCTGATATTTCTTGAGCCTGGGTCAATAAAGGCCCACCGTCTACGTATGTGGCAAGATGGACCGAGGTGTTTTGACGAAGTGCCATCCACTGTGGAAGAATTTCTTTAGTAGCAGACCCGAAACCAGTATCGTAAATTTCACTAAATGGATATTTCAGTATATTCGTTGCAGGGCAGGTATCAGTATTGTAACTGTATTGTGTCCAGTTTTGAATTTCAAGTTCATAGTCTGATGTTAACAAACTACCATCAGTACCGCCCATCATGTAATAGCTATTCCCAGATGAGAGAATACTCTCTGTTGCATCTATCTGGAATCCATAAGCGGTGCCACCATTAGCATCTGTAGCTGTTAAAAAGTCAAGCATCCAGATACTTGCTGGAGGAGTAGGGTTATTTGCCACCTCAGCTGCAAACAGCACGTTTAAGAATTCTTCAAGATTACTTTCAAATACAGTAACTGCACCGATAGGGCTAGTTATTGGCGACGTACCTGTGTTAAAGCCATCATCAGACCAGTTTGTTACCAGACCTTGTATGGTTAAATTGAGGTTTGTAATTGGGTCATATGCGTTTGGTTTAAACATAAACTGCAAACTAGCACTACCTTTCAAATCTGGAATGATTAGAGGAGTGGAAGTATTTATGTTTCTGATAATTTGAGCATTAAATAATAACGCTTGCTGACTTGCCACGGTACCGGTATTGCCCGGAAGTGGGTTATTAGGTGTAGCAGCCCACATATTGAAACCGAACATATTACCACCGACACCGGTAAAGGAATCCTCTACCATAAATAATGGGTATGTTATTTGACCTACCGAGTTAGCCCAGGTAATCGGTTGAGTACCACCTGCCCCACCAGTCCAGGTAATTGGCAATCCGTTGGTTCCAGTCCATGTATCAGTGCTGCTGCTGGTTAAAGTACCATTGAGTTCAGTTAACGACATACTACCTTGTGGTACTACAGTGTAACTAACCTTAACACCGCCAGGTACGGGAACTGGAACACCATCTACCATTAATAACTCTGGTTGGTTAGTAGATGCGTTGTAAACTACCTTACCGTTCACATCTCTTTGATATTCGTAAATATCCGCACCGTGTTCGATTGTAGCAAGGACTACTGCTGATGCTTTTGTCACTGGTGAGCCTCCCACACCAGGAGTCCGAATGATTTTAACCATACAGGGATTGCCTTTTTGCAATGTATCAACCAGGGCTTTGGTTTGGTGATTCCAATAAGGTCCTCTTTGATCGAACGCTGCTGAGCCAATTTGCTGCAAGGCATCTAAATAGCTCATAATAGCAAGAATGTCCTGATCATTCCCGTATGGGGAACGTATCATAAACAATGGAAAATGCTGAGGCTGTAACAAAGATATCTGAGTAGGGGCTGTCGTACTTTGATCATTAACCCCTGTAAAGGTAAAGCCTGGCAGGTTTGTATTTGTTGCCATAATACTTCCTTAATTAAAGTTTAAAAAAATTCACTTACCCTATAGGGGTGCACTCACACACTATAGGTTGGTATCTATATATAACGTAGTCATAAAATAAAAAACATAAACTGACAGAGTTGCCGGAGATCTTATGTTTAAATTCATCACCTATATAAGGAGTAATGCATGTCATTAGATCAGGGCGTAATTGAGGAAGGACTTTATAGTACTAACTACTTGGCATCAGAACAAGTAAAGGCCAAAACAATAATCAAACTTATAGGAAGAGATTATCTTCTTTTTAAAGATGATACATTAGTGTTCAAAACTATTAAACCGTCATATGGTGGAAGAGAAGGTAGAAGGGTTGTGGCGTTATTAGGAGATTTGCCAAACATACCTACATTTAATCATCCGATTTATCACAATGGAGTCTCATATATAGATGCTAGAGCATTTATCAATAGACAAAGTGGTGAAATACGAAATCAAGGTGAGTATGATAATTTAATCAGAAGAGCTATTTTGGACATGCTCTGGATTGAAGAACGAGATATATTCTTTAGCGGACAAATCTTAAATCTGACAGCTAAAGTATTTAGTGAATGGGTAGGGGCAGGTGTAGAGAGAGGAGCTAATCTTGATATGCGAACCGCTGGAAATGTCAAGGTATTGCTTATGGCGTATATCTTATTCCAGGCAGTGACTAAGAATGGAATGGGTGCAGAAGAACGCAGTGCATTCATAATCAAAAAAGCAAGGGATATACTAGGTTTGCAAATGGAGTATGTGTTAACCTTAACTGAGACTTATCCAACTGCTTTCAGTGACATATATGAAAATCCAGGAAGAATATTCTTTTTAGTTAAATCATTGGCGGTGGTAACTAATGATGAGAGATTGAGCTTTGAAAGAACCCTTTATGATATCATTGGTAATGGGGCTACGATGCAAAGTAACTCTCGTGAACTGGCATGTATCTCTATTGAAAATATACCGACCTTTGTAGCGCTGATGCACTTTGTTAATTTCCCTAGTATGAAGACTACTAAAATTGGAAGTCCTCTTTTCCATAGTCGTACAAAATATGGTGATGTTTTAGAGAGATTCATTTCTCTAAATACTAGCTATGAGACAATAGATGCAAGATGAATATAATCGAAACATTAATTTCTCATCTAAACAGAAAGGTATGGTATAACTCACTGTTGGATAGGACTGGCATTTACCGGTCTCTAATGTTATCCACTAACAGAGGTGGTGTAGATTCTATTAGTACACCATTGGTGAGTTACGATCTACCTGATAGTACAAACCGTTATATCTTAGTAACTCTCGATGTGGTTCCTGTTCAAGCTTTAAACCTTGATACTATAGGAACTGGATGGGTGCCTGTATCAACTTTAATTAGTAAAAATATCTGGTTTACTGCAGTCAGAAATGGTAGACGATTTACACTAGCTGGTGCATTTATAAAGATCACCGAACACAGTGAAGTGTTAATAGCTTTTAGTTATGCTAATAACTTGCAGGTTACTACTTTAACCACGCCTATTTTTGTTAAGTTTTATAGCAATGCATACTTTGGCACTAACACTGGGAGAGGAAATACCTTATCCCTTTTTAGTTATACCTTTTCAGGTAGCAGTACACTCCTGAATTATAATACATTCTGCAGTACCAACATATCACCAGCTAACGCATTAGTGTTTAAAAATGGACTGTTTCTTCCAGTAGGGTTACCTGCGTATAGTTCGTTAATTCTAGGCGATATAGTGGAGTTCATTAATGACCCATCGATTACAGATGTTCATTTAATACCACTGACTTCAATGCCAGTATATACGTCCGCAGCTGACTCAGTTAATAAAATGATAGCTTCATTAGATCTGGTAAATGATACGGCGTTTATACAGGATATTGACTTCTATGTGATAGGGACTACGGCAGGAGGAACTGTAGAAGGTTTAAGCTTTTTAAGATTAGACAATTCAGTCATTAGACAGTTAACCTATAAGGACTTTGGATTAAACTCACAACTGATCCAAAATGCAGTTACTGACTTGATATCCTTTACCGATGTTGTAGCAGCAACTGGGATTAACATTTTAATTGTAAGAAGAACTATTGGGATACCCAGAGTAGATATCAATGACTCCAACTATCTCTCAGATCTAATGCAATTACCGGTAGTTATTAGGCAGAATGTAATGACTGGTGTAAATGCTAACTTACCAATATGGCAAGCTAGCAATATTGAATCATGTCCTTTTAATTCATTTATACAACATCTTAACTTACCTTATATCACAAGTAATTACTTCGGAGTTTACACACAACGCGAAGCTTATAACTATCTTGAAAACTTAACGAAACGAGATACAGGTAATTACTTTCTTCCACCCATCTGTTTAGGAACTGGTCAACTAGTTGAATTTGATTCATCTGGGAAAAACCCTACTTTAAATTTAGTTTCAACTATAACAGAAGGTTTAGGATGGGATAGTGATAAACATATATTCCTTCCCTTCACTGACTCGGTGAGTGGACTAGATATATTAATAGCCGCTAACGATGCCACTGATACTGTAGTCTCTGGTAACTTTGATATCCTCTGCTTATACAATGATGGAACATTGAAAATAGCTACACTTGGTATTGATTATACTTTAACTGATAATAACACTACTGACCTAACCACCATTACATGGTCAACAGTTGCAAAGACCTACCCTAGAGTGATACGCTCTGCTGCTAATGGAATAGCTTTCACTGTAACAGTTGATGAGAGTCAGTTAATAGCAGGAATCGATGTTTACAATGGATTTGTACCTGCGAATGATTTAGGCATGGGCAGTTTGTTAGTCTGGGCTAATGGTGATTATTTAATCTACGGATTAGATTATGTCATGTTTGAATCTAAACTGTTTATCTCGTCTCAGAGAAACAGTTGGGCTTTACCTATGTCTTTAACTGTACTGTATGTTGGGCTCCCTAATACTCAACTTAGTTATCAGGATAATACTACATTCGGGTTTGTAAAATACGAAAGTATTCTCGAAGATAGTGTCTATGATTTAATTGGTTTTAGAGATAAGTTACTAGTCGTAGATGGAGCAGTTTATGATTTAAACCAAATCAATGCCAAGGAACAGTATCAGGATAACGTAGACGTTAATACAAGCCCTTGGGTAAATGGTACCTCATTCGCTGTCATTGACCGTCCTCATGTTGCTAGAGTGGATTTAATTCTTCAGCTAACTAACACAGCTGTATATGAGTCTGAGATAGATGTTTCAGTATCCAATTTGCTAACAGTAGTTGATCCACAACCTATACCTTCAACTGCAAATGTGATCCCACAGATGTACGTGGTAGTTAGTTTGCTTATGCAGAAATTAATAACTGACATAACGTCAGGTGTTCTCTTAGGGTTAGTGCTGGAGTCTTATACTGAAGAGACGTTATACCCTATTGTTGAACCTTATATATGGATGCTTCATGTTGATCTAACTCACGCAAACCTTGATACAAACTACGTGGTTTTTGCTCCATGTTGGAATGCTGGTCCTCAAACTGTTAGCTCTGTAGCATTTAGTTTTCTTAACGCCGTTAATACCATAATCTTAGGTGGTAAGGTGCAACGGCTCGGCTCTTACTTGTCAATTGGCTAAAGGTATTTATTATGTCAGGAAATGTAGAACAACAGAACCTCTTAGCGGGGTTTAGGGTATGGGATATATCTGAGGTATACCAGGGAACTGTCATTGACGGAGTGACACTACATGTGCCTAATGTTAATGACATGGTAGTGGATTGGACTAATGGGTTTTATAAGGTTACTGCTGTTAATAGTAGCAACATACCCACACTTCAATCTATTGACATGTCTCTCTTAACAGAGACACTTCAAGGAATCACACCAATAAATAGATTAGCACCTTATCAGCAAATGATGAGAGCTTTTCTTAATACGACTGTAACTCCATTTGAAATGAATATAGATACTCAAATGGTTTTATACTCGGTAGCATATATCAAAGTATTTTTGGGGGTAGATACCTCTCCAACTGGTACTGTGATTTCACAGATGTATAATGGGGAAGGTGTTTTCACTAGTGAAAATGTACCAACTGTGGCAATAGATTCTACTAAACCCAATATTGTACAACCTGTTGGATTTAACAGCAGTATGGCGTTGAGCGATGGAGCTGTAGTAACTGCAATCTTCTATAATGTTAGTGGCATTGTTGTTGGACAGCAGGGATTCTTAGTGAAGAACTCAAACCTTATCCGAGGCATTGGGCAGAATCAGGTTTATATCACTTCGGTAGAATTAGTCTCAACTTTGTTAGATCCCATTGATGCCAGTATCATTAATGCGCCAGCTAACATTAGCATTAGTGGAGTTAACTTCCAAGCTCAGTTAAATTATAGCGATGGATCTAATTCATTAATTGCAGTAGACTCATTGAAGTGTAAATTGTTTGGTTTAGATGAGTTTAACCCTACCATATCTGGTGTTTTAAATGAACTTACTTTAGTTTACTATCTAAGTCCAAATGAATCTGCTTTAACCACTACCAACCAATCGTTACAGTTTGTAGCTGCACCATATAAAATACGGGCAGTAAATAGCCCTATCGAATTCTCGTTTAAAGTTTTCATATCGCCTAAGTTTAACTCATCCACAAATCAGTACACTAACGACTACTGGTTCTGTAGTTTAGACAGAACATTATGTCAGAAATTAGTCCCAGGTCAGTATTCTGTAACTATGAATCTTGGTGGTGTCATTAATACTGCTGCAGGAACTTCTCAAGAGTATGTAGTAGCAGTAAATGTACCTGATATTATACCTATAGGTTATGCTGGATTTACGTTCCCTCAACAAGTAACGACGAAGTATGGTATCGGAACTAGCGTGGGATGGATCATTGATTACAATAATGATTCAGTAGATACTTACGGAAATGGCGTGTATGGTGAATACTCAACATTAGGAGCTGAAGTATTTACAATCTCAGCTGCTCAAAGTTCATTAACAAATTGGTTACAGTTAATGTGGGAACCAATACATTCCATATTTGACTCAACTACAGTGTTGGCTCCACCAACACCAACACATATGCAGTTAGAGTATCAAGGTGGTTTATCACCTATGTTACACATAGCTGAGTACTGGAATATCACTCTACCTAAGTACTTTTCAGCAGCTTGGGTACCTAACTCCACGTTAAACATTATCTGGTATTACTTGGAAACCGATGGGTTAACTTATGGCGCGTTAGGTGTAAGTCCTGTAGTAATGACGAATACGTTAGTTTAGTCTAGTAGATCCCATAGCCCCTTAAGGGGCTATGGGATCTACTCTATTTATTTAAAGGCATATATTATCTTTACGTTACTAACAATAGTTTTGGAGAAATGTATGGAAATAAATGCAACAATTAAAAGAACCTTAAGATCGATAGAAGCGATAATGGCTCGCTCCGGAGTGGGTAAATGGAATAAGGAAGATGTGATTACTAGTTGTGAGAGTTTATCCCGTGAAGCCGAGAGCCTAAGTCAAGAACAAATGAAAAAAGATTTAGATTGGAGCGGCAATACTATAATTAAAATTGAAACTGGTAATTTTATAACCGTTATCCACATAGACTCTATTAAACATATGACGTTGTTTAGCAGTGATGCCGGTGGTACATTACGAATAACGATGCATGGTTCAGATAAAGATACAATTATTGACACTTCTACCAAAGAAGACATAGAGCATTTGGTTGAAATATTAGAGAAACTGATCGAAATTAAACAATTGGATTACTCTGAACGCCCTCGGGTAATGCAACTGATTATCTAGCACTGATTAAAAAAAACTTGTAACACAATTAAACTTAATTAAGAGGTACTAAAAATGACAATTCAGAACACACTCGCTATACAATATTGCGTTTATTATACTGCCGATAAAGATGTCTTAATATCCCAAAAAACGGTAGTGATTGACGTAGTCCAAATATTGGCAGCAACCATGTTTACGGATGGCGGGGTATCTAAGCTAGTATTCACTTTCATTAACAATAATCCTCCTATCGAGTTTAAACTCAATAGCTCGATTAACGCTGATGTAATTGGGGATATACTGGATATCGTCAGTATATCCAAAACGCATAATAGTAACTGTCGTTACACTAGGGTAATAGGTGTGATCGTTCCAGAACCTTTGTACAAAATACAGGATGGGAATTACCATGCAGGATCTATTACTGCTAGTCAAAAACCCAAGGTTAAAAAGCTGCTGAAGAGCTTATATACGGAGCTACTTGAGGAAGGACTTTATAGTACTAACTACTTGGCATCAGAACAAGTAAAGGAGCTTTTAGATTTCCTTCCCAGGTTAATAGAAGAGAATGCAATTCCGCCCGCACCACACATTAACCGTGTAGTGCGCCTTTTAGAAGAAATAGAAAAAATTCCAGACTTTGAATCCTGGTTATAACCTTAGTAATCGATAAAAGATAATTGAACTCTGCTATATTACGACTTAACTTTAACTTATAGGAGGAAAAATGTCAGGAGTTTTAATTGCATTTGAAGGTTGTGACGGTTCTGGTAAAACTACACAGGCTTCAAAACTGTATAGTAAATTATCCCAAAAGAAACTATCAGTTTCCTTGAGATGTCAGCCGGGAAACACTCCGATCGGGAATTTAACAAGACGGTATTTAAATGAACCCAATCCGTTTCATACATTAGAAGAATATGATGAGTTTATTGGCTTGTTAGCTGTGGCAGACAGATTTCTTTTAAACCACGGCGCGGATGATGGAGTTAAAGATACTGTGAAATTTGGCGGGATAGTTATTAGTGATAGAAGTCATTTCACTTCGTTTGCTTATAACGGTTTAGATACTACCGAGTTAGCCCAGTATCAATTACGTCGGATGCCTGAACCTGATTTGATATTCTTCTTAGATATATCATCAGAGCTGGCAATGGAACGGCTCAGTATCAGTCAAAAAAAGACTGATAACAATGAGACTCATACAAAACAAATAAAGGTAATAAATAACTACCATAACTTAATTCAGAGTAAAACCATGAATGCCGTAGTAATCGACGGCAGTTTAGATATAGAAACTATCCATGAGATAATTTTAACTGAGGTACTAATGTACTTACACGTAAATCCTTAGTCATGAAGGAAATAATCGATGAATATTTTAACAGTTGGCGATAAGGGAAAGGCAAGATGTCATACATGCAAAGCCTTTGTCAGTATAACTTTTAAGCTGAGAGATGTACCATTACGTGATGGTAGCGGTATAATAGATAATGTCTTAGCTGGCATTTGTGATTATTGCGATAACGTGGTAAGCTTACCACTGCAATCCGCACCTTACTTAGATACAATACATGAAGCAATGCAAGATGCAGCGAAACTCCAAGCTAAGCAATTGCTAGAGCAGTCTCATTTTGATCCTGCAGAGATACATGATAGAATACAATTTTTAATATTACCAAAAACCATAGAGGAAAAACAAATGAAAAAAGATTTAGATACATTAAACGAAACACTAAACAAACTCAAAATGATAGAGGAAATGGAGAGTAGATACCATGACCTTCTTAATAGACGTTCCTATTTTGACCAGTCTTTGCCGCAGCCATCTCTCACTGGCAAAGAAATGGAAAATCTTAAGAATTTAAGACAAGCTAATGCTGCAATTATAGCGGATCTGTTCGAGGATGTTGAGGCAGTTGATGAGGTCTCCACTGAAGAGGTTAAATCCTATTCCTCAATGCGGGATGCTTTGAAATATGCTAATTTAACGGCAGCTATCAAATCTACCGTAGTTGAAAAGGAGGAAGACTTAAGACAGGATACAAAACCCACTCCTCCACCTAAACTGCTAACTACCGCAGTAGACACAACCATAGACTTGTTTGCTACCGCAGTAGACACAACCATAGACTTGTTTGTCTACTGCGGTCTAATTACATCATATTCTAACGAATGGTCAATAGTAGATAAGTTAAACGCCCTGGCCGCAGTATTTAACCGTAGTAAGGAAGAGAAATCTCCTATTGAAGCAGCATCTCACATTAGTGAGACTGAAGAACAGGAAATACAAGCCGCCGTCCGTCATCGTAAGGAAGTTTAAACATGTCATTAATACCAGATAGTCGAATTCAAGAACTGGTTGCTAGCCATGATATGATTTCTCCATTTGTGGGTTATCAGGTTAGGTCCACTCCCAGTCCCCTTTACTCAGTCCAGCCGGAACCGGTTATTTCGTACGGGTTATCTAGCTTTGGATATGATGTACGATGTGCTGATGAGTTTAAAATATTTACTAATATAAATTCATCTATCGTCGATCCAAAGGACTTTGATCCTAAAGGATTTATATCTGTTAAGGCAGATTCAATTCTGATACCTCCAAATAGCTTTGTATTGACACATACCGTTGAGTATTTTAAGATCCCGAGAAATGTACTCGTCTTGTGTGTTGGTAAGTCCACTTATGCAAGATGTGGACTGTTACTGAATGTGACGCCATTGGAACCTGAATGGGAAGGACAAGTGACATTGGAGATATCCAATACCACTTCATTACCGGCCAGGGTATATGCCAATGAAGGTATAGCTCAGTTTCTATTCTTTGAATCTTCTACCCCTTGCAGCTCATCTTACGCTGATAAGAAGGGTAAATATCAAGGCCAGAAAGGCACCACCCTACCTATAACGTAAATTCAGTATAGACTCACTGATTAATCAGTGAGTCTATGGTTTTAATACTTAAATAATTTTCAAACATATATCATCTAGATGAGATTACTAAATAGTGATTCTTAAGTAGCTATTCTTTTAATAGCAAATTAGATTGGAGAATGAAATGGCTAGTATAGGTTTGTGCATGATAGTAAAGAATGAAGCAGCTGTAATTATGCGTTGTCTGGATAGCTGCTTGCCCTTGTTGGACTATGTGTTAATAGTCGACACCGGTTCTAGTGATGGCACCCAACAGCTGATACGTCAATTTCTGCAGGAAACCGGCTTACCCGGCAGCGTGGTGGATGAGCCGTGGCAAGATTTTGCCCATAATCGCAGTTCCGCATTGCAAAAACTCAGACAGCGCCCGGAACTGGATTATAGCTTGATGATAGATGCCGACGAAGTGCTGCACTATGAGGCTGATTTTGATGCTGCGCTGTTTAAACAGCAATTGGATCAGGATGTATACGACATTGAAACCCGTTACGGCAATATCAACTACCTACGCCCACAACTGTGCAGTAACCACCTGCCCTTTTATTACAAAGGCATCCTCCACGAATATCTGGAACTCAATCAATCGTTTACCAGAGAGCCTCTAAAGGGCTTATATAACACTCCATTACCAGACGGAGCTCGTTCCCGTAATCCTCAGAAATATCAAGAGGATGCTGCTGCATTAGAAGCAGCTCTTGAACATGAAACTGATAAGCAGCTGCAACGGCGCTATACCTTTTACTTAGCTCAAAGCTATAGAGATTGTAAAGAGTTTGATAAAGCTTTAAACGCATATGCGCGGCGGACACACCAAGGTGGGTGGGATGAAGAAATATATTACTCTTTTTTATCCATTGCCCGTATACAGGAATATCTTGGGTATTCGAAAGAGTATGTGCTGAATAATTATTTTGAAGCTCATGAAATTAAACCATCTAGATTGGAAGCTCTACATGGTGCTGTTAGTTATTGCCGTAAGAATCAAAAAATGGGTCTAGCTTATTTAATAAGCAAAGGTGCATTGGAACAGAAAGCTCCGCCAGATGCTCTATTTTCAGAGCAGTGGATTTATGATTATGGTATACTCGATGAGTATACCATTGCTGCTTATTGGGCGGGACACTATGCCGAGAGTTACAAAGCCTGCATGCAGTTATTAAAATCACCATTAGTACCAGTTCGGGAACGAAACCGAATCCAGACTAATGCGAAGTCCGCATTAAAGAAAATCGATGACAATGCTTTGGTTCAGCAGTGGTAACCGGGATGCAGATATAGGCGAGATATCATCTGTGGTAAAGTAGTTCTAATCATTTTATGTATGGTACCTGATGCTGATATCAGCATCAGGTACCAATCTTTAACCTAGTAATCTTTTTTTGATTATTAAACGGGGAACTTAATGATTTTATTTTTATCAGACTGGGATAGATACCCTAACGCTATACCGGATACAAAGACCCAGAATACATCATGGTTAAATATGGCATCTATATTGAAAATGATGGGTATAGCGAACTATGCTTTTTTATTAGCGTTGCACGAACCAAGATTACAAGGAATTGATCCACACTCTTCAAATTTAACACCTACTCAGGTGTTAATGATACAGTTGGAATTAAAAAACAACCCTTGGTATTTTTTTAGGGAATATGCTAGAATACCTAATGGTAACTATCCATTAAAGTTTGAAATCAATAGACCGGTCTTGGCTCTTCTTTGGTCTATGTTAGTTGGTATTTCCTTTGGTTTAGTAATGCCTCGTCAGTTAGGTAAATCATTCGCTATGTATTTTTTTCACTTGTGGTTAGTAGATTACCGATATAGGAAAAGTGGTACGTTTATTTTAACCAAAGATGCTAAACTAAAAAAGGAATCAATAACGCACATGCAAATGTGTAGAGAGTTATACCCTGAATTAATTTCTCCGTTAATTAAACACGGTAATGATAAAGATGTCGATAACTACGATTCTATAACCTGTAATAGATGGGGTAATCGAATAACCTTTGATATAGGCCATGCGGTACTGGCTACAGCTAACAATGTGGCTAGGGGCTGTACATTACCATTTATACACTCAGATGAAACTGCATGGACAATTAATGCACAGCTATCAATCCCACAGATGCAGTTTGCTACAGGTAGAGCTCGTGAAAATGCTAGAGAGTTTGGAATTGTAAACTGTGATGTCTATACTACGACTGCTGGATTTTTAGATACTGAACATGGTAAATATGCTTACGATCTGATAATGTCAGGCATGTATTGGAATGAAAACTTATACGACTCATTGAACGCTAAAGACGCCCAATCTATCGTTCTAATGAATGCTCCGGGGAAACGATGTATTATTAATGGAACATTTAACTACCGACAAGCTGGGAAAGATGATAACTGGTTAAAAGAGCGGATGGCTGGCGTTACGACTGATGTAGAGACCTTAGAGAATAACTTTTTAAACAAGTGGGGAAAAGGCGCATTATTTACATTCCTTACCAAACAACAATCTGAAGTAATCTCTAAGGGTGAAATGGCTCCATTACACACTTCAATGGGGGCAAACAAGTATTTAGTTGGATGGTATCTACGTAAATATGAAATTAACGAAACGCTTAATAGTGGTTATTTCGCTATTGGTTTGGATACTAGCCAAGCTGTTGGTCGAGATTCAAATGGTTTAATCTTAGTAGATCTAAGGAACATGGCAGTGATAGCCAGATCTCAGATTAACGAAGCTAACCTATTTAATTACGCTATGTGGATAGTAGATCTTTTGATTCAGTATCCTCGTGTAACCTTAGTAATTGAAAATAAAGCATCAGGTCAGAGTATACTAGATATTATAGTCCATCATCTATTAGCTAATGGAATGAACCCTTACAAACGGATCTATAATTCGATTGTAGATAATTCCACAGGTAAAGAAACTGATAAAGAAAACTTTGAACTCATTCAACGCGGGTGGCGTGAAACTGAAGTATATGAGAAATTCAAAGATAAATTTGGTATCTCTACTAACCAAGAGATTAGACGGTTATTGTACGATGTTGTGATACAGAGTGCAGTTAACTCCACTGGTCATTTAGTTAGGGATCCTATTTTAGCTGAAGAATTAAGAGGACTCATCACGAAGAAAGGACGAGTTAATCATGCGGTTAAAGGACATGATGATTTAGTAATTGGCTGGTTAATGACTCATTACTTTGTGAAGCATACCAGAAACTTAGAGTATTACGGAATTGATACTAACTATGTCTTATCTATGGTTAGTGATGACGGGTCAATGTTATCACCTGCTGAACTAAAAGTGAAAAAAATTACTAACAGTATTAAGGAAGAGGTTATTAAGCTTAAGGATAAAATTAAGAGTTCTACATCTTTAGTGGATAACATGAGAGATGAAATGATCTTAAAGGTTAAGATAAATGAATTAAAGAAAACAGGAGACGTTAGTATCTCTCTGGACGCCGTTATGAAAGAGATCAAAGATGCTAGAGGTAAAACTGGTATTAAAGAAACCATCTTAGATCTACAGCGTAAACGAGGTCAGTGGGTAGGTATGAGACCTGTGTAACTATTTACTCATCTAAGACTTAAGTCTTAGATGAGTAACAGTGGCATTCTTTTAAATTAAAAACATATATCATCTAAGTGAGGATACTTAATTAGTCCTCTCTTTTAATAAATAACTGGAGAAATAAAATGAGTAATGTACGAAGAGAATTAACAAAAGCTGATATTATTCTATTAGTCTGTGAATTCTCAGATAGTACTAAGTGTCCCATGTCGGATATCCTGGTGGGCGCAGGATCTGCTATGGTTTTACTTGGGTTGCGAGAAACTACTAATGACGTAGACATGTCAGTACCGGTTGATATATTTGAGGATTACTTAACTGAACCCCCACATATCAGCGAAATCGTGTACGATGAAACGTGGAGACCTCATCACATTGATCTTGTCAACGGGATAAGCCTTCGTAAACATATGGGGTTCAAGTTACAGCTAAAGGCTGATCAAGGCTTCTTTATCCAACATCCTAAAGATATACTGGACCTCAAACTCGAACTCAATCGGGAAAAAGACCAAGCAGATATTAGAGCTTTACGCGAAGTTGCGAGCATATGGGGATATTAAAAATGAGCAGTAAAGGTTACACATTTAATGTAAAACTTACTGCTCATGGCTTTGTAGGCACTTGTCTAGAATTTCCAACATTACGAATAGTTGAGAGGAGTAGAGCAGATGCTTTAGCTGCTATTCAGCGTCTTACTGAGACAACTAAAGCGGGTAGAAACATTAGGAATGGACGAGTACCCTTAGCTATTAGTGATAGAACATATAGTGGGGAAATATCATTAAGGATACCTCCAGAATTACATAAAAAACTAGTCTTTTTATCGAAGGAAAGAAGGACTACGTTAAACAGATTAATATCTGGACTTTTAGAGGAAGCCTTTGAATGAACGAGGAATCCGAGGAACTTATTCATGGTATCAATAAGACATTTAAACACGAGCTGGGTGGGGCATATGGCAACTGGGTATTTGAGCGCTACACTGCTGTTAAAATTGACGTAGAAACCTTAGAGAATAATTTTTTAAACCATTGGGGAAAAGAATGACAAGTGTAATTAAAGGTAGTTTTGCAGAATATCTGGCTAACAACAAAAAACACACACCAAGTCTGGAACTGTACGTGTTAGCTGGAATACAGGCATCTGAAAATTCTTCAGTTATTCTGTATCTAGAGAGGAATGTATTCAAACTAGAGACTATTCACAATGGAGATATCTCACTTGACTACATCTCTCCGCATTTAGTAGCCGAGGTCATTTACTGGATCAACGAAATACTACCATTGAATGACAATTTATCAGTGGCATTATCACGTGGACTTAACATTCCAGTTAAAGTTAACATGCAGTTGAGTGTACCTGGTAAATGGGGACGATCTGATAGGCTGTCATCAATGGTAGATGATGGCATTAAAGACGAATATCCTCAACATGACTACTTTAGACGGATACCTCAGACCAAGAGTAGTGGGAGGTCGAGGTAAATCGTACCACTGTCAGCCTTGATAAAGGCGATACATTGTTGGTAGGTCAATATACCGGCCCCCGCCTTGAAGAAGGCACCACACAGCTACCTGACGGAGCTGTAGTCAACTGGACGATAGTTTCCCTCCGGTAGGGTAAATCTACCAGAGCGCCCTAGGGCGCTCTGGTAGATGCCTTCTATTTATTTTTTTTTATTTTGCTAACAAGCCTCTTAAACAGATATAGAATATAGCAGCTATCCTAGTCGAGGTAACTGCATTTTCATGTATCCGTGGATTAGATTCTTCAACGATTATATCCATCTTTTCTTTTATGTCTAAAAACTCAGGTGATTTAAATCTACTTGACCCTAATACTCCTTTCAGTTTCATTGCTACTTCTGGAACATTAGACAGATGAATATTTTCCTTTTTAATCAGGAGTAAACAAAACATTAATATTTCATCAATCAGTTCCTCAATATCAAACTTTATATGTCCTTTATTTTTAACTGTATAATTTTCTGAAATGAATTCTAATGTTTTACTTAAGTGTAATTTGTGAGCTGTCTTGATTGTTATGATAACTGCATCCATGATATCATCTTTAATGAAGTTATTTTTATCAGGGACAATATGCTCCATTAAGTTTTTAATGTGAGCTTGTGCATTAGTCGTGTCTTTTAAAATAGCCTCACCTTCAACAATGGTAAACTTTGATGTGGTAATTAATTTAGACTGACTATCCTTGATAGCATAATATTTGTTTGTGAGTCCTTGTACTAGAGATCTTAATCTAGTTTGGATATCATTTAATGCTAATACGATACCTCTATCAGGAGTTAACTCCCTAATGATTGTAGCATGTAATGCATCATGACCAAGAATACTTTCTGCTCTGGCAGTTAGCATAGCTAACCAACTACCATATTGTTTTAACTGAGACTTGTTATCTAAAGACTCATAGACCATTTGGGAGATTCCTTCATCAGCTGGATAAGGAAATCTTCTTGTGTGTAAGCTACTCAGAAGCTTATATTGCAAAGCCATAATAGCAGCTTCAGACATTAATACTTTTTCTTTTTCTGGTAGGTCTGATGTTAATGCTTTATGTACTAAATAAAGGAATGATATATTAACAGCGTCTGATGATACTTTGAACCCACGAGTTATATCAGGGAGATCGTAGATGTCAGATTGGAGTTTATCAAAATCAGTAAACTGCATTACTTCATTTTTCCATATGAACAGATCTTCATTAATCATGATAAAAGGATATACCCCAATTAGATTTCCACCTAAGAAATCTATATGGTTCCTCATCCTATCATGTTTTCTTGCTATTCCTTTAGCGTATGTTACTACGTCTAAAACAAACTCTCGATTAACCGGACGCGTTACTTGTTCATTAAATATCTTTAAAATTGAGTTACTTTGCATAGGGGATTTACCTTATATTCGAATTTAATTGATCTATATATTATCTGAATGATACAGGTTGCTATTGCCTTTTAATAGCTTATTAGATTGGAGATATAAAATGAGTTTAGTAAAGATTGTTACAGACCATCAAAACCTTAAAGGATTCGTTACCGAGTATAATGCCAATTGGCTGAAGAAGCAATATGGGGAACAAAGGAACCCCTTCGCGGGAGACCAGCTGGATGCCATTCGTGGATTAGGAGGATTGATTTACCTGATGCAGCAGGATCTTATCGAGGCAAAAATAGTTATAACTAGACCATTACTCGAAAGAGCAATGCAGTTCTTTGCTGGAGTCAAACTGGAAAAGTTCTCTTCTGAGAAGATAGAAGAGAACCTGGAGGAAGCGACATGGTTTGACCGCCATACACGTTTCGTAATCCCACGATATCTTCTAACAAGAGACTATCAGGGTTATCTTGAAGAACTGCACAGAGTGGCTATGGCTGTAATGTTACCGGGCGATATGGCGACTGAAATGGATAGCCACTCTGTGCCAGGGGATGCGATAATACAATCCCTGATAGGTATTAGATTTTTAATGGGTGTAAAACTACAAGACACCGCAATCCGTAAAGTAGGAGTAGTGCAATGGCTATTGTATCATTTTTAAAATGGCTTATAATTGGAGGGGTTGAAACCTCTCTAATAATTTATATAGTGATTCTTCTAGTAACCTGCAGTGCATCTCATATGGAGTATGTGATTATTGGGTTTGCTGGCACTCTAGCATTCAGCTGTGCATTAGGCCTGAGTCTAGTGGAATTGAATTTTTGGATAGACAGAGAAAGAGAGAATAACCATGAGTAAACTGGTATCAATAAGAACCTATACCGCAGCCTACTGGCTGCGGTTTCAGTGCACTTGCGGCATTAGTTGGAACTTTCCAACATTCCAGGTGTCGGATAGCTATTGTCCTGGTTGTGGAACACTCTGTAAGCACATTGAAAAGACACGAATTGCTGGACATATGAGTTCTGGCAGTTTACAAGTAGAGGAATAAAGTCGCTGTTCTTTTAATAGCAAATTAGATTTGGAGAAAGGTATGGCTAAGGCAACACTTGGGGATAGTAGGAATCCCAATGCTATACTCGTCAGAAATGGCAAGTATAGCTGCATCGTTATGGCGGTGCATAACACTCTAAATAAGACATTTAGGGTAAAATCGGTCTACCCTGGATTAAACGGGGAGGTTCCAGTATGGCTAGACCTCAGGGGAACTGTAGTAAATAGTAAGAGAGAAATACGCGAGATGTTCAATGAGCGTCTCGCAGATGTTAGACAAAGCCTGGAAGATGGAAATAACCCTTTGGATTTCCAGGTCATCTCCATGGTAGTACCACGGAGAGATAAGTTGGCTGTAAAAGAGTATGCAGCCAACCTAGTTACTGAATATAAAATGGAGATCATTGAAAAGGAAAGTACTACCCTAGCAACGTTTATCAAAGGCATACGTGTCAATGATAGATATAATCAGATAGGATCTATCAGTGCCAAAGAAGAGGATGAATACTGGACATTTACTACGATCCAGTACGATGACCTTGATCCAGGACTCGCCACCATACTAAAGTGGACGGTAGGTACTGAGTCAATTATTGCAATGGCGGGGTCACTGCTAAAAACCACAGTAGATTGGGAATTTCTTCAAAATGAGGAAGAGGAAATAGTTTAGTCTGTCACTAAATACTACGTTGATGATATCATCAACGTAGTATTTTTTTTAACTTGGACACATGCCTCTGAGGTATCTCGTATATGCGGTTCGATCTGACATGAACGCAATTGAATGGTATTGTGGTAATAGATCGTTGTACATACTTGTAGCATCTGAATAGGATTCAGTAACGCTCTCTAAGAATGGTAAGTCTACCCCATTCTTAATTACAGCATTCTTAAGGGTATACATTCCTTGTACATAGAGGTGCTGTTTAGCACCTAGTACTGCTAACTTAGCCAAGTATTCAAGTGCACGGATACTCACGTCAGATAAGGTGGAACTATGTTCTAAAACTACTTTCATTGAACTGATAGGTATACCGGTGAATCCATCACAGTAAACTGTGTTTTTACCTACTAACTGTACCTTGGCATCACCAGTAATAACTGGGTCTGACACGGAAGAAGCAATTCCAGGCTTACCACTAAAAGCTTGTGTAAACCCATATCCTACTGACAGCACGGACAGTATCTCCTTACCAGAGGTAGGTCCATAACCTATTCTTATTATTTGACCAGTCGTCGTTTGTATAATAGGACAGCCTCCTACGTAAATGTCGGCTTCCTTACCAGCTATCATGTTTAAGTCAGTAATCAAAACCTTTCTTACTATGTCCCTTTCAAGCACATAGTCCAAAGTAACAGGGACTCCACCTAACCTTGCTGTATCGTGTAGGAAAATAACATTAAGCAGTGCTATAGGTATTTCCCTCTTAATTCTATCTATTAAATATTGGATCTGGTTCATTTTTTACCACCATTATAAATAAGGGATGAGTGAAATAGTATAGTCAAGTTTAATTCATATATATATTATCTAATTGCATTTGACTTAAATGTATCCCAAAATAACTGGAGAAATAAAATGAATAATGTTAAAAATAACAACAAAGTAAAAATTTATTACTGTGGTGGGGCTGGTGGAAAGTTAGCCCATCATGCTAACCTTTTGGAGATTGGTGACTTTACTGGTTTTGCTAAGGTAGAAACGGTGATCATGGATGCTTCATATTCGGATATCCCAGATGACACCAAGCATGAGGTATACGTCCCGGCACACTGTGACGGTTTTGGTAAAGATCAGAAGGAAGCTTATGACTTCCTAAAGAATCATTTCAATGAGATGATTCGTGAAAACCTACCAAGCGAATTTAATATCGTACTATTCAGTATGGCTGGTGCCACTGGAGCAAATATTGGTCTCGGTATGATTGAAGCCATTCTGAAACAAGGCAAACCCGTGGTTGGGGTAGCGATCTGCGCTATGGAGTGTGAGCGTACTACCACCAATACAAGGAACACGATTAAACGATTGGAAGTAATCGTTAACCGTACTCAAAAACCGGTAGTTATATCGTTCCATGACAATGGGGAATTCCCTATGTCAGTGGTTAACGATCATATCATTCAGGAGATTAAAGCTCTTTTATTACTGAACAGTGGTCAAAATACCGGTATTGATACTGAGGATGTCACTAACCTGATTGACTTTAGAGGGGTGACAAAGTTCGAACCAGGTTTGGTTGATTTGATTATCACCACCAAACCTGACCAAGTAAAAGTCAATGTGGCAATTGCTGCACTGAGTCTGTATAACGACCTGGATTCACCCAAACTGGATATTACCAGTATCTACTCAGGTTTTGGTATCATTCCAGACGGCGCTCAAGGTGCAACAAAGGAACCTATTCCTGAGGCGCACTTCATCGTAACAAATGAGTATCTGGAAAGTCGATTAGATCTACTGGATAAAAAGGTAAAGGACTATACCGATGCAAGAGAGCTGATTAAAGGATGCGCTGGTCCTAGAAACACGAATACCGAGTTCGAGTTTTAGTTTTAAGAAGGTAAAGTAAATGGGCCGAGGTATTAATACCTCGGCCTAATATTTGATTAAATTTTTTTGGATGGTAAAATGCAATCTACTTGGTTTAAAGACATGTTAACATTCGATACCACGAATGAGGTAACTAATATAATAAAAAACATTCGACTCGCATATGCTATAAATGACGTAGATATGCCTACGATCATTAATGCTGCTAAAACAATGATCCTTAGATTAACCCAGTCAACGATTGATGATAATACTGAGCCTTTATTTGGTGACCGACCTGTCCATACAACAGAGTTTGATATTTTAACTGACTTTAGCAATCACATTAAAGCGGATGTTACCATGTTAGAGGATCTCATTTTTAATAACTCCGATTTAGCTTGTATATTGTCTGAGCTAGGTGAGAGAATACATCTAAAGGGAAAACACACTCGCTGGTTAGTAGGTTATTCAGGATTTCTATTATCAGTGGAGGAAATAGATAGCGCTCACAAACAAGAGTGGGATAAGTTATTCGTGGTTAATGGTGAGTTCAATAAGGAACTCTACACATTAGCGTTAGCGGCAGCAGAAGATGCAAGACTTAAAAATGAAAATGATGTAAAGGACTTGACAGAATTAGACATATCAGATGCTCGTATGGCTCCACATTCCAAGCTTTCCTGGTCGCCATCACTAGATACCTTAGTAACGAGATACTATAAACCAGTACCAATGTTTGAGACACCAGTTGACATGGACAAGTTTATGGATTCACTTAATGGTGAACCTAAACTAAAACGAAATAACTTAACTTCTAAACGTCTGAGAGAAAAGTAACATGACAAATGCCTACGATCCTAATGAGTCCAAAGACTATATGCTAGCGCGTGCCATGCAACCTCCTTTTACCCCATCTAATTCACCCATTCTACTCGATCCGTTTAGTGCAAAAGGTATAGTCTCCTTTAATAGATTGATAGAAATGGAAAGGAATTATGAGATGAGGACTATAACAGGAACCCCCCTATGCATATGTCACATAAGGGAATAAAGACTAAGAAAACTACCTTTACTGTCCCTCTGTACAACCTTTACTCAGTATATTCCACTTACCTTAAACCGTTTTTCAATCTATCTCTAATAGCGGACGTTGATTACTTTCTCGGTAATCAACTACTTGTTGGGTTAAGGATGCGAGTACCCGATGAGTTAGTAAAGTGTAATCTGCAAGATCATGTGACTAGAGAGGTACTTGCCTTATTTCTAGATAAGCTAATTCTGACAATAAAAGCTATCGAAGATGAAGTTTTAGTTTATACAAAAGGTTATATCATTGTCAATTATGAAATTAAAAACAACCAACTACTGGTAACAACTGTAACTTATCAGTATATTAAAAGGGGGAAAGATGGCTCAAGTGATAGTATATAGTCAAGTTCAAGAAAATGATGTAGTATCATTCACTACCTATGGATCTACCGTAGTATCAAATGTGGTAAATGCCACTGTGTTAGCTATTGAGTCTGGATATGGACTAATCAATCCTAGCACCGCTGCTGCTAACTCAGCTAGCATTTATGCGTCCCTACCCGTCACTCCAGGGATTGTATTATCGCAGGACTTTCGAAGCTACAGCTACCTTAGATTAAAGCTTCAAGACAATACACAAGTTGAAATAGCTAGTCCTTGGATTAACCCAGCTAGTTTGACAAGGTTAGTCCGTCAGACGGGCACATTTGTTATTCCAGATATGGATCAAAGTGAGGTTACCTCCATTTTGAACCTGTTAACATCCAATGGATATGTCAATGCATCCTTGGCTTCTCTCGTGTGAATGAATTAAATATTACGAAACCATTACCCTCCATACTTTGATTAGTATGGAGGGTAACCCATGTACGAAAGTAAACCATTAACGCATAACAGAGATCTTTTTATACAAGATCCTAGCTGTTATACTCGTAACTTAGAAATAGTAGAAGAGGCTATACAAACTGCTGCACATTTCTTAAATCTTAAAACTGAAAAACCTCTAGAAGAATGTCTGGCATATATGCGTGCCACTACCGCTGAAGGTGGTAAAAGAGAACTTAAACCAATTTCAGTTAAGGGATTAAGACAAGCTGATAATGGCGATAGAGTTAAAAGCTCTATTAAAATAGATAAACTACTGAGAATAATAAAAAGAAATAACCATATTTTATCACCAAATATGGCAGTGTATATGTCGCCTAAGGTGAAGCGTTCACCTATTGTGATATATATTAGAACCAAGATGGCTAAACGTAAGGTAGTTAAAAAGAAAGGTCAAGAAGCAGAACAGCTTAATGACTTTGAAATGTTTGCAGCTTGCAATAATGAAGAGTATGCAATCAAGCTATTATTAAACTCCATATCCGGCGCTCATGCATCCCCATACAACCCTCTATGGAACGAGTCAGCGCACAGTACGCTGACATCTATGGCAAGGGTCAATGTATCTTATCCAAATGCCTCTACTGAAAGATTTTTAATGGGTAATCGACATTACTGGTCTAAGGATGTGGTACTTGAAAACATTTTAACAATTACTCGTAATACTGATTACGCTAATCTTGAAACTGTTATAGCCAAATATTATATCCATATACCGTCAGTAGATGAAGTTATGGTGATGATTAAAAGAGCTACTGACTTATACTGGACTAGCAAAAGGGATTTAAATGCGATACAGGATTTAGTAGAGAAACTTTCTCCTATCCAACGGACAGCTTACCTATACACTGGTGACTTTTATAGCTTATATCAGTTAAATGAATCCCTAGTACGGAACATGTTCGAAGACTTATTAAATGTTCAGTCGTATATAGATGAGACTGCTTCAGATGAGTATCTCGATAAGATTGTTTATGGAGTAAATTCCGGTATAGGTTCTTTGGCTTGTGTGTATTGTGAAAAGTTCTTTAGAGGTTCCACTTTATCAAAAGTAAAGAGTGGTTCAAGAGAAAATTATGTAGAGTATGCTAACACTATTCTTCATATTGAATTCACTCTATTAAACTATTCAGATCTTTTAACCACTCTGTATAGGACTAATAATCTTCCATCGTCAATTTTTAGATTCCCATCATCAATACGTCGTGCCGTTATAGGATCTGATACAGATTCTGTAATGTATACTGTCCAACAACAAGTGATCTGGTATTATGGTAAGATTATGTTTGGACCTAAGATAAGTATGTTTTCAAACACTATGTCGTTCTTAAACAATATGGTTATCGATCACTGTTTAGCCGTAACAGCTAAGCAGATGGGGGTAGATGATGACGATCTATTTACCTTAAGAATGAAGAATGAGTTTGAGTTTATTGTGTATGCTAAAGCTAACCGAGCTAAGCATTATGGTACATTAATGACCATGAAAGAAGGTATCGTTTTCAAAGAGCCTAAAAGTGAAATTAAAGGAGTAGGTCTTAAGGATTCAAAGATACCAAAATACGTAATGAAGTCATTAGAGGAAGAGTTAGTAAGGGTGATGATAGAGCTAGTAGAAAATGAAAACATTTCTATCTTTCCTGTAATGCAAAAAATAGCTAACCTTGAACATCTGGTACACCAATCATTATTAAGAGGTGAGATAACTTATATGGTTGGTGTGAACATTAATAGTGAAGACGGGTATAAAAAACCAGACTCAAGTAATTACCTTCATTACAAGCTATGGAGAGATGTGTTTGCTAAGAAATTTGGCACTGTATCAGAGCCACCTTATCGTGCTATTAAGGTATCGACAATAGTCAAATCTCCATCCCAGTTTAAATTATGGGCGGATTCTATAAATGAGGATATATCAGCTCCATTAATTCTCTGGATGACAGAGAATAATAAAAAAGGCTTCACTCAGATACTCCTACCTTTGGAAATCGTCTCTAGTGGACTACCGAAAGAGTTTATGAGTTTGATTAACATGCGGGCAACTGTTGCGTCCATTAGTAAAGGTTACTATATACTCCTTGAAACATTAGGTATGTATTTTGGTAATAAACACAATACCCAGTTAGTATCTGACAAATTACCGTATAGACCTGAGTATGGTTTACCTGGTGGGGAATTAGATCTGACATTAAATTCAATGGAAAATGAGGAGGAAGATGATTATATAGAGTAACGAAATAACTAATCATGTAGTTCAAAAGAAATACAAACATAAATTACCTGATTGATAGAAAACTCTATCACTCTATTTATTAGCAACTTACGGAAATTCAAAATGAGTAATAAAACGTATCTTGCGACCCCTTATCCTCGTAGAGGCGCTATAGCCTACCGGTGGTCTGAGTACAGGCAGCGCAACGACGTTGCTGGAACGAGCACTCTGTTTATAACACTGGAGACTCCTAACCCACTTATACTACGTCCACACTACAGTCTAATAAATGATGATGAGTGTCCTAACACTGGTAGAAGCAACGCAGCTTCCTCATGGGAGGAGACTAAACTAATGTTAGAGGAAAAGTTTCGAGATACCAAAAATAAGAAACTTAAGGCTAAACTTAGAGGATATTAATATCCTCATTTCAAAAAAGTTATAAAGATATATCATTTAAAGGACTTAGTAATTCAGCTAAGTCCTTTCTAATTAACCCTAAAAGGTGCTACAATGAACACAAATAAAAAACCTACGACTGCTACCGATACCAATATGGTAAACATCTTCATCTGTACCAGATACGAGCTATTTATTAGAGTAGCTCTGAAGAATTTGGAGGAAGACTCACTGTCTGTTATTAAGCTACTCGTACCTAAAGCAGTAAGGGATGGTCTCCAGTTAGATTATAAAGCGACTGACTGGAAATTACCTGAGCCTAATCCCGATACTGCACGAATCGAGGTCTGTGCCAGAATGGGTTTAACCTGGAAACAGTTAGACGGGTTAACTCGTAAATACCACTGCAGCCCTAAGGACTACATGGAAGGGGTAAGTTTAACACAACGCCCGTCATTAACAAAGTATACCAAAATCATAGGACAGCAAAAAGCCTTAATAGAAGGGAGATTACAGAACAAAAAATTAATAAGCGATGAAGGCTTGGCAGTAATCGAATCCTTCCCTGCGTACCCGCCTGAGATGCAGAAAGGTAAGTTTAAAAGGGCTGCAGTAGAGATCTTCGGTATTGACTTTCCGGATTACAGTGTTAATCACCTGAAGGTAATCTACCGGGTCTTTGTAGGCAACTACCGGTAAATGGTTGCATAACACTATTCGACAAAATCAACTATAAACTAATTTGGTGTTTTATGAAAAACAAAAGTAAAATCATTACCATACTGGAAGGAGTGATGTTCCTAGGTGCCATTAGCCTCATAGCAATGGCTCTTGGCATCACTTCAGGAGTGACTTCTGATACTGAAACATACTGGGACTGGTCTGGATTAGTCAGTGTCCATTGTGTTGATGATGTTAAGTGGTCTACTGTAAACGGTAGACCGACTCAGATAGTAAACTCAGAAGGACTTCCAATAACTTGCCATGTAAACTGATGGCGATTATAGGACTCGATGGAGCTAGTCTACAGTAGAGTACCGGAGTAAATACTATATACATATCACCGTTTCCCATATGGGAAACGGTGATATGGTACTTAAGTACTAAATTTTTCTTTTATTTCATTATACTTAGCTAAACATGTAGTTCTCATGTTGTCATCCATCTGTCCAAGATAATGGTTGTTCTTAATTAACCTATCCACTCTATGAAGAATTGTTAGGATATTAGTGCTATTACCAAAATCTTTATCAAACAAATAGGTTATGGGGTATGCCCAATTCACAAATGTATAAAATGTAACCCAATAACTATAGCTGTCTAAAGATGCTATACTCATCGGTAAAGCCGATAAATAATCAGAGCTATAGATCATAGGGATTTCTGCTAATCCCTTAAGGTAAGGCTTATTACTGCCTTTAATGGCACTTAGGATACGAACTACGGATAAGTCTATTGTTGTTTCGTATCCCTGTATAAAACCACGCTCATATCTCTCTTTAGGGACTGGTTCTCCTCTAGATAAGTACGGTAATCTATTCCTTATAGCAATGTCATAATATTCGACTACCATTAATGGTAATACGTACTTTGAAATAAACTCAGATAAGTTCTCCCTAGCTCCTTCAGTCTTTTTATTATTTTGAATTAACCATCCTTTTAACTTATAAGCGAATAAAGGAAGATCTATCCCGATTACTGTAGTGGTATTAGGAATAACAGAAGCCCTATCAACTGGAGGTATAAAGATCTCTAAAGTCGTATAGGGGTGATCTAATACTCGAATAGCTCTCACCTCTTCCCATGGAGTAGTAATGAATTGATCTGGGAAGGTAGTGGCTATAATAGCATTAGTCTCAGAATAAATCACATTACGATGTAATGCTCCAAACCCTGTAATATTTGTAATGTGTAATGGATTACATATCCTAGCTACTGAGTCATCTACCATAGAGTATACGTCTGAATGATGCAGATAGGGTGATAGCGCGTAACATAGTTTCTTGAATAAGTGGTCACTGGAAACTACTGTACCAGCTACCTGCTGTAGAGATGTTTGATAAGACACTCTAGCATTAATTAGATCTCTGATTCTACCAAGTAACATACTGTTGAGTGTTCCATAGTTTGCTACAGGTCTTATGAATAACCTATACATGTTCTATTCTCCTAAGAAGTCATAGGATGGAAGATAAGATGATTTTGTTAGTGATATTATTATAGTAGTTAGAAATTAAATATTAAATTAATTTCCGTATATATAAATATGGGAGAGGGGGGATACCCCCCCGACCACGACCAGAGAAAAGAATTAAAAGATTTAATAATATTATTAAATAGGGAAAATACAATCAGAGGTATAATCCACCTAGGTGGATTATACTCCTTTAGCATGTGCATAGCCACATGCATGGAGATGGTGTGTAACCTCCGCTTAAAGCTTACAACATAGTGACTAGGATGACTGCTAGGCAACAACCTAGCAGCAGTGTAACTTATAATGGTATATTCAAATAATTTTCATTTATATATCATCTAGATGAGATTACTAAATAGTGATTCTTAAGTAGTCATTCTTTTAATAGCAAATTATATCGGAGATAAGATTATGGCATTACACACTGGTGAAGAAAAGGGCTACAAACCAAGAACTCCAAATTTCCGGATCGTCTACAAGTTCCCCATCCCTGGGGGACAGTGGTACGACAACTGGCCCGAGGAGGTCATTGCCTCCTCAGCTGAGGAGGCAATGCTCCAGGCCTCAAGGGAGGTGCTCAGGGTGGAGGCGATTCCAGCGGCACAAAACAGGAATCGCGCTTAAATCAAACCCTAGAAGGTTAGCAACCGACTTTCGTCAATTTTAAAGCCGGGAAATCCCGGCAAGGATTTAACATCATGACCGAAGCTCAGGATGAGATATTCAACCTGACGCAACACGCGGCAACGGCTGACCAAGCCGAAGCTGGTGTTGTTGAACCAGTATACAAAGCAGGAATTCAGTCCTGCTTAACGTTCGTAGGCATACCAACTGCCTATGATATTAAAACTAGGGCTAGCAGCTTAGCAGCTAGCGCACGACAATCTGGCTGTAAAAAAGCCATGATTGGCGGCGCGCCTTATCTGATGAGCGCGCTGGAAGCTGCGCTCATCAAGGTAGGTGTTACCCCTGTCTACGCTTACTCAGATAGAGTAAGCGTAGAAACAAGAAACACTGACGGAACAGTCAGCAAGTCAACGGTGTTCAAGCACCTTGGTTTTGTTGAGGTCAGCTTACAACATAGTGGCTGGGATGACTGCTAGGTTGTTGCCTAGCAGCAGTATAACTTATAAGGGGATTAAATACTACTGTAGTATGTTAGACTGTTGAGTAATTACTCCTTCCTCGATATCGAGGAAGGAGTAATGATGTATTCTTTATTTTTTTTTCTTTTAAATCGAAAACATATATTATCTGAGTGATAGTCCGTAGTTAATTAATTTAGGAGTGGTAGTTATGGCAAGTATGATGGTTAGGCATCTGGTGGTATCTCGTAAGTACATGCATGGTTACAAGGAAGGAGATCGGGTAATTGTTAGGTTGGATAGCGGACTGACATTTCATGCGGTTGTTAAGTTATATTCAGTACGCAGGCTAGTAGTACAGGATGTAAGGTATGTTAATGAACTAAGTTGGAGAGGACAGTTTCTGGTGTCTCCAAAACATATTTTAAATTTAGTAGGGGGATGAAATTATGGGAACACAATTTGAACTGACCGAAGAGCAGGATCTGTTACATTGAGTTACAATTTTATTAAATTTAGAGGATAGAGAATGGAACGTATAAGAAAATTAGAAGAACTTTTAAGCTGTAGGTATTCAGTTACACCACCTGCTCTCACTCATCTGATTAAGAATGGTTGGGAGGGGGAGCATACAGTGACCATTGTACCTGATAGAATACATCGTATTATGTCCGATGAGAGCTGGGGGATATTCCTAGACGGGTTCAAGAGGATGGTATTAGGTACTCCTTATAGGGATATTCTGGAGTTCATAGAGGAACTGGTCGTCCGTAACAATGGAGACGTACGACGGTACACTGGGTATTTACAGGATGCGAGAATTCCTTTTAGTGTTCGGCGTGGTTATATGGGCGAGAATTATGGGGCTAAGAAGATAGAGGGTGGCGGGCGTATGCGTGTTCCTGCTCCTAAACCTGGGACGATAGAGTTCATTATTGATACTGATGCAGTTGAGAATCGGCATGAGGTGTGGACTGATTTGTGCAGTGAACGACTAGTGTCACAGTCCTGTGAGGGAGCTGCTTGTGCTCTGGCTGATAGATTCATGCTTCCTGGTATTGACTTTACTACTATGGTCAAGTGTGAGAAGGAGAAAGGTGAGTCTACAGCACTTGAAAGTTGTATTGGGGAGTACTCAGTTACGATCCCTCCTAAGGGTAAGAACAGAATGTCTTTAGGGGGGTATCCAGTGGATATGCCGCCGCCGTTTCCGACACCTGTAGGGGTTAGGAAGCATTCTCAGATGGATAACGATAGCTGGGAAGTATATTCCAATGCATTTTCGCAAATGGTATTAGGGGTAGACCAACCCGGCATATTAGGGCGGGAGTTTAGTAGTGTTATGGAGTTCTTGAGGGGGTTTCCGAAACTTAATGGCAAAGATGGTATAGTGGTCCAATTGAGCGGATACTCTTTACGGGAGGCTTCCATACCTTTTAAAATTATACGTGGATCAGCTGGAGTAGATTATAATGTTAATGTACTTAGGGAGGGGCAAGATGGCGCTGTTCCAGCACCTAGGGATGGTACTTTGGAGATTATTATAGATTCCAGTGCTAACAGATGCATTCAACAGAGATGGGAGGAACAGGCATGTGAACGCATGATCGCAAGGTCTGCCTCTGAGGCTGCGGCTGCGTTAATGGAGGTTTTTATGCTTCCGGATATAGAGTTTCGCTATGAAACTCCAGTAATACCAGTTATTCCAATGGGCTCGGTAGGGCCAGTAATAGATGAAAAAATAAATGATGGAGAACTAGAAATGGATACTAACTTAGCGGTTGTAGATCCGATATACCCAGATGCGGATGCTGATGGGGAATGCTTTCGTCCAGGATTAGAACCAGGGGAATTTGAGGTAGAGGAGGAGTTAAAGAACCAGCTGGCGGAAGAATGTGACACTGAAGACTCTCCTACTACTGAGAGAGGCGGAAGTAGTATCGAGGCTACGATAATAGTACAAGGAGAAAAGATGATACTAATCTTGTATACAGGTTTGGACCCTAATGGCAGGTACCCGTTTGCGACTCTAGGCGTCCATGCTATCCATCCTGGTGAGAATACCCTGCCTCTTGTGTCTGTGGGTCAGGCCATTGAATGCGATGATGACGAAACTTGGGCTCTTGGCTGTGTGATCAACCAAGATATCTTTTATTCAACCGTAGCTACTATGACGGATTTTGGAGTATTGACAGGTATTGGGGTTATGTCAGTAGAGTTTACTGATGCACTGAACAGAGCACTGAATGTAATGGTGAGTATTGCGGATGTTAAATATTCTCGTATTCCGAGTAACAATCATTAGGTAATATGTCAGATACCGTATTCGTACCAGATGTAGTGTTAGATCCAGTAATGCAATGATTTAATAAATCATTGTCATCAAGTATAGGATGTACCTGGATTCAAATTTCACTAAGAAATATATTATCTTAGTGATGGCAAATATAATGGAGTAATAAAAAATAAACAGATAAGTTAATACTATGTCAAAAATACCACTCAATCGTAACTGATTGAGTACCATCCCGTTGTAAAAAATATATAGAGGTAAGTATGTCAGAAGTAAGACAAGAAACATTAGGAACAAACCGTACCAGCGGTGATCAAGTAAAGCAAGAAAGACCAGAAAGAGGTCCTTCTCGTAGACCAATTGAAGATGCCCAAGGTGAGCGTAAACCACGCCCATCTTCCAAGCTGTTTAATCACTCCATGGCGGGTAGCAGAAGCACTGCTGATCTGGAAGAGATAGTAAAAACGTTTGAGGCTATCTGCAAACAATATGCAGAAGTTGAGAACATCGTCATTGAAGTAAAACCAATCAGCCACAATCTGGCAATTCCAGCAATCCTGTTGATCTATCGGGAAGGCTCAAATAAGGTACGATATACCGCACTCTTACCATCTGGTATGCTGCAGGGCACTATTGCTGACAAAGAAGAAAATGAAAGAGGACAAAAATTTTACACTCCTCGATTTGCAGCAGATCTTTGGCCTGGCCTTATGGAGGATACAGCGGAAGATCTAATCAACCGTACGTACTTCAATGGTAATGCCCAGAAAGGCTGGATACGACTCTGTAGTGTTATCGTACTGCCAGAGCATTCCGATTATCGTCAGTTAAATACTGCGATTATCGCATTTGATCATGGAGTTACTGCACTGTTGGCAATTTCTCGTTTGGAGAAAGGTGAGTCTACAGCCTCATACTGCTATCAGGATTTTGAAGATCGGGGCATGAAATTGTCAGGGATTGCTGAAGTCAATCCGACTGGTACAATTCTCAGTACCTTAGGTGAGCCACTGGCAGTGGATTTCAAATTATCAGTGTTAGCAAAAACTGTAAACAATGGTTCAGAGAATCTGCATGATACTGGCACTAGCATTGCGATAACGACAGTTTATGGGGCTATCGACTTCCAGCTTCTGCCGGAAGAAGAAGAAGTCAAAACCATTAATCGGGATAAGTTTTACCCAGTGGTAATTCCTAAACTGATCATTAAGCAATCAAGTTCGGTTAATCCGAACAACCCAGAAAACACAGATTGCTTGATGTCTCAAATCCTGGGGCTGTTAATGGTCCGTCTCTACTCTGAGAAGCCTGAGAGATGGGGCCAGATGTTTGAACCCGATAATGCTTCTCAGAACAACAATATTGGCGCCTTGGGTCTGGTCGGCAATCCGTACGCTGATACTACACTGGAGTTAGGAGTTCACAATGTTGTGAGTAAAGTCACACATGGCCGAAATGCTGGTGGAAAACTGGTAGCTGATCTACTGAATGAGTATTGTTCAGTAGCTCCAATGATTATATTGGAAATTCCAGAAGGTGGTCCTCTTGAGGCCCTCCAGAATTATCTGGTGGAAGAGACTAGTGCAAACTATTCGATTATTGCTAACGAACTGTCAAGTTTCGTTGGGGTTCCAGATAGCTTTGCTGAAGCCTGGGAAAGTGAAGGTGGACCAGCAAGAATTCCGATCTTGGAATTAGAATCGCCACTGAACTTACCATTGATTCGCTACACCGGCCATGCGGAAGCAGGTGGTATTCTCCATGATCCAAATGAAATCGATCTGTTACATCTGTTAAACGTAGGTGTATCGATGGATGTTATTCAAGATTATGACCAGTTGCATTCACCGGGTGCAAACCATCCAGCTGAACTTAATCAAAGGTATAGTAACATTAAGCGTGTTCTTGATAATGCTAAAATCACTGGAACCTCAGTGCAATATTGCATTAATATGGACTGGTTAAACCTGGTAGATGATTTCCTCGGGAGCTATGGCATAACCATTGATTTGGATGAAGGTCTGACCTTTGGTAATAATGCTTTCGGTCTGTCACGTGGTGGTAGTAGCAAACATGCGGAAGGTTCTGCTATGTTCCGCCGCAGTGGTCTGTCACGGACTCGTACTTCCCGTCCTATTGGTGGTCTGAATTCAAGCAGACGTTCATCTTAACGTAACACTAGGGTATAGAGCACGATGTGCTCTATACCCGTACTTTTTTTATTATTAAGAAAGGAAAGTATGGCAATCTATATCGATATACCAAATTTCGATGAGATATTTGAGGCGTTTGAAGCGAGTGAAGGAGTTATCCTACTCAACGATGTACCATATGTTACAGAGGAGGATAAAGTTCTATTTCAGTCGTTAATAGTAACTGAAACAGAAAGTGATGTGCTTTCATCTGTTCCAAAATGCAGATGTGGTAAATATCAAAATGCTTATAACGCAGGAGATGGAACAACCCCTGGTAGAATTTGTGAAGTATGTAATACGGAGGTGCAGTACCCTGCAGAGGAGACAATTGATTCAAAGGTATGGATACGAGTACCAGATGGAGTAGAAGGATTCATTTCCCCATACTTCTGGAACAAGTTAACCACGTTAGCAGCTTCTACTAAGGGTCTTAATATCTTACGCTGGGCAATCGATCCTAAAGTAGCAGTACCGTCTAATGCAGGAGAGGTAGTAAAAGAAAAGATAACATATCTCACTAATTGTAACTGGGTAAGAAGTCTTAATTACTTCATTAATAACTGGGAAGTATTTTTTGAAATGATTCAAAGTACGACTCCTCGTGCTAAAAGGTCAGCAGTTAAAAGTGATCTTGATATTCTAAGAGGTTATTCTAAATTATTCTTTCCTAAATATCTCCCACTACCTACAAAGGCATTGATGATTATCGAAAAGACTAATGTGGGTAATTATGCAGATACTGTTACCATGTCTTCTGCCATGGCTGCGGCAAAGACAATTGGCGTTATTAATGCACCAAGAGGCCCTTCTGCTAAACCATTTTCAATAAAACGTCTAGAGATAGCAACTGTAGATATCTGTCAAAATCTTACAGGATATTGCCAGGTAGCCTTTAAGACAAACATCTGTGGTAAGTCTGGTTATTTACGAGGTAATGGTTATAAAGCACGATGTGATTGGACCGCTAGGGGAGTAGTTACATCTATACATACTCCACATGACTATGCTGAACTACACCTTCCCTGGGTTCAGGGAGTGGAGTTATTTAAGATACATTTGTATAACAAATTAATTAAGAAGCATAACTTTACCCATAGAGCTACAATCCTCAAATTGAAACAAGCGGTAAACGTATACGATCCGCTGATAGATACTTTATTTAAGGAACTGATAGCGTCTGGTAAGATTCTTGATCGTAAGATCACTTGTGATATGGACTTCTATATTAGTAGAGGGCTTACTAAAGAACAAGTTGAAACGATTACCCTACCTAAAGTAGGTATACCGGTAATGTTTCAGCGAAATCCAACTTTGGGCATGGGTTCTGCACAACTACAAGCGTTAACAAGGATTAAAACAGATCTATCGGATAAGTCAGTGTCCCTTAGCGATCTTGTTGCTACAGCGTACAATATGGACCATGATGGGGATGCGATGAACTTGACTCTATTATTGCAGCCTCGTTTTGTTGAAGCATCAGAGCCGATGGATATACGGTATGTGATTCATGACACTGTCAAGTTGGGTAAACTGAATGACAATGTTAAACTACCAGACCCTGCATGTATGACATTAGGGAACTTTGTGAATCAGCGATATCATGAGAATTTAAAATCCCATTAAGTTATGAAAAGTACTAATAGTATCGTATACGCTGAACCTGGCGACAGATTAGACCATTTTGTTTATGGGGTAGGTTTAATTCACATAGTAACACAGACCGATACCAGTATAACGATTGAACTGGAATGGGAGGATGAACCTGCACCTACTAAATTACGTTTCTCAAAACGTAAACTTCCAGATAAGGTTGTACTTATTAAAAATAAATTTGATCCAACGGAGGATGAATGTTTAAAAATGACAAGCATATTAGTAAATGCGGGATAGTGGTTTTACATTACCTGGATTTTCTACAGCTACACTCTAGTGCTGTGGATATTATATTCAGTGTAACTGAGACTGGAGCTATCGGAAGGGCACTGATAGAGAGGAGTGGTAAGACATTAATTGAGAATGTTCCAATTGAGACAATTGTAAAAGTTGTAGGGTCAGAACCTTTCTCAGCTACAGTAAACAACCACTTATACATCACCAAAGAACAAGTAACTCATTTGAAAAAGTTACTTGGGATAGAGGAGGTTTCTAAACCTAAACAGTGTTTCTTAAGGAAACTCTTTAAACTGTTACTAGGTAAAATTACACACTACTGAGTTGGAGACCACGAATGGCAAAAGCCATAGGGATATCTAAATACGGAGACGTAGGTAACTATCTATTCTTTCAGCCAACGGATAAAGTTCAGAGCCGCATCAGTAATAGATTTCAGAATTTCGTAGCTAATGCTCGTAATAGCGATGATCAATTTATTGACTCTGTTACTGAAAGGTTCAATAATGCAGTAGAAAATCAAACTCTGCGCATTGATGACTTGTTTAAGCAGCGGATAAGTTCTGTATTCAAAACAAATAAGATACGACATCTGTCTACTATCTCTGATATACAAGAAGCTCCTGACATCATGAGACGATGGATAATGGCCGCTCCTGTAGTAAGGGAAAGGTATCAGAATAAAGTTATGTCTGGTTATTCTGGTAAGTTTGATGACCCATTTCCTAATCAAAGACCAGGACCACGTCATCACGATTACAGACGTGTCATGAACGGGATAGTATATCGGGAAGAGGATGAATTAGTTACTCATCGATATATAGACGGTTTTAATACCACGGAGTTAACAACTGCAGAAAAAGCATATATACTGAAAGCTTGGTCTGTTATGGAACAAGCACTTAAAGATGGTGACAATAGCGACCCTACCAGCGTATGGAATGGGTTATTGTAAATTAACTAGCTCCTTAACCGGAGCTTATTTTTAGAGGAAATAAAAAATGGCTTTATATACAGTTTTAGAAAGTAATCTGATCGGTCCTCGAGTAGTTAACTTCCTTGATAAATGCTATGCTACGAGAGAGGAAGTAGAAACAGCGAAAGCAGAAATGTTAGAGGAGGAAAGAAAAACATATGGTGATAAGGTAGCTGTCTATTACACGACAGAAGCGGTATTTACTACACTTACCAGAGATCTCCTTAGTGCATTTCTGATTTTAAACGATTTCCAGAAAGTCCGTAAACAGATTAACCCTGACGCAGTAGTACTTTCGCATAATGCACTTCCTCCGATAATGCTAGTTAGTTTGCACAGGCTGTATATGTCGAGGCTAGTTTTGTCAGAGTCCTTGTACTCTGAACATCCATCGGTGAAGTTAGCATCGGAATTAGGATTGAAAGATCTTACTGGATGGATCAATAGCGTATTCATCCTCTGTGCAAAAAGTGATAACCCTAAAACATGGGAAACTATTATTAAGAATAAGGAAGGGGAACTGAAAGCTATTCAAACAGAAATTGAGGAAAGCTTCAAAGCTATTCCAGGTGCCGATTCTGATCAAGTAGAGGATATTGAGAACGGCTAATGATAGAAAAAATAAAGATATTGATAGCTGTAATGGTTATATTCTCGGCTGTCTTAAAGAACAGATTAATTAAAAAATCTAAGCAATAATAATACATGGCTGGCACACATCTTGTGTGCCAGCCATGTAAAATAGGTAGGATTTTTTTTGGAGCGTTATAATGAAAAATATAGTTTGGCCTAGTCTCAATGGGGAAGGATGGATAACTGACCCAGCTAGAATATTGAATACCTCATTTGCACACACACTAGCATCTGATGTGATACAAACAGGTATATATAGCGGTAGCATAACTTCGATGACTGATATCATAGTTAGAAATCAGAACAACCCTACCGATCTAATGCATGCGTTAGAAAATGCATATACTGTATTTTATAATCGTATATTTGATAGTTGTGTGGTAAATGCTACGTATAACCTGAATCCTGATAGCAGTTATAGTGTTAATCTCGCTATCGTGGTATACAAAGACTCTGTACCATATTCTTTATCTTACACCGGTCCAATGGATGTAAGTTCTTTACAAGCAGCTATACAGGGGTTAACCTAAATGAGTAATATTGAAGGATTTTGGAATAAACGGTACACTACCGATGCTTATGAGCAGATTGATGCCGAAGAATTAAAAATAACTAGTTTAAATAGAATCCCTCAAAAGGTATTCATTAATAACTACCTCCTTGGGTTATTAACTGACCCTGTTAATTTTAGATTAAAATGGTGTAAGGAGGTTTCGTCATCTCCCTTCCATGAAGTCATCATGGTTAACGATTCTAATGAGGTACTCTGTATCATTCCACCATTGCGCGTAAGTGGCATTGTTGAAGAATTTAAAAACGATGTACTTACAGAAGCAATTCACATGTATGAGAAAACAGGAAAAGAAAATGGAATGCCTCGACAAGCTGATAGGGCTTTAGATAGCTTATTGAAAAAGGAAATAAAGATAGATATGTCAATGACACCGGAGATTGTGAAACGATGGAGAGACGTAGTAATTCTTTGCGGTTATGAACATTTGTTAACTGAAACCATTGATGGTAATAAATCTGCATCCGTGGAATTCTTTCAAGGTATTGATGATGGTATTTTATTGGATTAATATATGACCACACTTAGAATATTGTACGTTTCAGACATACATCTTTTAAGTCCAACAGTTTCTACGAGTTCACTTATAGCTAACCTTGACCGATACTTTAATGTACAGACACTTAAAGGTGTAGACTGTTTATGTTTTGGAGGAGATATAACTGACAGGTTAGCAACTCTGCCAGATCCTAGAGTGTTTGAAATTCAGCAATGGGTTTATAGATTGCTCTCTGCTTGTGCTGTGAATGGTACATTAGTTAGAGTATTAGCTGGAACTAAATCCCATGATTTTAATCAGGGTAAGATTTTTGAAGATATAAATGTTTTAGCAAACATAGATTGCGATGTTAGATACTTCAATGATATATCCATCGAGTTTAATGAGAAACTTGGTATCTCCATTTTATATGTACCTGATGAGATCCGTGGAGATACCAAACAGACTGAGAATGAAGTAGCAAGTCTATTAAGGCGATATAACCTAAAGCAAGTTGATATAGCGTTGATGCACGGATACTTTAGCTATCAGACCCCGGAAGCTTTACAGAGCCATGATGAAAGTTTCTACTGCTCTATAGTGAAACATTTTATATCTATCGGCCATGTTCATACCTATTCCGAATATGATATAATTTTTGGACAAGGTAGCTTTGACAGGAAGGCACAAGGTGAAGAAGGAGATAAAGGTTTTGTAGAAACTATCATTGACTTAGCCGATCCAAGAAAGAACATTAAAAAGTTTCATAAAAACGAATACGCTAATCTATTCATTACCATTAATATAGTGGGTTTGGATACTAAGGATGAAGTGGAAGAGCGATTCTTTAATGTTTTAAAAAGAAGGTTAGATTTATTCCCAGACTTACATACTCGTCCAGATCTTTATTTACGTGTTATATATAGTCGAGATAAGGACTTTAAGGATTTGTTTATTGCGTGGAGTGCCAATCATAAACAGTCTATTAAATGGGAATTCCAAAAGGAAGAAATTAAAGTAACAAAGATAGTCAATCAGCCGGTGGTTAAGTTCATACCAACGCCCATTAACAATGATACCATCTCTGACATTTACACAAGAGCACTTAGGGGTAGAGATCAGCCTACGGAAACAGAAACCTTAGCTGTGATGGAGATAGTACATAACACAAAAGAGAGAATAAGAAATGGCAAAAAGTGAATACATTCCTAAGATAGTAGATGGTCGCTCTATTGGTGAGACAATCCCAGTTTCCATAGGCACCGCTATAGCATTAGAGCAGTTTGTAGATTCTCAAGAAATGCAATCTGCTTATAATAGTCTATGGATAAATGTCAGAACGATTTTTCGTAATTTGGTAGGGAGTTATGAAAAGACTCCTACCAAATTACAAACTGGACCAATACTGGATGCTTTTGAAGATGAGATAAGAGAAATCGTAAGTATTAAATCCAAGTACTTGTCAAATGGTTTTGATATCCATTTGTACTTCCCAACTTACAACTCAGTGCCGAATGTTTTTATAGAGGCAAAAATTAAAGAGCCTACTACCAAACTTCAGTTAGAAGAGGCAAAGTTAGAAAGACAGGCATGGGAGAGGTTAAAAGTCTTTGGGGATTTAATTAAACGTTTTGATATCAAAATCAATGGCAAACAGTCCCTTGGCTTAATGTTAACTCATTATCCGATAGATTTATTTTCAGTAACTACTTTTAAAAAGCTATCACTACTGGAGAGCCATACAGGGGTGGTAAAAGAGAGACCAGAATGGATAACAAAGATCAGTAAAAATACCGCTTACAGTAATTTACCTTTTAATTTGTTAACCATTCAGGTAGTAGGGGACGGTAAGACATTCCATTGCATGGGTAAGGCATTCACAAATGCATTATTGAAAGTAGCCGATGGAGGGAAGTGGACTACACTGACCACGAGAGATAAGGTTAAATTTGATTTAGCGAGGATTAATGATAAGTATACAGGGGAGGAATTTACAAAGATGCTAACTGTATCTTTAAAATAATAGTTAATGGTCAATAGATATCACATGTATAATAACCTCGGGGAATAAGAATGGCATTTTTAAATAGAAGTGATGAGTATTGGAGCCCGCTGAAATGTAGCAGACTTACCATATACGGTGAGAAATGGGAGAATGGTAAAGGGACTCCTTCTTTATCAATAGTTATTACGAAGGCAGGAAACTGCAAATTCGTAGTGTATAAGAATGACGGCGGTAAGAGTGAAGCTTTAAATTTCACTGTTGGGGATCCAAGTACCCCACTGAACTTATACACTGTAATAGAAGCGGTGGAAGCTGCAGCTAACGATTCAGTTACTAAAGGTGTATTAACTGTATTCAGAAGTGGTTCTCATTTTGTCGGTACAAGTACACGTACTGAGAAACCAAAAACGACGCATAACATCACTGTGTCACGGGATGAAAAAGGCCGAGTAGTGTTATCGTTTACCAGTCGAGGAGATGATCCTATCCAATTCCCATTTAGAGCTGCACAGACTTTCGTTCAGTTATCTGGTAATGGCGAACGTAAGTCTGAGGAAGAGGAATCAAACTCCATTGCCAAAGGTTGGGTGTCTCTATATAAAGGACTATTAAGTTCCTGGATGGCGTTAGGTCTTGAGAAACAAGAGAAACAAGAGAAGCCGAACAATAATCGTGGTGGAAGGAATAGCAGAGCCAATGACGAGGATGACGATGATATTCCAATATCTTCAAAACCTAGTGGTGGCGGAAGTGATTTTAGCAAAGAATTCGACGATGATGTCGACTGAGGTTTGTAGCATGAAACTTTCATGCTACAAGCTAACGCATACCTTATGAATGATGAAGGGAAAACCATTCAAGTGTATTCACAGAAGTAACTTTATAGGTTTCGCTGACGGAATTCCGTCAGCGAAACCAATTCATAATAACTACAGAAATATATTATCTATGAGCATCCAATATAAATGAGGAAACAAAGTGGGTAGAATTAAAATAGGATGGTTAAGTGCAGGAAAGAATAATTCCATTGTAATAAGAGCCAATGGACAGGATCAGCTATGGGCTGCTGGAACGTGGTCTATGTCTAAACTAAAGTCACAGTTTGTTGATAAAAGTGACTCAGTTAGTTTTATCGTCTTTGAACCACTTAATGATTACTTAGCCACATTACCGGATGAAGTGATCGATAATCTAATTGAAGTATATACGGAGGCACTGGAGTTACTAAACGATTCAGTAGATGTTGATAGAGAGGTTCTCAATCATCAGATACATTTAATAATGCATGACATATGCAAGCTAATTGACTATGAAGACTTTTCAGAATGGATTAGTATTTATGGTAGATTAAATTTTGTAATTGGAGAAAAGTCAGAATTAGCTGAAACAGATTCAGCAGACATAACCTACTTCACCGATGAGTATCGGAAACTTCTAATATTTTCAGTGTATCTAAAGTTGTTTGCCCCTATATGGGGATTATACCATTCTGTTAAACGGAAGGAGTTAGGTGAGTCTCAGACGTTCTTAACCGTTTTAGGTATGTTTAGGAATGAGATAATTGACAACAATCCCACTATGATCAGACTGTTTGAGTATGTTGATAATCTGAGTAAGAAAAGGATTAAAACTATCGACTACGTACTAACTACTGACCTATCAACAGAAAGTATCGTAGAGCATTGTGTAATTACTGCACTATGGAAACGGGTTATAATATTTGATGCTCGTTCAGAGGTATCGATAATAAAGAATCTCTTTAATGCACTGGATAATATTTTCAATAAGATATCAGCAGCAGGACCAAAACTGAAGTATCAAGTAGGTGGCGATGAGGGTAAACGAGAACCACCACCTAAGTTAGAAGCTTATAAGATATTCTATACTGTTACGCCATTTGTACAAGTGGCAGTTAACGAGTATATCTCTAGTGGGAATTATCTGAAGGGGCTAGATGAAGTAATACCTGAACGTGAACTAGAGGAGATGTTTAGATATATCGAGGAGTTAGAAATACGCAAAAGTCATATGACTATCTGTGCAGCAGTAATGAAGAAATCAATAAATACTAGGGATTTTCAATTTTTCACATATGTTTCAATGAGGAGATTGATTACTACTTCTGCATGTCTATTATTAAGATGGGGGTTACCAGCTTTAGCTGATTTTATAACAGCAACACCGAAAGAAAAAAATATTTCTCTTTTAGCTAGTGGAGGAAAGTCAATAATGGCTATCTCTCCTAGTTTAATGGCTAAGGCTCAAGAGAAGTATAGCATAGTTGGTTCAGTAGATGAACTGCTAGATATGAAAGAAAATCTCATGAAAGAATTGATTTGTTATGACTGGAATTTCAGATATGGCAAAGCTGCAGACTTTGGTAATGAGTTATTTACACTGGTATTACGAGATTAGAGAGAATTACAATGAAGAATAGATTAACTTTATTAGACCATCCTTCCGTGCATGGGGAAGTAAAATTAGCAAAGCTAACATTTATCGAAGTGCCAGAGCATCAAGAACAATTCCATCGACCATTCAAAACAGTATCCATGGGTGGTGGAAATATATCCGATTTGACAACATTAACGAACGGAGGTACTAATTTAACAGCGCCAGCTTTAGCATCGGTAGCTCATACGTTTTTAAGACCATCCGATCAACCTTGCGGAAAGGTGAATATCAAAAATGGTTTTGCTACAAAACGATTTGCTTTCTTTTTAGAGTTAGTAACACCGCTACATGGCACTAGCGCAAATGATGAAGAGGTTGAAGTAATCACAGGGTATACGGTTAGCGATTATGAGGATGGAGGAATATCTCCTAGGCATTGGAATTCTGATGAGTGGGTAATCTCTCCGGATTTAGTATTAGTAGTGAATGATAGAGTGACATTCACTAGACAAATTAAATACGGTACCTTTGGAGGTGTCATTGTCCGGCCTCAGTCTCCAGTTATGTTACTTCATAACTACGGGGGAAAGGGAACTGATTATGTTCCAGTACGACCTCAGGATGTCTTAAATCGGGAACATCAGATGCTTGCAGCATCCACAGGTCGGAATCATATCAGACTTGATCTTACCGGAGATCTAGATGTTACAAAGCTGGCTAGTGCTCGACACAATAGCCCGATACAGTATCTAAGCGATACCCTGACTTCATTTGTTAGATCACATGAGCCAACTGATAGATTGACTGGAGCGCATCCAGATCACCAACAGCGAATAGATAATGCCCTTGGTCATCTATCAATGATCAGTTCGGTCAGTGAGCAGTGTACGAAGTCAACCTATTACAAGGTGATAGGCAAGGCATCTCCTCTCAAATCTCAGAAGTTTGAGATTAGAGACCTTGAGAATACTTGGGGAGTAAAAGAAGTAGATAGAGTATCTGTGGTATTCTTCATAGAAGATGACGCAGAAATGGTAGATCCGTTAGATACTGAAGGCTGGGGTGGGGTTAATACCTTAACTTCTGTGGCGTATGAACTTAGTCATGTGATGCCGTCGCTACTAATGTCCATGCTGCTATCAGAGCTTAAGATAGAGATAAATGCCGATACGATTACTGGTCGGCCAGAAATCTTCATTTATGAACCACTGGCTATTGCAGAGGGTTACTTTAATGAAGAGTGTGAAGAATGGCTTATAGGTCAAATATTACAGGAGATAGTTATTGGGATTTTGGATCCGCATTTACATGCAGGTTACAAACTATCCATGACTTGCAGACTTACTACTAATTCAGATATTTGGATTACGGCAGATGGTCTGTATGAAGTACCATATAGCGCACCAGCATTTTGCTCAGCTATAATATCTCCTCAGGTTGGGACATCTGATGACCATTTAAGTGAATTGCAAGGCTCGGTGATTGAGATGGTAGATTTTGTTCTTAATGAATCGAACCCATTCAGTCACAAACTGGATGTTAAACCCAAATTAGAATTACCAACACAAAGAGACCTTGGCTCAAGGGGATTCAATCCTGAACCAAAGATTACAAACCTACACAGAAACACGCCACGGTCCAATGGCAGCAGAGGGAGATTTAAATGAGTGATTTGAACAAGTTAGAAAACTGGTATGTGCAACTACTGAACTCAGTAGATTGTAAGGTTGATCCGATGCCAGACTATACAGTTAAGTTTTACCTTAATGATGCGAAGGAAGGTCACATAGACCGACCTATCATTCTGAAGGATGGTGGAAAGGATAAAGAGCTTATTCTCCCAGTTAAAGAGTTAATTGCTAACATTGATGACTGGGATAAAGTAATCGCATTCCATCCAGCATGTGAGAGTGTATTGGGTGGACAAAGTACTGTTCTAAACTTTCTTGTAACTATGGTTGCAGGAAAACTAATACGGACTATTAGACTTCATGCATTGTCAATTCTGGAACTGTATCGCAATGAGGAGATTAGAGAAAGTTTAACCTTGGCTCAGCGTGAACTGTTATCGCAGTTTAGTTTTGACAAATCGACTCACAAACTGTTTACAGCTGTCGATAACAAAACTACTTTAATGGTTGGGGAGTTTCCTCTCTTGTCATTGCAGTTAGTTAGAGGCGGGGAGATTGGAGGAGTTCAGTATCTCAGAACGTGTAAACTGATACCGCACTTTCTGTTAATTGAAGATACAATCTGCGGTTGCACCCCAGGGTCTAAAGGAGCTAACTTAGGGATTAGAAAGTTACTCAGGTATCTGCTTCCTGATCAACTTGAGTATGGGGTTAATATTCAAGAACAGCCATACCTAAATGCACTGTTAGAAACTTATCGCCGTGCTGCTATACACCTTAACTTTATCAATAGCATATTGGGAAAGTATAGTTTATCTACAAACATTAGCATGGATTGGTGGGATGACAAAGGTAGCGTGAATGAGTGGTTTAAACTATATCTACCTAAGACATTAGACGGTAATGTAGGTAAATCTCTAACTGCGCCAGAACCTACCCCAGCGAGAGTAGTTGAAGGTAGAGTTGAGTCTGAACCTGAACCTGTTCCGGTAAGAGTAGCTGAGAATAAAAGATCAGTTACAGATTCTTTAGGTGGTAACTATCGTGAACTATCTCAATCCAGAGGTCGTGGAAGATTTACCTCCACTCCAGTAACCACTGGTACAAGAGATGGAAGAGGAACGGTAGTTGAGAGACAAAAACCACGTACAGTAGCTGAAGCTGGATTAATGTATGGTAGTAGTCAATCTAATCTGCGTGAGGATAGAGATCGTAATGATAGAGGTAGAGGTAGAGGTATAGACATAGATGTCTCATTTGGACGAAGAGGGAAGTTTCGTTAAATGATAATAGGCTGACGTATTAATACGTCAGCCTTACCATCAAGTTGTAGTCGTGGAATTCAAGTATCTGTTTAAAAGTGATATGATATCTGATCGATTTGCTAAATAAATCTGACCTAAGTTTCCAGAGTAATCAGTAGGCGAATATAATCCATTAAGTCGCATAGTGATAAAATACATATCGGGCATTATATTCTGGGTAAATCGTAACAGGTTGTAGAAGTCACCTGTGAAAATACTTTCTTTTTTTGGATCTAAGGAAACGGGCCCAGTGGTAACCAATCCAAGGATATAAGGGATATGGTTTTCAATAAGGTTTCTAAACCCCACACTAGAGAGATTAGTATTACCTGGATCTAACTGTTGTGAGCTTACTGATAGCGTATAAAGGGTATCGGGCACGGTTATAATCATTGAGTTCTCCATTCATTAAAGTGGTAAAGATATATTATCTAATTGGAAGTAAGGTAATTGTATAGGAGTTAGTATGAAAAAAGAAGTAATAGCAGTAGATGGTGAATTAATGGGAATTGTAGCAATGATAAATTCATTTGCAACATTTACCAGTGCACCAAGGATAGCAATGTTATGCAATCAGATTAGACAAGCATGTATGGTTGCCTCACCTGATATACCATTAATATTACACAGCTATGAGAGTCAGTTAAGAGCTTATGACATCAGAATGCCTGAAAATGGTATAGTGGTGTCCGTACATTATAAGTATCGTAACGGGTTTGATTCTAAGGATAAAAGATGTCCACTAATAACCGTAATCTATCAGAAGACTTCAGGGGAGAAAGCGGGGGAGTATGACTGTGTTAATATACATGAATTTAATACAAATCATCTCGATTACGGTTCAAGGTATGTGCCTGAACCTATAATTGGTAAGCTACGCAAAGGGCTACCTATAGCTAAGGATACAATCTTTGCAAGATCTCCATCTAAATTAGTTGGAGACATTTATTCCACCAGTGTAACTTGTAACGTATTGGCAGTTGGCGATTCAGCTACTACGGAGGACGGGTTTCTAGCGAGTGACGAGTTTTGTATTCGTGCAGGGTTATTGGAAGTTGATAAGTACACAGGGTCGTGGGGGAAAAAAGCCTATCTATTAAATAGCTATGGAACCTTAAATGCATTTAAAGGGTATCCTGATATAGGTGAAAAAGTAAGACCTGATGGGTTATTAATGGCGTTTCGAACCTATCACGAGGACTTTGGTGCATTAGAGATGACAAATGAAGCTCTGATGACTCCAATGCCTGAACACGATATAGAAATCTATGCAACTCCAGGATCAGTAGTCTACGACATCTTAGTTGAAAGTGGAATTGGAGAAACTACCAAGGAAGCGATTACTCCTGTTAATATAGCTAAGCAGTCAGAAAGATATATAAATCAGCTTTCTAATTATTATAAGGAGTTGCTTGAAGTAGAAGCTACAATTTTTAAAGAAAACAAACATGCTAGATTTTCAGAAGGGTTATTGCAGATCTTAACTAAAGCTTTAGCTGATAAACCAAATGCTCCAGCATTAAAGACTGGGGCAGGTGGTAGAGTAAGAAGATGTTATAGACGTGAGAACTTAGATGAGTATCGCATCGTAGTAAAAACGTATAACCCAACTAAATTAAACAAAGGAGCAAAGATTACCGACCTAAACGGTAACAAGGGTGTGATATGTGGCATCAGACTGAAAAAGGATATGCCAATAGATTCTAAAGGTAATGTAGCTGATTTACTATTCTTCTTTAAGAGTGTAGTAGCTAGATTGAATACCGGAGGAATGATGGAAGGGTTTTGTGGAGCAGCCATACGGGATTTATCTGCTGAAATAACAGAACGGTATAACTCTAAACTGATAACTGGTGGCTGGAATGCTTTTCATCAGGACGCCTGGGATCGGATAGTAAATTTCTATAGGGTGTTTGTTATACTGAATTATGAATGGGCTACTAGTCCTGAAATAAGTGAGTCCGATAAGATTAACCATATCAATGTTATCATTGAGGATGTAATGCGAGTTACGTTCCCACTTGATAGCCCGAATAATAACATCGATTTAGTAGGGAGTATTTTAACACAAGTCCAACCAACATATGGAAAGATCCAATACACTGATTTCCTTGGCAGGAAGACAATGTTAAGATATAATGGGTTTATGTCAACTAAACAGATGATAGTTTTGGAGAAGACCAAACTAGATTTAATGGCAGTGTCCTCAGGAGTACGACAAATCCATGGTCTGCTAACTGGTTCTAGTAGAGTTACCCGTAATGCAAATCCATCTAAGACACAGGCGGTACGAAACTTATCAGAGACCGAGATCAGAATGTTAGCGGGTATATGGGGCGGTGAACTAATAGCTCAGTATATGGCATTCACAAATGACCCAAGGGCTCATAAACATTTAATTGCTACAATATTAAGAGCTGACGACCCAATGATAATTCCAGATATCGAATCAGATATCAATGGTTCCAGAGCTTTGAAGTTGATAAAAGATGTGTTTTTCACATACGGTATTGTAATAAGAAAAACGGTTAGTCAATGTAGTAGAATGGTGAATACATGGTTAAAGAAATAAATGCATCTGAATTCGTTTATAACTGTACCCAAACTCAAGTATGGGATCTACCTGAGGAATGGTACAATGTAGTATTCAGTGATCAAACGATTCTTATGCATAAGAATCAAATTATCGGTTCATGGTATTACTGGGAAGTCTATAGACATTATCCTGTCATGCCTATTCATAGTAAAGGAGCTATTACTAAATTCTTTAAAGCTAAAGACCATTTAGAAATTTTAGGATTTATACACTGGGAGATTTATAACTTTAATACCTTAACTCTAGATATTTCAGTATGGGATATATCTGGTACTGTAGTAGAGGCATCGAACAGATTGTTCAATATGACATGCTATTGTTTAGTGGAATGGATGCCAATGGGATCCATGCACGATGTGTATGAAATTATAAAGCATCCTGAAGTGCTTGAAGCTAAACGGATCTGTCAAGAAAAAGTAGTAGAGTCAGATTACGATGAGAATGTTACAGCTTCTGCAATTAGTGAAATGGAGAGTAAGTTACGAGTTTTACTTTATGAAAATCCAGAACTCATGCCATTTAATGAAATTAAAAGAATGGCTACGATGGGACTGGTTAATGAAAATCAGTTATTCCAATTAATAGGATGGAGAGGAAGAAGCAAAGATATTAATGATGAAGTATTCCATTACCCAGTGGAGTATGGTTATGGAGAAGGGATACAGGACTTATATGCATTAGCAATTGAAAGTAGAGATGCTGCTAATGCTAAAGTTATGCAGAATACTCCATTACAGATATCAGAATATTTTAATAGGAAAACCCAAATTGCTGCTGCAGTAATTGCACGATGTATTGGAAAGGTTCCATTTAGACCATTAGAATATGGCGGCTGTACAGGGTATGAGACAGTACCTTTGTTAGTTACTGAGGATATAGCAAGTATCTTTCATGGTAAATTTCATATGGTGGAAGGTAAACCGATACTGATATGGAATGATACAGACAAGTATGTTGGTCAGATTATACATGTAAGATCCACAACCGGATGTGGTTCGCCAAACGTGCAAGAGGTCTGCCATATTTGTGCTGGGTGGTCGTCCTTAATTATGCCACCCATTAAGAATTTTGGATATAAGGTGTCATCTGAGTCTGGTAAAATTATGACCTCAAAGATACTTAGTACCAAACACTTAACACGGTCAGCTATATCTAGTAAGTTTGCACTAGATTCAATAGCTAGTAAATGGTTTACGGTAAGACCTAAGGTATCTGATCATCTCTATCTCAATGCGGATCAAGCGAAATACGATTTAGTATTTCGAATAAGTATGGAGTATGTCAAACGGATAAGTCAGATCCAACATATATCAGTAAATCAATTATTACCAACTAACATTACCGACATTCCACAATTTCAAATAAGCAGGGTTAGTAAAGATGGAATGGTTGAAGGTCTTGCTGATGTGATTAAGCTAGAGTTAGGAGGTTCTGGTGTATCATTGTCACTTGAGATGTTAAATTACATTAAGCAGCACGGGTATAGTATTGGTAAAGGTAATGGCTATATTGAGTTTGTGGTCAAGAAATGGGATATAAAACATCCGATGTTTATAACCCCTAATAAAGGAGAAAATGTAATGACTGGATTTAATGAACTCAAATCGTTCCTGGAAGGTAAGCAGGATCGTGCTAATGCTAGGATCAGCAATTATAGATCTCGGGCAGCAGCTATAAGTGAGTTTATTAAAATTATGCAAAGTGGGGCTGGAGGAACCTATAACTTAACTCATCTTGAAATCATTATTAGGAGCTTGATGATAGTAGATAGTGATGATCCGAAAAACTTTAAACTACCCTTAGCAGGAGAGCCGATTAAATTTGGTAATTTAAAACAGGTTATATTTAACAGGTCGTTAGGAATGATGCTTCCATTGGAACGTCAGTTTGAGAACTTAAGTAATTTAAGTTTCTTAGATAACAATCCACAGACCGATCATAGCATGGACGCCCTAATGGGCGGTAGTTATGACTAAATAATTAGAAAAGCTTGTAGCACACCATATGTGTTATGGTGTGCTACTGCTATCTTTAAAACGTCAATTTTCATTAAGGAATAATCATGGTTAGAATAAGGATACACATGCGTAGACATGGCTTTCTAGCCACTATGTTGTACGGAGGTGATATTGATATACTTTTTAAGTTTAATAACACAATACAGACTTGGAGATTAGCATACAACCATAAGTTTAAGAAAATGGTAAATGTGGTGGATAAATGTTATGCTATTAAGATGCATCAGAAAGCCACCTATGGGTATCATGCAAATCTGTTAAGTAAATTCTTAACACACCTTAAAGAGTTTGGAATTCAAGACTCTGAAATAGAGTATACCTCTGCAACAATAGAGAGTCCTGATAAGGTACTCACTCCACTACATGTAGAACTGGCTTTAAAGCCTGAGTATAATCCAAGAGACCATCAACCTCATGTAATAGACCATATACTGTCCTCAGAAGGCATCCTAGGTCGCATAACGGTGGCTAGCTTACAGATGGGGCAGGGTAAAACTTATTGTACGCTGTACAGCATTAGCAAGGTTGGTATTAGAGCATCCATTACAACAGCTCCAAGATATATCCAATCATGGATAGATGATATTGCTAAGTTCTATGAGAATGACAAAAGCTGTTATCGTTTAATCAGTACAACTAAAGAGTTTAAAAAACTTATTGATGATGGTAAAAGAGGGAAGTTAAAAAACCTAGCTATTATCATTATACCAAATACAATTCTAAGACCATACTTTAAAGAGTATGAGATCTTTGGTAAATCAACATATGGCTGTGATCCAGAAGAACTCTATCAGACATTAGGTGTTTGCTGGAGAGTAACTGATGAGGCACATGAGGATATCCATTTCCAGTTTAGACATGACATTCATACTAACGTACATAAACACGTGTGTTTGTCTGCTACATTGAAGTCTCATGACTCCTTTACAAATAAACTGTATGAAATACTCTACCCTTCAGCTGCAAGGCTTCAGGGAGTGGAGTGGAAGAAGTATATAATTGGAGTAGCTTTAGGTTATAAACTAGAATCTCCTGATGAAGCTAAGTATATGGGAGCTAAAGGTTATAGTCATAATGAATACGAGCAGTGGATAATGTCTGATACTCGGGTTAAATTAAACTATTTTAAAATGATAACATCGTTAACAGAAAGATGTTTCATTAAGAAATACCAACCTGGACAACGATTCCTCGTGTATTTTGCATCTAAGGATATGATATACGCTTTTACCGAATACCTAAGTGAACACATTAGTATGCAGGATTTAAGGATAGCAGCATATACGGACAATGACCCACCAGAAATACCAAAAGAAAACGATATACTGATCTCAACCCCTAACAAGTCTGGTACAGGTAAAGATATATATGGACTGATTGCAATCCTGAATACCGTATCAATGCATACCATGCAAGGCAACTCACAAATGTCTGGAAGGATTAGAGAGCATACAGCGGCAATGTTCCCAGGATCCGAACCCATGTTTTACTATTTGGTATGTACAGATATCCGTAAACAGAAAGACTATCATGAATCAAAGGTGGATCAGTTTGCAGATGAGTTTAAAGAGTTAAGGGTTTTTAATACAAATCTAATTATTTAAAAGTGTTTGACTTCAGCTGAAGTCAAACACAAACATATATTATCAAGTTGGAGGTAAGTCTATGAACGAATATGAAGATGAGATTTTAGTAGAGTGTAAACTCCTCTTTAATTTTGAAACAGTAGATAAGGAAGAAAGTGAAGATGTTTTAAACATGTTACTACCTGCGGTAGTAGAAAAAATGTATATAGGTGATGTCGACTCAGTAGACGCGGTTATTGCATCAAGGTCTATAAGGATGGATTTAGAGAGTCGGAAATATTTAATTGACATTGCTGTTCATCGTAAACTAGAACATACGGCTATGCGGATGGAAGAAGAAATGTATATACAGGGGAATGCTACGAATCCTCGGTTAGCCCATCTTATAAAAACACACAATCCTGTAAGAGGAAAGTTTCTACCTAATGATACTATATTGATTACATGTCAAAAGAAAGACATACTCATCGATAGTTCGAATATAGTGGGATATAAATAGAGGTAATAAGGAATATGATTAAGGATTCTTTGAATAACATTAGTCCAATGACAGTATCAGTTCCATTAGCTGTTCGTGGAAGGCATGTGGAAGATGAGGTATTGTTATGGTATATTGGGGAGTTGCTATGGTACCTGCGCTCGGGTAATCACCTCTTTGGAAGTAAATTTTCTATTACTGAAGCAGAACTGGAATACTATACTGGTCAAATACTTTATGAAATGCGGGATTTCACATTTGACCACTCCTTACTTATAACATTTGAAGAAGCTTTGTTAGAGGGACTTATGAATGATATTGCTTCAGTTATCTTTACTATGAATAAAGCTATTCATAACGATCATTTTCTAGTGGGGTTAATTTCACATAAGTGCAGTACTGACTTATTGTTCGATTGTTTAAACTGAGGAACTAGTATGTCAGATCAGAATACTTTAGATCTGCAGATATCACTGCCAACCGCTATGGTTCCTAAGTCAGAATACTTAGAGTTAGTTTATGAGATTATATTCAATGACTTATCACCTGATGAAATTTGGAATGGAGTTACTGACTTATTAGATCATGATGAGATAGATGACATCCGTTTCTGTATTTCTGTACATGAGGACGTTCTGAAGCTTTATGAAATGTTATATATTCTATTAGATTCACATATTGGATGGTTGAGAGATAATAACTACGAGACAATAGTCTCTTATGAACAGTTACACAATGGAACGAGTTTACGACTCATCAAAGAGAGTTCAGTAAATTTATCAAAACATAAAGAAAAACATCATTCTCTTTTTGAATGTATTCAACCCACTCCAGTTTCTTTAACGGAGAGAAAATGTCAGTATCTGTAATTTACGGAATGCATGATTTAACAAAGCTTGCAGAAGACGAGTATGTGTTTAACATATTTTCATTAATGTATCACCATTATAAACTCAATGGTAATATTACAATGGATGACGTTTATGATATCTGCATTGAAGTTCATCGAGGGGTCTGGGCGGTTATATCCACAAGATACCTCGATGATACAAATTTGGTAAGTTCAATATATGGACTTACTCCACATGAGTTTTGGAGTGAAGTAGCTAAAGATCAATTCGATGTAATGTTTGATGGATTAAACAGTCTGTTATATACTCTTAATGAGAAGGGACATCTACGCAAACTTGGTTTATGGAGAATAAAGAAAAATGGTTTTAGAAGAATAGAGTGTATCTTAACTGATCGAGTTGGGATAATTACCATGACTGGGGTAGTCGAAGATGAGATATCTAGGCTAAAGAAGTTTTATTCAATTCAACGATTATCAAATTTTAGGATACCTTAAATGAGTGACAAACTGATCAGCGGAGAGTGTACGAGAACTCTAGAGAGAATCATAGAACTGGATAAACGTGTTGGAGAATACCAAGTGTTTATGAAGGTTACTCCTGAATTGAATGTATCGGCCGGGTATCCATCAGAGTCTCATGAAGATTATCAGAGTGCACTAGAGCGTCTAATGAAAGACGGAGAAGATAAGGAAATCAAATATGATATAGATGCTGCCTGGGAAAGGGATAAGGATAAACCTTTCCCAGTTAACCATGGTATATTACTTGATGATGAAAATCTCGAAGTAGAGGTAACTATCCCTATTGATGGTAGTAACTATGTCCAGGCTAAAGCCCTCTCTTCATTCGCTAATGATGCAATAGAATGTTATCTCTATACCAGATTAAATGAGGAAAATGGAGTAAGTTTAATACTGGATGCTCCATCGACAGTCAACGTATTAGATGAAGTTGAAACTAGAATAGCCGAAATAGTAGACTGTTATTTCGACGATATAGACTCCAGTGGAACTAACAGTTGTCCTAACGACATGTATTATTTGGTAAGGGATGCTATGGAAGGATTATCCTTAGTGCGATCAGATATTGATCTAGCATTAGTAAATCCAAAACTCAGACAAATGAATAGCGTTTATGTTAATGCTGTGGACTCCTTAACAGCGAATACATTAAATTTTACTTTGACCAAGAATTAAATAAAAACATGATATCCATGGCTGCCATTGGCAGCCATGGATATCAGTACTACTTTTTGTTTTTCATTTTATCTAACTCTTTTGCATCCTTTTTATTTTCATCCTCCATGATTTCTCTAGCTATTTCTATATAGTTGTTCAATTCACTAATTGGAAGGTTTAACAGCTCCGTCAGTGAATGATTTGTTGACTCAGGTAGTTTATACTCCATTAACACTTTAGCCACTGCACGGCTGACTGTATGCTTATGGAACATAGTTTTTTCAGTGTATGTAACGGTAGCATACGGGTCAGTATTATTAACGAACCCGAGATACAAGGCTACCTTTTCTTTTATTAATAGCTGGTTAGTTATGGAGTGGACGTGTGCTAAGGTGAATAACTCTTCAAACAAAGCGCCTATTAAGGCATGTATTTCTACTGGATGCTCATACCTTACACCAATAAAGCTAAGGTCTAACTGTCGAATCTCCAGAACATAAGGTTGTAAAAAAAACCAGTTAAGTTTAGCGGTATCAATTTATTGGCCTCCTCTACATTATCAGATTGACCATGCTCACATACAGGACAAGGAAAGTTTGGAACACCAGCCCAAGTCATAGTGTAATCTTCTTTAAATGCTTTCACTAAAGCGATCAGTTTAGGTGTAGCCTCTTCATCAGATGAGTAATTTTCAGAGAGCACCTTTAAGATACTTTCCCGGTTATTGATTACTTTTGGATTACTTGGATCGTCAAGATCCCTAATCTCAATGAATGAGATATAAGGAGTAAACTTACCCAGAAAGATCTCCATAGCGTATTTGCGAGCTCTGTTAACTTTAAACTGTTTAAACTGTCCTTCTGACAAGTTTACTGATCTGTTTTGTTCAACCACTGTTGAGATATACTGCATGATACTATTGCACCAGAGGTTAGCCTCTTGGAAGTATTCAGTCAGTGTTGGTATTTTAAACTTGACCCAGTTTTCAATGTTAAATGATTCGTTACTAAATTTCTTGAACAGTTGAAAATTGTTAGACGTAGAATTAAAAATATCAAAACGTCTATTTTGGTAGGCTCTTACTTCTTCTTCAGTAACAACTTTCTTGCTCCAGTATACCATATCTTCTTCGGTGAGCATCTCATACCGACTATTACAGACCAGGTTAAAGTTAAGTTTTGAGTCAGCTAAATAGGTTCCATTTTCATCCCTTTTAGCTTCTATGCTATGGGTGCAATCTGGGTTTGTACAAGGGTGCCACACTGGGTAACCCCTAGGGTACATTGCCGCTAAGCCAACTGCCTTCAGTGATACTAAGTCAGTTACCAGTATTAAGTCTCTGAGCTTATTCTTATCAGATGGCCTGGCATTAAACTCCATTACATTTGAACCAGTAACTTTATCCAGGATGAAGTTAGCAATGATTACCTGGAGAACAACATCGTCTCCAGTATAAGTGGAACCTGCAGTATTTCTTCCAGTGCTATCATTAGCCACTGCAAGCATTAGAGATAACGTTGAAGCTTCAGTTGTGCTGAATGGGCTAATTGATAAAGTAATACCGCTACCCCACAGGGTGGCATTCTCTGACATACTGCCACCCATAGACTGGGAAGCCACTATTTGGGCTGCTAAACCATCCAGAGTGTTTGGTAATTTTCTTATGTCTTCTTTACGTTTAAAGATACCTAATCGATTGCCATCGTTAGTTGATAAGCGTTGAACCCAGTTATCAGTTTCAAATACCTTAGCATAATTTTCATTTTCATTGAATACCACACTACCTAGAGTCATTACTTCCTGCAACAAAGTTTTATACCGGTCATGTTCCTTAGACCCCTCAGGATGTCTACTCATCCGCTCAAGCAAGTGCTCTGCAAATGCATCAATACTGTTAATAGACTCCCGTGACATAGGTAGTGGTGCTACAGTCTCCAAGCAGGTGGCAGGATCGATATCTTTTATATACGGAGATAGATGCGGATTAGCTTTCGGTTTAATTACCTCAGTAGCTGGAGCAGCACTAGCGGCTTCATATACAGGGGCATGTATCGGAGACGGATCAGTATCCAAATTAAACTGTTCTTCTACTGCTACACGGTTAAGGGTAGCTGGTCTACTAGTTTGATGTGTCATTAGTTACTTCCTCTTTTGCTTGTTTATATTGAGCTTGGGCTATTGTCAGATTAGCCAGCATTGGAACAATCAGTCTGAGCATATCAGATTTTAAATTATTCAACCCTATTACTGCTGCATTGAACTTTAATAGTTCTCCACCATCACGAGGTTTACCAGTACCGGAGACTACGATACCTTTAAGTCCAGTAAAACAATACCGGATATCATCGGTATATGACCTTAATAGTGAAGGTGTAAGACCACTTAAAGCCAGATCTTCTTTTGCAAGATTACTGAATAATGCTGCCAGCTCAGTGACGACTTGTAAGCTTCTGATCATTTCATTCTTTTCAGAAACTATACCCTCCCAACATTCACCGGATTTGACTGCTCGCACAGCCTGCTTATGTGTCATACCTGTCCCTCTTTGTGTAAGTTTAATAGTACGTTTATCGATCATTCTTTGTGCTACAGGTCCCCGTTCTAAAACTACTTCATTTGAAGTTAGTTCAGGGCTAGAGCCCTCTATATAGTCACTAGGGTTATCATCTATTGTGAAATGCATTCTTTTGTCCTTTTAGTTATTATACATTAAATTTATATTTGTTTTTTTAATTTATCACCACGGAATTTATCATGGATTTAACACTACCTTACTTTGATGGTCTACATCATATTCTCTCAGAGTATAAGCTTGAGCTTTTTTATGAAATAGAACAGCAATTTAACATAATTAACTACACGACCCATGCCGACGATATAGCAATCTTTCAAAACATGTTTCCTAATGCCACAGGTGCTGATCGTGGGAACTTAATTGAAAGTATGTATCGTGAACACATTGATGCGGTCTTAGGTATGCAGGGGATTTTCTTAGCAGATCCATTTACTAGCAAACTATCTGATATCGTTACGATATTAGTAGGTTGTACAAAGTTAGCTACTAATCATTTATCTGAATTAGAATTAAGCACAGATGCAGATACTGAATCAACAGATGAAGTTTACTTTGCATCTATCCTGGCAGCCATTACTGGTCTTAGTGAATATACCATTATGGAGCATATTAAAACAATTTCAGAAACTACCCTTGAATACTTGAGGAATAACATTCCCCTACCTCATATTGAAATAAACCATAGTAATCTGTCAAAGGACAGATTTATGAAAGCTTTACAAGTAATAGATAATGTAGGAATTACAGTCAATGCTATCAGGGAGATTAACGCATTCGATTACAGTCCAATAAATTTATTACTCATGACTATTGATGATTTAGAAAAAATAACAGATCATCAAACATTAGCTAATGAGATCACCCTAAACGTATTAGGTAGTCATACCTTAGAGCCTACCTTAGAGGTTACTGCACTGGATATACTCAGTAGAGTCTTAGCTGTGGGTGCTGATAACTTTAAAGTCGCTGCTTTAATTTCAAGATATTTTAAATTACGAATTTTAAGTGAGGGAGATAATGAATAAACGTGACTTTTTTATACACTCTATTAATGATACATTATTCCTTAATAGGGGATGGAATGAGATCTGCTTTAGTATAATGATAGAAGATTCTCCTGATCATCACTTAGAGACTCATGGGGTATATCTTAAAGGTAATAAACTATATGGACGAGTAGATGGTAAAGCTGTAGAAATTGAAGACTATGTTAAAGGGAGACCACTCTACTATCCAGAGGAAGAACTATTCATTAAAGCACATGAGATCAAATGTGTTAAACGTGATTTATATACCAGTTACGGCATTGGGTTAATGAATGCTTACTTTATTGAGTACCCTTATGAGGGTCTGGTAGAATTTGTAAATAGCACAGAAGGGAAACCGATTAAAGCTAATCAGATGAATGATATTGCATTACATCAATTCCTACACGGTCCTGGTACGGTTCAAGAGAGGGTAGCAAGACATAAAAGATTTGAAAATGATGTAGGACCAATTACATGTTTAGCCGAATGTGCAATTACTCCTGCTTCAGAAAAGACAGTAACTGCTAACCCTGAAAATGCTAAGCGAAAAAAGGAATTGTTAGAATTACATAAAAACAATTTATCAGATCCTGCAGTGTTAGCTAATATACAGAAAGAACTAGAAGATTTAGATCGTAAATATCTAGAAGGTGATGAAGCTGAGTACTACCTCAGCTCAAAGAAAGCTAGAGCATCGCGTACTAGGGTATACAATATACATGGTGGTGAGACTGATTTCTTTAACCCTGGTAAGATGATATTAGTAGAGAACTCCCTACATGAAGGGTATCAGTTAAAAGACGTACCAGTAATGGCTAATCAGATCAGGGAAGGCAGTTACCATCGAGCTATCTCCACTGCTAATGGCGGAGCTGAGGTTAAGAAAACTGGGCGTATATTTCAAAACTACACAATTGTTCATCAACCATGTACTACGAAGAACACTATTCGTAGAGCTATTAATGTGGATAATTATAAACAGTACGCTGGTAGATACCGGTTAAACTCTACAAAGCCTTTAACTGAATCGGAACTCAAGTCGTCTATCGGTAAGGTGACCCGTATAATGTCACCACAATGGTGTACGTCACCTGGTAATACAGTATGTTCACATTGTATGGGTGATAAGGTAACTAACACTAATATAGGTTTAGCTGGTTTAACGAATTCACTTACTAGCAACCTGATGAGTATCGATATGGCCGCCATGCATACCGCAGGCTTATCTACCGCTAGGTACAATTACATTGATAGAATTTCTTAGAGGATAACACATGAAACACACTGCACAAATTGAAGAAGGGTTACTACCTGAGAATGAGACAGCACCTCTGGTACTTAGTCCTGATCCATTTATTAATGAACAACTGATCAGGGGCTTCACTGGAATAGCTGAAAAGTTTTTAGCAAAGCAGATGTCACAAGTAGGAAAGCACCATCCTGATATCTACAATGCTTTATCACGTTTATGTCAGAGGGCAGACTATAAAGTCTTTTCTGAAACATTAACAAACTTATTCGATTATTTTAATGCTAACAATGCTGGACATTGTAACATTTTGAATATACTGGTAAACGTCACCTCAAGTGGGCTTACCAAAGAACAACAAAACGAATACATTGCAATCGTGTCTTTAATCTATGCATTGAGAAATCCAAAGACTAGAGGTGGTATGGCTAAGTCTATGACCTGGGCTAATCTTAGTTCTAGTGTAGGTTCTGCAACAGCTAAAGAACTCGTTCCTAAATTGAAACGTTATTTTAATATAATGTAATTAAAATAAAACATGCATTAGTTATCATTTGTTAAAGGTAGTGTTAAATGGATTTTACTACCTTTAAAATCTGGATTCATTTAAAGTTCAAACATATATTATCTGAGTGATATTGTTAGTAGTATTTAATCATAAAGGTCAGTTGGGTATAACTGGACCATGCGACAAATCGTGGTACTTCGTTTTGTGCTCTGTTGTGGTGATTGTAGTTCATACAACTGCGATAAGTTGGCACCGTCCGGTTAGTGTTAATATCCGATTTTCTACCGTTCGCATAATAGATGCAAACGGTAACCGGACTAATAATCTCAACTGGCCTTTTTGATTAAATACTACTGTAGTATGTTAGACTGTTGAGTAATTACTCCTTCCTCGATATCGAGGAAGGAGTAATGATGTATTCTTTATTTTTTTTTCTTTTAAATCGAAAACATATATTATCTGAGTGAT